TAAGACGATGGCTCTTCCGTGGAAGAATTCCGTGTGTGGGCTGACAACGATGTTGTTACCCGTGTCAGCTACCTTGTCAATATTGATAAGGATGGTGACAAGGAGTACGCCTATTACACCATCGAAGGAGGTCTTATTCCTGTTAAGGAATAACCTCTCCACAACCCCGAAACAAGAGAGACTAATAATCTCTCTTGTCTGTCGTAGTTGGTTACTACGGCACTGATGATGGGAAACCAAAGTCAGCAGTCCATCATGAAAGGAGGTAGAAAGAGCATGATGGAAGCTATCTTCATTGTTAGCATCATTGGTAGTATCATTGCTATCGCTGGTGTTATCAGCCTTACTTCCATGTACATCATCTACAGATGCACAGGAGGTAAGAAGGGTTTCATGTGGTACATTCGCCACATTTAACTCATCCGACTCGTTCTGGAAGGTTAATGAGTATAAACAAATAGCCTTTCTCCAAACAAAGCAAAAGGGACACTTCCGAACAAGTGTCCCAATGTTTTGTAGTGCTTATTAACCTATATTGATAAGTACTTCTATCAATCTTCAGGAGGTAATAAATGTAGAAGATAATTACAATAGATTATACTTTAAATGTTGTTACGATTCTCGTCCTAAAGAATTATAACTTCTAATAAGGTTAATCAATATAACACCAGTAAGAAAGGTGTATAGGCATCTTTCTTACTACAATGACAGTATAACATATAAAGTTGTACTTGTCAAGTGTTTAATGAAAGGAAGCAAAGAAAATGAAATTGACCATCAATGATATCGGCTATATGTTAGTCGGTATAGCAAAACCCTGTAAAAATGACCATAGAATTTTTGCTTGGGGGCATTGGGGTAAAAACTTAGAGTACTGGTTACATGTGTATGTTTCTCCTGAAAGGATACTGTACGAAAACAATACAACTTACTATACAAAGTTGTATTGTCAATACACTTTGTCCAAACTTGACAATATGGGCAATCCAATAAAGGAAGTAAGAAAAACAATTACTTCGAAAGAGGAATTTGAATCCTTCATTATGGAAGTACGTTCCATAAAGGAATTATATCCTGTCTGAGCATTGTTAAAGCCCATCATCGTAATTTATGGTGGGCTTTATAGAGTGCTTAGTCGCATCTAACACTCAGTATTTAGTTGCCTATACAATTAAATACTTTTATCTTCTAAAGGAGATTAAATGAATGTAGAAGATAACATTTATAGATTACACTTTTAATGTAGTTGTAGTAATCGTTCTTAAGAATTACAACTTCTGATAAAGTGTAATAGCACACCATAATAAGAGGAGTGTATAGGCGCTTCTCTTATTATCACTATTATAACACACCAACAACTCTTTGTCAAGGAAAAAGACATTAAAACCAGAAAGGAATCAAAGAAATGTTCGTTACTATGAATTCTGTCGTTATGGTTGTTATCGCTCTCAGCATTGTTATGATTGCATACGGTGTTATCATTAACATTGAAGCAATCGTGCATAAAAAGGCAATGAATCCTAGAGCCATGTTTATCATTATGGCTATCCTTGCCATTAGCACCATCGTTCTTATCTGTAACATTGATTACAGCAAGAGCGCCCCGCTGAAATCTTCACTAATGAAGACGTAACTGGTGCATATAACGCTGGTTACGACAAAGGCGTTGAGGAAGCATATGCAACAACTGAGGATTGGTTCTCTAATCTTCAGAATGTAACTATCAGTGAAGACAATTCCACCATTCATCTTATTGATAATAACGGTGAGGAGTGGGTTCTGGTAAGTGACGATTATCAGAACTAACCTCTCGACCTGAGCAAGTCGTTAAACTACTCAAATATAACAGAAGGAGAGATAACCACCATCTCTCCTCTGTAGTGAATAAGAACCTACATTCTTGTTTGCTTTTATCTTCTTAAGGAGGTAAAACAATGAAGAAGATTATTTCGGTCAATTATTCTTTAAACGTCGTTGTAGTTGTAATTCTAAAGAACTATAACTTCTAAGAAGGATAAAAACTCGTTAATAAGAGAGGTGTGTAGGCACTTCTCTTATTCTAATAATAAGTATAACACACGAAGTTGTGCTTGTCAAGATTTTTATAAGCAGAAAGGAAAAAAGAAATGAATTACACTGTTAAGTTTGTTAAACGCATCTGCATCTATGATATTGATTCTATTATCAACCACTTTGAACAGGGGTGGAAACCTGAAGGTGTGGATGACCATTGCACTGATATTGTCAGTGCTTCCAGAACAATTGACATCGAATTTGAAAATGATGTCAAACTCATGAACTATATCAAGTCTCTTCAGGAACTCGGTCAGTATGATATTATTGTCACGGCTGCTGAAAGTCGCCTTGCCACTTATACATTGAACAAAAACAACCCCCGCTGGGAGAAAAAGATTGGCGGAACTGTTCGATGCTTTAATTTCATCACTAATCAGTGGGATAACATCTAAGCATTGTTAAAGGGTAGGAACATATGCTCCTACCCTTCATAGAGTGCTTAGTAGCAGCTAAGACTCTATCTTATCTGACCAATAAGATAACGAATAACAAGTTAGTCACAACACTAACGAGTTAAAAGAAAGGAGGAATTCATGTAGGATAGTCTTAGTAATAAAGCAAAGATTGGTTCTATTCTGAAGTAGTATATCACTTCTGAGTTTGAATTTAATTGGTACATGCAACACCTAAGTGTTGAATAGCTGATTGAATTCTTCCAGATAGATATATCTAAGTTAGACTTAGACTAATCAATTTAATAAGAAGAGTGGATTGGTCAACCACTTTTCTTATTAGGTATTATAACACAACAAAAGGAGAGTGTCAAGTAGTTATGACAAGATGGTATAGTGGATATGTCAAAAAGGATGGCAAAGTCATCTATGATGTATTCGAAGAAAAGTGCAACATTTGGGAACGAATTCGTCGCTCGCTTAGAGCAAAAGTGCGCAAAGGTTCATTAAATATGGACGATACCATTCTCATCCACATTCAGGATGCATCTGGTTATTTCCAGTCCTGTCCTGAAGTTCTTGGAGGCTATGTCCATGAAGAGTGTAAAGTTTTCAATTTTATTTGAGTTGAAAGGAGGTGTATATATGAAACTCAAATATTACTACGATGGTCCCGTAACCAAATGGCATAACTATTATTGCCATTTTTCTGGTTATACCACGGCTTCTTCTGAGAAACAAGCTTTGAATAACTTGTGTGGCAGAATCAAGCGCGAAAATGGCTTAACAATGGATTCCAAATTAGAATTAAACCTTAAGTATCTTAAGCAAGTGTAAATATCAATAATCAACAAAAGAAAGGAAATAAAGAAAATGTCCAAGAAATTAAAAAACACCGTTCGCTCTCTCACCAACAATCCTACCCATTTAGAAGCGCCTTCTCTTAATAAAACGCTTGACACTTATGGGAACCTGAACTGCCTGATTGATTCGGGCTTGAAAGAAATCATTAAATGGTGCGCAAAAAGCACTAAAGATGATACAAAAGAAAGATATGTTTTCTCTCTTAAGAATTTGGATTATATCCTTGAGCATCTTAGTACTGAGGTGCTTGTAACCATTAAGGTTACTCCTCTTGAAGATGATTTTGGAAATCCTTGGTGTTGGATGCTTACCAAAATCAAAAAGAAACGTATTTGTTTCTAACCATATAGCTTAAGACAAATTTAAAATTAAATTTAATACAGACTTGAAAGGAGTCAAAGTAAAATGAAAAAGATTAGTGTTATAGGTCGTAACTACACTCTCGACCAGACCTTAGCTGAGATGAATTCCTCTTGGGGTATTAAGCATCTCTGCAAAGTTAAGAACAACTTCTGCGAAAACATTTGCAAGGGTAAATCCTGTAAGATGTGTGATAAGTGTGAGGTTGAACAGTGCTTCAATCTTTCACTCAAGGAAATCAAGGAGGGAAAGCGTAAGGAATTAATTCCTTGTGCTGAGTGCTTCAGTGACAGAGCCAATTATGGTGCTCGTCGTTATTATAACGGTAAGGGCATCAAGACGGAGGTGTGGCATGTTTAAGATTACAAACAAATACGGAAAATCCGTAACAGTTACAATGAGTATGAAGGAAAAAACTGTATTTAACAGTGAAGTGCTTGCAAACATTGTTTGTAAATTCCTTAATACTAAAGAAACCAAACCTGACTGGCTTGTAAACAATTTCGATGTTGTTGCTTGCAAGCCTTATAAGGTTGAAAGAGTTTAAACATTGTTAGAGGGATGGAAAATAACTTCCATCCCTCAATAGAGTTTTTAAGCCCAACTTATTCACTCGCACATTAATTTAGCCTACAATGAATTAATGTATTATTAAATTAGAAAGGAGTTTTGCTATGTAGAAAATCTTAGCAGTTGACTATTATTGGTCTATAATAATAGTCTTCATCATTTACAATCGTAATTAATCCGTATTAATTGCATCACAAGTAGAGAGTGTAGGCTTTCTACTTGTGTTTATCTTAGCACACTTGATAATATCTGTCAAGTGATAACTACAAACTTTTTTAACTTGAAAGGAATTTAGAATCATGAAGAAGATTAATCTCACCAACATCAAGAACGAAAAGTCCGTCAGTGAAGTCCTGTTCGATGCACTTAAGCCCAAAGCAATCACCAATGAACAGTCCAAGACCGTTTATGCCTTTAAGCTCTCTGTGGAAAGGGAGATTGAAAAGAGAGAAGATGGTCGTAACTGGGCTATTAGAGACATTCCTCTTTTTATGCCTGAAATTGACTTGCACTATCAGCGCGAACCCAAAAACTATGAAGTAGCTAAAATTACCAACAACTTTAATATCAACAAGGTTGAAATTAAAGCGGCTTCTATTCGTAAAGTTGGTAATACTTGGCATCTGTTTCTTATGGATGGGGCTCATACCTTGAGTGCTCTGCTTTATATGCAGAGTAAAGGCTTCCCCATCTATGCTATCACTTGCAAAGTATTTATCAATCTTACTCTGGAAGAAGAAGCAGATTTGTTTGCTACTCAGAACGAGGGTAAGACCAATCTTCGTGGCTATGAAAGATATAAAGCTGAACTTTGTGCCAAGAAGCCTACAGCAGTAATTATCAATCAGGTCACAAAGGAATTTGGTCTGACTGTTAAGACCAATCGCAATAGCACCATTAACCGCTATAACAATATCAATGCAATTGAAGAGCTGTATCGTATTGTTAAACGCGATGGTGAAAACGCTCTTCGTTTTGTGTTCGCTGTTCTTCAGGGGACTGGTTGGAAGGATGATATGGTTTATACTCAGCGCATGTTGGCAGGAATTTCTGCTTGCTACAAGCACTGTGAAGATACCAAAGCATTCAACTATTTTCTGCTGAACCTTAAGCAGTATAAGAGCTGTGATGAGTTTGTTCGTGTTGCTCAGGACAAGATTGAAGAGCATGAAGGACATCCCGCTGAGAAGATTCGTGATTATCTTCTCACCTTTATGGTTTATAAGAAGTAAAAGAGAAAAGACTGGTAGCTACTAACTACCAGTCTTACTTAAGACACCAGACTCCTGTAAAGCCTGTTTACATAATTACTCACGAAAGGAGAAATTAATATGTAGAAAATTTTACATGTTGATATGGATAGACAAATCTCGGTCGTTCGTATCGTGTACCATCGTAACTAATCCACAGTTACAGGTATTGTAAAACCTATACTCATCAAGTAAAAGTTACAGGCTACCTTGCTTGATGAGTGTAATATAACACAAACATCAACACTTGTCAAGTACTTTGTAAAATTTCTTTTTAAATACTTGACACCATTAAGAAAGGAAAGTATAATATGAACACTAATAAAATTAATTTCACCATTGAAACCCTCAATGATAATGGCTCTGGTATGGAATATACTTCCAAGGAAGAGTTCATGAAAGAACTGGGTTTAATGATTGATGATTGTATTGCCAATGGCGGTACATTCTTCGACATTCAGGTTGATTCTGATGCAAGTTGCTTCTGCACTGATGAGAACTAAACAACATTTGTGATTTAAGAAAGGAAAGAAAATTATGAAGAAGTTTATGGTCACTGATACTTGCGAACGTGAGATTGGTCATCCTTATTTCTTTGATACCATGGAGAAAGCTCAGATTCACTTGTTCAATTTGTTTCTTGAGGCTTGTCGGCATCTTGATGCAGATGATTATAATAAGTATGTTGTCACTACAAAAGAAGAGCTTGAAAAAGCTATTGATTCTCTCATTGATAATGACATTTTCGATGACGAGAACAACTTCGAGGGTACTTGTGCATGGGCTGAAACTACTAACCATGATAACTGGGATGGCAAAATCTTTGAAATCGAAATCTAATTTTAAACATCTGAATTAAGAAAGGAAATAATACTATGAAAAAGATTTACAATGTCACGTTTGCTCGTTATGGCTTTGTTCAGGTTGAAGCCGAATCTGAAAATGATGCTTTTGCCAAGGTCGAGGGCTATGGTAAAGAAGATATTACTTGGTCTGATGATTTTGAAGCTACTGATGCTCAGGAAGAGGAGGATTTTTAACTATGACTAATCAGACTTATAACTACGTCCTCGTTGCCCATGATGGAGTCAATTTCTACCCTGTTTATTCTTCTAACCATAGAACAGTTGTGGAGAATATTATGTGGGCTGTATGTATTCAGAAAGATGGCTTCAATAAAATCAATAAGGAGAAACTGGAAGAATTTCTTCTTCTTAACAAGATTAGACTTGTTGACCAATTGGAAGATAATGGTGTCCCTACATCTCCTGATTGGAGAATCAGCCCTTCTCATCTTTTAAAAGAACTTAACAAAAATTGGGATTACTGGAATATGTATCTGCTTACTGTCCCTGCTCTTAACTTCTAAAGGTTAAAATATATTTTGCATTTTAATTAAGAAAGGAATTAAAATTATGGATAAAACTTATCTAACCAACCGTACTGAATATCTTCTTCAGAAAGCAATCGAAGAGGAAACTCAGAGATTGAAAGACCGTATCGCTTTTAATCCTGAGAGTAATATCGAGCCAATTTGTACGGAAATCGGTGTTCTTGTAGCACTGAAAAATTATGCAAATGATATCATCAAAGAACTCTAAAGGAGAACAATTAATATGAATAACAAGACTCATCAGGGTAGAGCAGACTATTTCCTCAAGCAAGCAAGGTATGAGTTGTTACAAGCGATGGACATTGAAATTGAAAATGCAAAAGAAGCTAAATCCCAATGTAATAATGCAGATATTAGTTATTGTTGCACAAGAATCGGCACTTTAATTTGTTTAAGAGCTCAAATAAAAGACCTGATTGAAAAGCCGTAAAGGTTGATAGAGTGCAGGATTGAAATATATCCTGCACTTCAATGAGCCTTTAAGCTCAATAAATTTGTCAAGGAAAAAGACATTAAAACCCACGAGAGAAAGGTCTATTATGGCTAACATCAACATCAACACCAAGAAGTCCCTCAATCGCGTCCAGCTCATGAAGGAAAACGGCAGCAACTTCGAGTATCTGTACATCGACGGAATTAAGGCGGGTTGCATGGGCTCAGTCAACAAGCGGGACCGTGAAGCTGGTCTTGCTGTTATTCAGCGTATTGTTGATAACAGTGATAAGACTGGCATGGCTCTCGTCATGGAGGTTATGGCTCAGGTCCAGTTTGAGTCCTCTATGAATGAGAAGGAAATCAACCCTGATGAAGTCCTCGAAGTTAAGGTTGATGGTATCACTTATCCTTGTGTCCTCAGCTACGAAAAGAAAGCTTTGTTTGACGAAGCTGGTGAGGAAATCTGCAACACTCGTGATATTGATTGTGAACTCGATGAACGGGCTCTTAAGGCTCTCCTTGAAGCTCGTGCAGTCAATGCTCTTCGTAAGGACTTAGCAGGTAAGTATGATGATTTCAAGGATGAAGATGAGGATTGTGAGGAAGATTATGAGTAATTCTTAATTACTTATCTATAAATTCTCATCAGATTAACAACAAAATAGGAGAGGGTTGAAATATACCCTCTCCACTTTAAAGAAAGGAAATTTAGAAATGAATAACAATAATAACAATAATATCAGAGCTACATTTAATTACATCCTTGTTGTAGCTACAGTTGTTATGTGTATAATCAAATACATTGGCGGTTATAATATTCCAGTAATCATTGTTTTTACCCCAGTAATTGCTATTACCGTTGTGGACTTATTCACATTAATTTTCATTGTTTTACCTGTTTTAATTGTAAAAATGGGAGCAGAACACAAAGCAACTAAGGAGTGGCGCAATAATTTTTATTCTCCTAGTGTGTGTGGCAAAAGAATTTATTGGAATCCAAAAACAAAAGAAATGGAAGGAGTTGAACCTATGCCCGAATACGACAAATGGAAAGATGAAGAATAATTCAGCCAACATAATCAACTAATTTAAAAATGAAAGGAAATTCAGAAAATGAACACCACTTACATTGACAACATTCCCAACGAAATCATTGAAAAGAACAAAGCCACTGTAAAAAAGTTCCTCTCAACTAAAGAAGGAGCTAATCCCAATCTTAATAGTTGCCCTGATATCACTGTATATTGGCAACAGAAAGCAAATGGTAAAGCTTTTCACTTGCTGAGAGGAGAGTATGAAATTATTCAGCATAATGATACTATTAGGCAGTATCGTAAAGGAGTAACTGGTCATTTCAATGTGAGTAATATTCAATCCCACACAATCGTTGCTGGTTCTGGTAAAAATGCAAAAGTTGCTTATGCTAAATATTACCCTGAATTTGAAATGCTTGTATTTGGCATAATGACAATCAACACCAGAAAGATTCCTGAAGAGAAAAGAAATTACTATTTTATGGAGCGTTATTTTCTTTTCAAGAATTGCCCTGCTCCATTTGATGTTAATGGAGACATTGCATTTAAATCTAAAGGAGGTAAATTCTATAGTTTAGGATTTGTTCATTTCCTTCAGCATGATTTGTATAAGGCTGTTTACCATTTCCATTTTTCTCAAGCAATTGAGGAATTTACCGAAAAGGAAAGCAATCCGAGAATCAGATGGACACAATGGACTCCTTATACATTCGCTGATTATTATAAAGTGGCGTATCCTCGTACCGTCTCTAAATCATCAGCGGATATCTCTGAAATTGTTAATAGTTTACCAACTGTTAATTTAGACGAACTTCGTCAGTTATATCCTAAGAAGGCCATTGATGTTAAAAACTCTTGGAATAACGAGTACCACACTGAATACAAAGATACAATTTGGACATTTAATATTTTAAATGAAAATTACTGTGTCATTCGTCAGTTTGGTGGTTATTTCAAGTTCGAAGAACAGACACGAATTCTCATTGACAACAAGGGAAAAGTAACAATCTTCAATCCCGCTTCAACTCTTAGTAAAAATGTTGTATTTAGAGTGTCCAGTTCTTCAGATATTGGAATTCCTTCTGATAATGTCTGTTTCTTCAAAGGTTTTGAGGACATGTTTAAGTTTAAGAGATTGTTTTATATCTCTTCTATCATCAATGATAGCGACATTATGACTAAAACAAATTCCTTAATTCTCAGGATTATTTACACTCTTAGATGTCCTGCCATCGAACAATTTTACAAAGCTAGATATAAATACATCGCCAATTATCTCATGAGTGCATCTGCAAAATCTGATATTGAACATCTTTTTGGATTTAGAAAATATTCTAAATCTGCAAACATTTATGAGCTTAGTGGCATGAACAAACACCAGCTTGAATTGGTGGATAAGATGTTTGAGGAAAAGAAAAAGAGCCCTAACAGTCCAACTTATATTTACACAGGCGCGACCTATACTCCTCGATGTGTAATTGAAATCGTTCAATTTGTTGCTGGCGTTAAAAATCTTTCTTCTATTACTGACAAAGATTCCGACTTTTACTTTACCATGGCAAAAAGAATGAATAATGTTCATTCTAACTATCGTGAGTTTTTGTATTTTGTTGGAGTAAATAACAGTGTGTACACTTTTGATTCTCGTAGAAGAAATTCTTGGAAAGAAAGCTTGTATATAAACAAAGAAAGAGATATCCAGTCATTAATTCCTGAACAAAATGAAAAGAATAAAAAGAATCTTCTCAAGCTTATGCGTCTTCAGGAAAAAACCGATAAGAAAGGTCAGCAAGAAGACGTGTTCAGAATCTTTTCTGATGCTCTCAACCTGTTTAAGCAAATTTCAAACACTAACAGACCAAATATTGATTTGTACGCCTGTAAAGATGTGAATGAGCTTCATCGTTATCACAATATGCTGATTGAAATCAACATTACAGACAAAGAAGCAAGAAACAAAGAAGAACAAGAGAGGTTAAATAAGTTAGCAGCTAAACTTTATGACCAACGCAAAGAAAAGTTTGAGTATGCCGATGATAATTTCTCTATCGTTGTTCCTGAAGAAATGAACAAGATTACAAAGGAAGGTGTATATCTCCATCATTGTGTTGGTGGTTATATCAGTCGTGTTGCTGAAGGAAGAACAAATATTCTGTTCTTAAGAAAGAATGAAGAAATCAATATTCCTTTCTTCACAATTGAAGTTAACAACCACAACGAAGTTATTCAGATTCATGGACTTTACAATCGTTGGCTTGGAAACGAACCTGATGCAGTCAAGTTTGTAATTGACTGGATTCATGAGAAGGGAATTAGATGTTCTGTAAACATTGTGCTCAACAAAGGTCAAGGTTATAATGCAAGTAGCAGTAAACTTGATGCTAAAGAATATGGTTTGGAGGGTAAAAGTTATGTCTAAACGTACACCTAACAATGCTATCACAGAGTATCCACAGTACGATGGTATGTACTATGACCGCTGTGAAGGAATCCAGCGTAAGACCCATGGCAGTTATCGGTACAAAATCAACAAACAGTACAAAGAAAAGCGAAAGCAGTATTTGTACACAATAGAAAAAGAGCAGGAATAAAATCCTGCTCTTTCTTGATATAATCAGTTCCTATAAACTGTTTATATATTAGTGCTAAATGGAAAGGAGAATGTCTATGTAGACAGTCAAACAAATAAACTATTAGTTTAATGTTTATTATTGTTCTATTGTTCTTGGCGGAGCATACGAACTTTAATGGTTTAAACTAAAATAATTCACTAAGAGAATTGTATAGGCGATTCTCTTATTCTAATATAATCAGTTCCTATAAACTGTTATATAATTATCCCTTGTCTAAGGAGGAAAGGAGTTGAAAGCCATGTAGAGAATCTTCTACGTTAATTATTTCTACAATCTCATGTAGATAATGATTATCTATAACCGTAATTAATCTCACACATTAATTACGAAGATGTATAGATGGTAAGTAAGAAGTATAGGATTCTTCTTATCATCTATACATATATTAACACATAACATCAATCTTGTCAAGTAGAAAGGAAAAGAAAATGAAAATTAATTTTTGTGTTGAAACAAGCGCAGGCTTTACTGAGGGAAGTGCTGAACTCAGTTATCTTGACATCCTCACGCAGTTAAAGAGGGATTTAGATTCTGATGACTGTATGCCTACAACAGACCACGAAAAAGCTGAAAAGCTTATTAAGGAACTCTTTGACTTACTTTGGAAGTATTCTTACTAAATAATTTGCTTTATTTGGTTTAAATACTTGACATTTGTGGATTTGGGATTTATAATAATCTCATCTTAAATTAAACAATACAACACATTAAAAACTTTTTTGTTTAGAGCTTAAAGCTCGGAAAGGAAACACTATGGGAATCGCTACTTATGATACTAAGAAGGTCAATGCCGTTCTGGAAGCTGTTGAGAATACTCCTCGTAAGAAGTACTACGAAGATATGGGTATTACTCTTGAGAATGTAACTTCTCTTGAGTCTGCTTTAAAGCTCAGTGGTTTGGATTACTCCGTCGAAAAGCGTCCTATCCAGTTCGTGAACAAGGTTGAGCAGGAATGGAATGACCAGAAGATTCTGGTTGATACTCCTTTTATCATCCCTGACCAGTTTGCAACTATTCGTACTGATACCAATGCACCTCTGGGTATTGTTGGTAAGAACTACAACATTCTTCAGAATCGTGAAGCTTTCGACTTCCTTGACTCTCTTGCTTTAGGAGGTGCTAAGTTTGAAACTGCTGGTAGCTATGGACCCAATGGAGCCAAGAGCTTCATCACCATGTCTACCGAGCCCATGAAGATTCTGGATGATGAGTTCTTGCCCACCATGATGTTCCTTAATAGCCATGATGGTTCTAAGGCAATTCAGGCGATGTTCATCAGCATCCGTATCTTCTGTTCCAACTGTATCGCTCGTGCAACCAAGGGAGCAGAGAACCGTGTAAGTATTCGTCACAGCAATTCCATGCAGGCCAAGTTGGAACAGGCTAAAACTATTCTACTTCAGAATACCAACTATCTTGAGCGTCTTAAGGTTGAGGCTGAAAAGCTTGCGGTCACTCCTTATTCCAAGGAAGCATTCGAAGCTCTTGCTCGTGAGCTCTTCCCTGTTAAGACTGAGGATTCTGAGATTATCCAGATTCGTAATTTGGCTATGATTGAAAAGCTTATGACGGCTTACAATCAGGATGACCTTCAGAACTTCAATAACACAGCTTGGAAAGCTTTGAATGCAATTTCTGACTTTGAGAGTCATCCCACTCAGATGCGTAAATCTTCTAAGTTTACCACTACGGGAGCGTTCACGGCTGTTGCAGTTAACACCATGCCTATTCTGAACTCTGTTTGGAATCGTATTGCCGCTTAATCGAAAGGAGAATAAAAAAATGAAGAAGATTAATTTGTTTGTCCTCATCATCGCAATCCTCATGACCTTTATGTATCTCAACAGCAGAGAAAGAGTTGCAGCTTTTGGTGATTCTGTGAAGGATTACCTTACGCAAGTGGAAGAATTACAGGAACAGTTAGCTAAGACTAACGCTCCTATCCCTCCCAGCAACCTTCCCGAAGCAAAGTTTGAAGAAAACACTTATCCTGTTTATGCAGAACTTGTAGATTCTGATGTAGAACATGGAGAATATCGTTTCAGAGTTCTCAATGTAACTCAGGATGAAGGTTTCGATGGTATTTATACTCTTGAAACTAATATGGCTGTATACGAAGATGCTCCTTATATTCTCACTATGGATAATAATGGGACTAAGAAAACATCTGATGACTACATTGCTGTTGTGTGGATTGCGACTCCGTAATCCACACTCACATAATACCTACAAACAACACACTTAATTAAGAAAGGAATTTAACTATGAACACTATCGCTTACAAGCCCACCACCAATATCATTGACGAACACATGATTAAGAAAGCAAGCCATGAGAGTTGGAAAGCTATCCTTGAGTTTGATTCTCTTGAGGAAGCAACTCTCGTTTATCGTGCATTACAAAATAAAATTGAAGAGCTGTTTATGGATGCACGCAATAAACATATTTGGGCATTGGGTAGCGATACTCAGAAAGAGGCTGTTTTCTACGAGGAAATGGCTGACAAACAGAGAGAGCGAGCATATCTTCTTAAATCTATCTGTAACAATCTTGATAGAGCATTTCACTGTTCTGAGTATACCACTCTTGATTTTTAAGGAGGTGAAAACTAATGATTACAATTATCCAGAATAAGGATAGAGCCACATTCAGAGTGATTAACGATGTTGCTTTTGACGAAGTAACCGTTATGATGCAGGATGCCGAAGCTGCAGATGAAATGATTTATCATCTGCTTGTAAATGTGATTAAAGGAGAATAAACATGAAGAAATACATGTACATTGACACTTGTGCGCGTGAAATTAACGAACCAGAATTCTTCGATACCAAAGAAGAAGCAATCTACTATATGGTTAATGATTTCCTTATTGTTAAGGACATCACTAGCGATATAGTTCCTGATGTAGTAGATGAAACTACACTGAAAGAAGCGCTGTCCATCCTTAATGAAAAAGGATATCTTGATGATGAGAACAGTGTAGATATCGAAAATCTTTTGGCTTATGGTACTACACTGAACCATGATGACTGGGATGCTAAAATCTTCGAAATTGAAATTTAACCCCAAATCTGTATAACTCTTTTATCATAAACTAATTTACTAACCTGTGCTATCGGGTTTACGGGCAGAAAGGAAATATCATGAATAACACTTATTTCAATCTCAAGGTCAACTCCATCCCCGCTGGTCAGTTCTTTAAGATGGCTTACGTTTCCGATGTGACTCTCTCTGCTCTCGGGCGTAAAGCTGGTGTCTCTGTTCTTAAGCGTGTTATCGGTACTTACCGTATCGGTGTCAACTACAAGCATACCAAGAAGGCAATCGCAAAGGCTGCTGAGAAGAATATCCCTATTGATACTGCTTCTAAGCTTCCTTGGGGTCAGTGGAAGGATAACAGCAATCGTATCATTTGCCATACTAACAAGAAGGGTGAGTATAACGAATACCTCCGTGTTTATGATACCCCCAATAAGCCCAAGGTTCAGCACTATCTCAACGGAAAGCCCATTTCTAAGGAAGACCTTCGCAAGACTGGTTTTGTTCCTGATAGCTATTTCACGTCTTCCAACGAGACTGGTTGTATGACTATCAAGGCAGACAACATTGAATGGCTTGGTAGACCCTCTGTCTAATTTCAACTGTTCAACACATCAACATGGGAGAGAGTGAAATATCTCTCTCCCTTAAATTAAAATATTTTTGAAAGGAAATTAAAATTATGTCTACTAACAATTATTCTCAGCTTCGTACCCTCCTCTCTAATTTCTGTCGCAATGAAATTAATCATGGTCGCTGTATTAAGGACTGTTGTGAGTTCTGTTGTGTAAATGAAACTTTTGATAAAACTAAAAGCTCTGAAACTTTGGATGAAGAAGAAGAGCAAGAAGATTAAGCCAACAATGAGGGAGAGCGAAATATCTCTCCCTCTCATTTAAGAAAGGAGTTTAAATATGATTGTTCACGTTACCAATATTGAATGGGACACTGATGAAAACGATATCCCCAGTGAAAGCCTTCCATCTGAAGTTGACCTTGAGTACGATGACCTTTGTACCAGTTTTTTAAGAGATATAGAAGACTCTATTTGTGAAAGCCTTGAAGAAAAGTATGGATATTGTGTAAAGAATTTGGCTATTGACACTTAAAAAGGAGATGTAAATCATGTGTATCGGTAATTTTACCATCACTTTTGAAGGGACTTCTACAGATTTGGAAAGTAACAAAGAATATTATTTATTTATTGTTACTCGTTTCGATGATAAGATGAAACCTCTTGATAGCAAAGTGTTTTACTTTGCGTTTATACCTCATTTTAAACCAAGAGATACAGACTTAATTGCAGAGCTTTATAAGCTTCCAAGTCGCACAAGAATCGTTGGCGCTCACATTGTCTTTGATGTAGAGAAATAACTCTACTCAAATATAAACCTCAAACATAAACAACAACACCTCTATTGAAAAGAAAGGAATTATGACTATGGCTATTTATGCTGAATATCAGGGTACTTATCGCAGCGATGAATTTGTTGGATACGAAAGAGCTGAGAAATTCATCCAAGAATGGGATGTGTGGGAAAAGTGCTTCCCTACCCATGTCCTTCTCTGGCTTGTGACTGAGAAAATCAAAATGAAAGATGTCTGTGGTATTAAGTATATCCCTATATCTTCGAATAATGTTAGCTACTATGAAACCCATTACACACGTCTCCCTGAAATCAAGAGAAATTTTAGATTCACAGAAGAACGTAATGGTTGGAAAAGAGACCATTATGAAGATGCTTACCAGTATGTTGTCCCTCTTGAATATCAAAATGCCCATCTTATTAAGATTTTCAGAGAGGCAATTTTCATGGCTTATCCTTATCTGAAGAAATACGAATTCAGTGCTTATGCTCCTACTTATGGCGCTAACTCCAGTGATATTTATATCAAAATGCCTTACAAGTACAACGGCGAAAAAGTTACTGTAAGCCTTTACTGTCCTCTTGAGGCATTATTGGAGAAAAATCCTGATATGATTTATCAGAGACACTTTGGCTATAACTCCGACTACTATAAGAGTCAACCCGAAGCTAAAGATAAGATTCTTGGGGTCCTCAATAGTCAGAAATACAAAGCTTTCTGTAAAAAGGTAAAGGAGGGTTAATCCCTCCTACCTTTAATATATAGTCACTACAAACATTTTGTCTAATTAAGAAAGGAAAATTGATTATGTCTAACACTGCTATTGCTAACTTCTACAAGTCCTCCACTCATGATTATGAGAGCTTTTTCAACAACTATGAAATCTCTGCCAAAGAGAAAGAAATCAACGCTCGTATCAAAAAGCTCTCTGATGAACTTGAAGAAGCAAGAGTTGAAATGACCAAGGTTCAGAACAATCGCTATAATAGTGATTTTACTCCTCTCGGAAAGAAAATCATTGTTCATTATAGTTCGAGTCGTTCTGACTTTGAAGGGTATTTTGATTTATCTACTGGTGCTTCTATCAATCGTGACTGTCTTTTACCCAACACTTTTATCATTAAAGAAGTTAATTTAAAAGGTGGTGATTTTTGGGTCAATGTTGGCTATTGCTTCCCTCTTGGTGCTATTGTATCTCGTCATTACAGATATAGAATTGCCACCAACAATTCCTCTTGCAACTTTATCATGGATGGTGAACAGTTAATTCCTATTCTTGAACCTAATGCAAAACCTGTTAGTGATGGTAATGCTCCTGTTTATGAAGCTGGAATGGGTGACAGTGCAGTTTCTTTTATCTCTCAAGTTTGGGATATTCCCGTTGAAAATATTGGCGTTAACTATACTTTCAGAGAATTGAGATTCGCATTAAGTAGAAATAAATCTGCTGAAATCATCTTCCGTACTGCTCCCAAATCTATTCAAAACGCTCTTCTTAGTCTTAAGATTGAAACTGCTGAACCTGTTTACAAGCTTGTTCATCTTACCAAAGCAGAGTATAAAGAAGCCAATGACAGAAACATTCTTGATGATTGGATGAATTTGCAGTCTATTGTTAATTCCGCTTTTAAGAAAAATGGGGATACTCAATATTATGGTTATAATAATGAACTAACTTTAGAGGATTTCTGCCATTATACAAATCAGGAATGGTTTGATATCATTGAAAAAGCTAAGTATTGGGACGAAGAATTTCAATTCAACCATGTTGGGATTGGTGGGTATGGTGGAAATGTTTTCATTAGCACTTTGTCTGCTTATCTTAGGAATTATATTTCTTATAGAAATTCTAAATTCTATCAGTTCTATACTTTTGGTAAGTTTATGGATTATGTTTGTGAAGAGGCTGTCAATCAAGGTTTTAAGAGTTTAAACTCGTTTATGGGCGAACTTCGTGATTATCTTGATATGTGCGTTTCCATGGATATCAAGCCTACTCTTTACAGTTCTTACCTTAAGCAGACTCATGATATCACTTCTCGCAACTATGAAGTCAAGCTTACCGAGGAACAGGCTGAGATGTTTGAAAAGGCTTATAAAGATTTCAAGCCTTTTGTTACAGGGGATAAGACATACAGTATTGTTCGTCCTAAAAATGCAGATGATGTCAAACACGAAGGTTCTGCGTTGAATCATTGTGTTGCCAGCTACATTTCTAAAATTCTCAAGAGAAATTGCCTGATTGTTTTCCTTCGTAAGACAAAAGCCACTGACAAGCCCTTGGTTACTATTGAAGTTGAAAACGAAGCTATTGTTCAGGCAAGAGGAGCTTCCAACCGTAGTATCACTGAGGACGAGTACAAAGCTATTTGTGAGTATGCCAAGAAGAACAAGCTCAAAGTTCGTGTTACTCCTCGTGACTAATATCTAGCAAATCAACTTCACATAAGTCAACTTCACATTAACAAACAACATATTTAAGCTGACCTAACGGCTATACGGGGAGAAAGGTTTGCATTATGACTAACACCAAGACTTATGAAAACATGATTGTTACCGTTACTTGCAAGGAAAATGAAGATATCGAAATGATGGAACTCATTAAAAAGATGAATGACACTAAGGCTACACTCTCGCGCACTGAGGAATTTTACCTTCCTCGTATTAAAGCTATTGGTTCTGCTAAATGGACTGAAATTTGCAATCAGCTTCTCGGGTTGTGTGAGACAGCTACAAGTTTCAATATGAGGGGTACGATTGATAATTTCTTGAGAATTTCTTTTTGTAGGGACGATACTGGTGAACGTTGCCGCATGTGGCTTTCTTATAGCTCCGTTGGTAAAGACAAAGGCTACTTCCTTAAGTGCTCAATAAACGGGGGTATCGCAAGTACCTGTTTCTTAAATCCTGATGAAGAGTATTATTCTTCTGAATGGGGTGAGGACAAAGATGGTTGGCTCGTTAAATGGGATGATTATAACATTTATAATCTTTTCCGTTCTGCTCTTATGAAAGAAATTGAGCGCAGAATTAAAGTTGACGAGGATAGAATTCGTTCCATCCAAGAAAATTATTCTGAGATTACTGGGGAATAATCCCCAGTTTTCTTATATACTAAGCACCTATTCACACTTCAACTTAAAAAGAAAGGAAACATAACTATGACTAACACTAATACTTACAAGGGCATGACCGTCACCATTTCTTGCGAAGAAACCGAAGATACCGAAATGATGGAACTTCTTCAGCGTTATCAGGATGCCAAGACTGTTCATGAAAATACTAAGGAATATTACATTCCTCGTACAGAAGCAATCGGTAGAGCTAAGTGGACTGTAGTTGTTAACCAGATTCTTTCTTTGGTAAAAATTGCTGAAGAAGCCAATCTTTTTTCAAGAACAAATCTTTATGCTCATTATTACAGAGATTATGGTAATGATGAAAGTGTCGCAATTAGCAAACAGGGTGGTTGTTATTATATCACTTGGAGAAGTGGTAGTTATACTGACTCTATTGCACTTAATGCTTCTCCTGAATGCTGTCCCGAACCTTTGCTTGAAGATAAAGATGGTTGGCTTGCTAAATGGGATGAATATCAAATCTATCCTACATTGAGAGACAATCTTATTTACAGTATTAAAAAAGCAACTAAGGACATCATTGAAGAAAAGAATAAAATTGCTGAAACTTACAAAGGATTTGCTAAGGAGGTTACTTTGTAAACGGAGAAGTAATTATGGATGGGGACATGACTTTGTATGAAGCTGGATATGATGATTTACCCAAGAAAATCTATAAAAGGTACACCATTTGGAACTAAATGATTTTAATTTAAGAAAGGAATTATGATTATGGCTACTAAGAATAACCAAAGCAATTCTCGTATCGTTTGGAGCAACTACAACCTGAACCTCGATGATTGGATTGAGGGCATCAAGGAAAGACTCGATGAATGTGGAGTTGATTACTCTGAGTGGGAAGAATATAAGTTCTATGAAGAGATGTTAGACCTTAATGATATGTACTTTAAGGATGAAATATGTAACCTTGACATTCCCACTGAAGGTCGTATCATTGAGATTGCTGATGTCGGTCTTTGGAATGGGCGTAGAATGGGATATACTCTTCTCGATGAGCATAATATTAAAGCCTGTCTTAACTTCAAAAGCGGTAGCCAATATGGTAAGTGGTGGGTTGATTCTCATAACAACCTTCGTTCTATGCAAACTCATCACGACGGGACAAACTACACTTTATATAGGGAGGTGAAACCTGAAATTTCTTCTGACCAACTTGATAAGTTCTGTTGGAAACTTTATCGTGGTACAGCAACTTCCAAGGATATTACCAAGTATACTCGCGCTATTGGCAAACAAGTTCGCAACGTTTACGGTTGGTAACTACAAACATTTTCGATTTAAGAAAGGAAAGAAAATTATGACTAACAAGAAGCTTAACGAAATGGTTATCCACTCTGCAAAGAGCAATTCCTACCCTTACGTCTCTGTCGATACTCCTAATGGTCAGTTTAGAATCTATTGCGAACAGGAAGATGGGTATCATGGTGTAAACATCGTCTTCGTCCGTGATGGACAGGATGTTGAACAGGATATCTGTATGGCAGAGATTGACCCTGATGACAAGTCTGGCAATACCTTCTCTGTCAAGGTTTGGAGCGAACCTCGGTCTGAAGAGTATCAGGAAGACATTCACTTTGGTCAGTATCGTGAACCTCGTTGTCCTTATTGTGGAAACTGGGGAGTAACAGGAGTTGATGATTTTAAAACTGAAACCAAATTCTTCTGTGACGAATGTGAAAACGAATTCCTCATGGATAACGATACTGGCGAATATTCTACTCGTAATCGTATCCCCCTTAAGCCTTACGAAGAAAAAGAAAAGGAACAGGAGTAATCCTGTTCCTATCTAAAACTCCAGCCCCGTAAGCTGTTCATATAAATGAAACCCTTGTCTTAAGGAAGAAAGGAGATGAAAGACCATGTAGAAAATCAAACACATCAACTACAAATTTAACATTTATTACTATGTAATAGTGTTAACTGGTTTCCTTGAGCTATAAGGAGACTAAAACATAACACACAGAGTTGAGAGGTTACGGGTCTCTTAACTCTATGTGTATTGTAACACACAAATTCATTCTTGTCAATAACTTTTAAAACTTTTTTATTTAGAAAGGAATTATGATTATGTCTAAGAAGTACGATTACAGCAAGTCCGATATCGCCAACATCGTTGAAAAATTTAAGGCTTTACTTGCCGAACATAACTGCGTTGATGATGTTTGTATCTATTACAACAACAAACGTACTCGTTATATTCGTAATTTGTGGGATAAGGAAGAAAAGAAATATGTCCCCCTGAATACTTGGATTGATGATGTTGAAGGTGTTCATCCTACTAAGTATTGCGAGTATGCTCCTTCTACCAATATCATCAGTTTCTCTTCTGAGGGAACTTTGTGTGATTATATGTATTCAGGTGCTCCTGAATGGCTTGAGGAATTTGCTCTTAAGTATGGCATGTATATTGAATGTGCAACAAGCTGGTTTTTCTATTTCGCTCCTTGCAATGTTTGGAGTGATTATGAAACTGATGATACTGAAGAGCATAAGAATTATCCCATTATTCTCTTCGCCCCTGAAGATTATGATGACAATAAAATCCCTGCTATTAAAGCAATTGCTCAGATTTGGGAAGACCTTTGCAAAATGTCTGAGGATAAGGGATGTTGTGCAATTGGATACGGTATGATTTTCAAATACGAAGGTCAGAAATACAAGATGATTCCTCGTTCTAATAAGCAAGGTGAATGGAGTTGGGAACAGTGGGTTGATAAAATCAAGAATTATTTATCCATCGTTGGTTGCACTGACATTGAATGGTATTGTGGTCACATGGATTAATTGAAAGGAGGTGAATAATATGTTGCGAATTATCAATGGAACTGGTAAGTGTTGTCCTGATTGTGGAGTTGAGGTAAATCTCAACTTTGATGATGAATTTGACTACATTTGTCCTGAATGTGGTCAACTTCTTTATTCTTGGGAATGTGGAAACACAGTCGAAACTACCATGCAAGACATTAAAGACCAAGAAGCTTTGGAACATTAACAACAACATTTATCAAAAAGAAAGGATTTAAGAATTATGTCTAAATATACCAACATTGAAGCTGTCAAAAATTACGTTGAACTGGCAAGAATAAATCTGATTAAGCTTGGATTCAAAGAGCTGTCTGATATGAAAATCATCGTGGAATGGAATACAAGAGCTAAGAAGCGTTTGGGTCAGTGTTGTCCCAGACGTTCGATTGATGGGAAACGCTATTTCGTTCTGAATTTCAATAAGAAATATTTTGAGATTGGAGATGATAGCAATGTTCAAGGTACGATTATCCATGAAGTCGCTCATTGCGTTAACGATGGTTTAAGCCATGAACATTCAAATGGTTGGTATAGAGCCATTACTAAATATAATGCTGTTTATAGTACACATATTCAGAGATGTAGTTATGACCAAAATTACGCCAATTATCTGAAAATTAGCAAAAACAATTCTCCCAATAATTACAGAATTTTCTGTAGTTGTTGTAATAGGGTCGTAAAAACCTATCAGCGTAATTGTAACACAGTTCAAGGTATCAGGTCTAACCCTTCTGTTTGGAGATGTGGCGGCTGTGGTAAAACAGGAACTCTTAAGCTTTTGAGTTAAATAAAGACTAACAAAAAAAGAAAGGAAGTGCTCGTATGTCTAATATCATTCTTACTGATTCTCACAACGTCGTTCATTGGAAACCTGTAACTGGTACAAAAGGAGAAAACTTCTATATGTCTAAGGACGAGAAATATTATATCTCTCGTCCTGTTTTCTCTCGTAAAGGTTGGGAACTGAGTAAGAGAAGTGTTATTGATGGTGTGGTTGTTTATACCTTTATCAAAACATTCTCTTCCCTCAAGGCCGCAAAAAACTATGTGGCTAATACCCTTCATTCCGATAACTATAACTGGTAACAAAACAATTCGTCTTAATTTGAAAGGAGTTTAATTATGAAATACAATTCTTCTACTCTCTACAATTGGCTCAGTGGTGATTCTGGCTCCAAAACTCAACTTCATATCTATGCGGTTGAAAGTGAAGAAGAATATCTTGAACTCAGCGCTATGATTGACGAGGGTAAAGGAGATGAAATCCTTGAGCGTCTTGGCTACTACAGCGATAAAATTCCTATCGAATGTGTCGCTGGTAGTGAGTTCACTGCTTATGCTTGCGAACTCATTGGCGATTTCCTTGTCGTTGAAGAAACTGTAACCATTGATTGTTAATTAATCCCTCACATATTTGAAAGGAGTTATGAATTATGTCTTACACTTTATACCATGGTTGCGTCAAATCTGCTATTGAGCCTATTATCAATGGAGAATATGGGGTAGAGAAATCTACCCCTATTGTTCATCCTTGGCTTTGTGCAAAAGGGAAAGAAATCTTTTTCTACGATAAAGAATTAATTAAAGAAGATGAAGGAATTGATGAAGAAGACAATGATAGTGCTATTGAATATTGTATTGAACGCTGCAATGGACAAGCGCAAATTCAAAATGCTTGTCTTCCTCAACCCTTTGACATTACTTGCGTTTTAGAAGTAACCTTCTACTACGATGAGAATGGAGATTCTATTAATTCATGGGAGGATATTTGTATTGAAGATAATAGTTGTGAAAATATGAGAGCAGCAGTTTGTATGGACGCTGACCCCTTTAATTCTTTAGTAAAAGAAGGTAAGGTTGGCTTTAAGGTTCATAAATATGAATTCTTTCCAAAACTGGCTCTGTGTTATATTGCTTCCATACCTATTGAAAATCCCTTGTTTAACAAGGAATGTTTATCAGAAGGAGAATTAAAGGCTTGCAAAGCAATTATGGACGCAGGAATTTACTTTGACGAAATTCATGAGGCCAATCAAGTGGATTGTTATGAAGTTCCTCTTCTTACACTTAGACAATAATAAAACTTTTTTGAATTTGAAAGGAGTACAAATTATGAAAGACCAGCCTATCACTTCTAAGTTCACATCCGTTAATAGTTCTAAGCTTCCCCGTATCTACAATCATATTGATTGGAGTCAGTTGAAATATGACAAGATTTGGTGTGAAAACGCCTTTAGCTATTGTGAGACTTTCGGGACTCCTCTGATTGTTTATGATTGGGGGTGCGGTCGTTATCCCGAGGTTATCGGAGATTTCCTTAAATGTAAGAACATCAAATACATTGGCTATGACCCGTATTGGTATCCTGATGGGTATAGAAACTACCCTGATGAGGGTTATGGCTTTCCTAGTGCAGATGTGTTCATTTGTTCCAATGTCCTTAATGTAATCTGTGATTGGACAGAGGTGAAACGTATTTCTCAAATGCTTCGTAATCAGTATAGGCCCTTCTTTATCACTGTTTACGAGGGAACAAAATCTTGTATCGGTCAGGAAACTCGTAAGGATTGTTGGCAGTGGAACAAACCTATCGAATCCTATATCATGAATTATAAGGATGTGATTAAAAAGAAAGTGCTTACAAACGAAAAGTATAAATCTTATATCATTTAAATGATACCATTTAAAATTGAAAGGAGTATAATTATGTCAACCTTAAATCTTCGTTCTGTTCGTACCAACCTCGAAAATGAGTATGGCAAATTTAAAATCTTTACCCCTTGGGCAAATGTAGAACATAGATATTATATTGAATTCTACCCTCCCAAAGTTGACGTTTTTGATGAAAGTCCCGAGAGATGTCTTGGAATTATGACTATCTATAATCCTGAAACTGAAAAGATTTCTATTAAGTGGATTTGGGATAGTCGTGATTGGAAAAACCATTATGCGCTTTCTTATACGCATAGTTTTGTTCCTATCGTAAATTCCATGCTGTCTCACATCAAAGAAATTGAAAAGGAGTGTGCGTAATGTTAACTTATTTCTGCGGAGACCATATCAATAAGCCTATTGTCATGATTGCTTTTGGAGACCCTGAGTATTATGACAATATTTCTTTGCCTACTTCTCAGTATGACGGCAAACATATCAAAGAAGCCTATATGTATGAATATCTTCGAGATTTTATGAAGTATCTTAAGGAACAGTCGGAAATGAAAGAAGAACTTGAACGTCCTCCTGTTTATTGGATTGTTGACCTTAAGAGCAACATTACTCTTTGGTCTGGTCTTGCTTTTAGGTCTAGTTTCATTTTAGCTATAAGTACTCTTAAAGAGTATTATGCAACAGAGCTTAAATTATCTTCTAAACTTCAAAAGTATGAAGTTAATCTTGAAGTTAAAGGCACTCTCGAAGTTGTCGTTGAAGCAAAAAGCTTTGATGATGCCAAACACAAAGCCCAAAACCAGCTTCATTCTTTTACAAGTGAAGACCTTTACTGCCTTTCCACTAAGGCAATCAGTGCTATGGATGAAAACAAAACTGCCCATGAGTACTGTTAATATATAGTCCCTAAACACCCATTAACTAACAAATTTATTTTTGAAAGGAAGTTTTAATTATGGCTAAGTCTGTTAACAACAAGAAGGAATTCACCCTGTCTCGTGAGGAATACATTCAGCATCTTTCTATGAGAACGAATGAGATTCATATGACCAGCAAAAATTCCAAAACTGGTATGGGAGTCATTGATTTGGCAGTACCGACTTGTTGTTGTCGTGAAGATGCCCCTTGTAAAAAAGATGGTTGCTATTGCATGAAAGGAACCCAGACTTTAACAGTCGTTCAGGCTTCGTATCTGCGTAACCTTCGTATTTACAATAATGACCACGAGGATTTCTGGAATCAGGTTGACTTTAAGCTCAAACATTCTGGTCTTGGTCTTTGTAGATTTTTCGACGCTGGTGATATTCCTGATTATGATTTCTTCGATGGAATGGTTAACATCGCTTTGAAGAATCCTAAAATTAAGTTTATGGCATTTACGAAGAAGTATTTCATTGTGAATGAGTGGCTTTCTGAAAATGAAAAGCTTCCTAAAAACTTAAACATTATCTTCTCTGCATGGGATAAGGATTGGATTGTTCCTAATCCGTATAATCTTCCTGTGGCTTATGTTGATTTTAAGGACAAGTCTAAGAACCCTGATTTTCCCAAGAATTATACGACTTGTCCTAACCAGCATGATAAAACTGTCACATGCACGGTTTGCCAAAAATGTTGGAATAAGAAAGTAAAAACTGTTGTGTTTCAGCAGCATTAATGTTATAATAAGAAAGGAGGTGGTGTAATGCTGTATGCTTTATTCGCATTTTTCGTGGGCTTACTCGGAACAGCAATCTTTAACCAAGGTTTGTTCGGAAATGCTTTGTCAACTACTGTCGTTTTTCTACTGGCAATCCCCATCATCCTTGCAATTGGTGGAGCAATCCACGAAAGCAAAGAAGAAGAACAAAAATGTCAAGCAGAGTTTGAGAGAAAACAAAGAGTTAAACGTGGTCATCTTGAAGATGATTTAACTCCTCAGCAAAGGATTCTTTGGGATTCTCTTCATAAGTATCGTTATAGTGATGTCTTAACAGAAAACATTATTAACGAAACTAAAAGAGAACATGACCAGAAAATGTGGAGTTGGAGGTATAACAAAGAACTTAAAGAAAAGTATTATGCTGAGTACTGTAAAACCCAATCTCAAACTAAATATCTCATGTATACGTATTATGAACGTAATACAGATGCAGAAGCTAAAGAGCTTCAGAAAATCGGACTTCTTGACAAGTACAGGAATTATACCTTTTGGGATAATTTTCCTGATAACTGGAAGTTGTCTGATGAAGAATTAGAGGCATTAGATTATGAGGATGATGACTGAAAGGAGGTGATGTATATGTAGATTCCTTGAAATCTAATGAAAGGAGGTGAGGCGTATAACCATCGAAGGTTGCTTGCTTTGCTTCGAAATTGCAATCGCAATCTTGTGGCTCATTGGTAGAGCTAAATAAGATTGGGGAGAGAAATCTCCCCTTTCTTACAAATTAACCTTAACAATTAAACTATTTATTTTAGAAAGGATTTATTATCATGAAAAAGAATCTTAACAATAACCTTGCTCCTATCTCTTCTGCTGTTATTTTTGCTGAAGTTATGTCTGAAATGCTTGACTCTTACTTTACAGAGTGCATCTGTCATTTTAATAAACTTTGTATGCGTAAGCGTAAGGATAAAACCAGTCGTTACTTCTTCTCTATGAAAGAAGTAAATTATGTCAGAGATAGGTTGCAGAATCCTGATAGTGTCATTGTCAAGCCTTTGTATGATAATGGCTCTATTTGGTGTTATGAAATGGATTATGCTCAGGTAGTTAAAGAAAAGAGAGGGGGAAAATTACTGCTGAAGCCTAAGTGTAATCAAAATTAAAGAAAGGTTGTGATACTTTGGCTTACTTCGCAATTGGTCTTCCCATTGCAATTCTGATTCGTCTGTTTGCAGGAGTTCCTTTGTTTTGGTTTATTGTAATTCCTATTGCAATTCTCACATTCATTGGAATTGCTAAAATGGATGATGAATCAGTTCTACCTTCAAGGAAATTCAAAGATGGTAAATATATCGACTCTTTAGCTATGGCTAAAAAGTATTATGAAGAATACCGTCGAAGGGATGAGAAATGTGATTATAAGCATTTCTGTGAACAGCAAAAATATTTTTGGAAGAAAATAAGGAGGGAACATCCTGTGACTCAGATTTATCTTAAAGATGGCACCGATATGTGTTGCGATTATGTAACTTGGAATGAACGACTTCAGGAAATTCATCTTCGTGATAATAATCGAGAAGAATATAAAATCGTTCGTTATGAAGACATTGGTTCAATCCGTGTCTGTTAAGTGAAGTCTTGGTAGGGAGGGTGGGTTAGACTTCTTAGCACTTATAGTTACTCAGTGGCTATAAGTTAAGATTCTTACTCAGTGAGAATCTGTTTCCCTTTTAATGGGGAATTTTTTCCTTATTCAAGGGGAGAATTTTTCTAATTTCCAAGGGGGAGATTTTTTAGTTTTCCCCACCACCACCCCAGAAAATTAAAAATCAGTAATCGAAAGGAGAAACGCCTTCCTTTCAATAAACCCTCATCAAAGAGCAAAACTTTTTCAGGTTCGTCGGATGCGAAGGTCCCCCTATGTTTCTTTCTTACGTTATCTCCCAACCCACCCACCCTTTTTAAAGTGCAACGGGGGAGTCTTTTTAATCCACAAGGGGGCGATTCTTTTTCCCGCTTCGCTACCCATAACTCTCCCCAAGAAATATTCAGCAAATATCCCGCCATTTCATTCTTACCATTTCATTATAATCAATTCTTTATAAATTTCATCTTAGAATCAATTTCCTTTCCTACCCATCAAATTATACTACTTCACACCTATTTTACAAAATTGAAGCTTAAATACAGATAATTTATTTATAAGTACTCCAAATATTTCGCCAAACTACCCTCAAAATAAAAAAGACCCAACTTATAAAAGTCAGGTCTTTCAAATTTTTATTCTCTTTTAAATCTTTATTCCTTATTTCCCCATCTTGAAGCAGCAATTCTCTTGCCACGTTCCTTCATGGCTGCTCTCTGTTCCTCAGTCAAATTGCGACTCTTGGGAGGCTTGGGATTTCTCATCCACTTAGCAGGAACCTTAATAGTCAAACATCTGTTCTGTCCATCACTGTCACTGTAGTCAGATACAATGCTTACTTCGTCAGGATAATTCTTGAGATATTCTTCCATAGTTCTAATTACAGTAAAATAATCAGAACTCCATACTGCAACATCTTCTCCATGAATGAAATCAATACTGGTCTCAGCCATTTAAATTATCCTCCTTTGAATTTTTGTTTGGATTATTTAAATTCTCATAATATTTTTTAGCCATGTATTCTGGCTTATAGTATGGCTTAACTTCTGCTCCATGATTAATGAGCCATTTATTAATAACCTCACCTAAATCAGAAGCGCACCTACTACAAATATAAGGCTGCATTTCATCTACAGCAAAATGATAAGATGCAAGTGTTGTAAGTAAGGATAGATTTAATCTACGCCCTGAATAAACAGGTTCTTTGCAACATACACATCGAGGTGTGTCATCTTCTTTTTTCTTTTTTGAAGAGGAGAAAATTTCTTGTGTTGGTAAGGGAGAAGTTTTTACTTCTGTCATAGGATTAGTTGTTTTAGTTTCAACTTGTTCAGTTTTAGAATCTTTAATGACAGGCAGAGGATTTTTCCTCGGTCTACCTCTTGGCATATACATACCTCTCTTCACATTCTTTATATTAATTATTATAACAAAATGCCTGTAGCTTGTCAAGGGTTTAATAACTTTTCTTGATTTACTACAGACATTTTTCGGTTGTATAAAGTATACTTGAGCAAATACAAATCTTTAAAAAAGATTTGAGCAATAGATATACAACTAAACAAAATTATGGATTAATTATATATTAATTACTTATAAATTTCGTTCTGTTTTTTGTTGCATCATCATTTAGGTAAAAGTATACTACTAATTTTTAGTAGCTTTGTACTTTTGTATTTGTAATGTATTATAATTAAATTATTTATATTTGTTTTGCTTTTTCTTTTAATTTAATTATAATTATAATTACTTTTCAATCTAAATTAAATTCACCATATTTTAAAATTAAAATATATCCAAACTATATTCAGACCGTACTCAAGTCCTAAGCTTGCTTACAAATAAATTATATTATTATAAATCTTTAGCTTTATTAAAAATCCATTAACCTTCTCTGGTATAATTGATTACAGGGTCATCTTTCAAAGCAAAGAATTTATGACCACCAATATAATTAGTAGTGCTTCCATCTTCATTTACATAAGTAATAGGTTTTAAAGTCTTAGCATTCTCATGCCATGTGCCTTTACTATGCGCAGGAGCATAGAAGAATAACACAAAATCATCTGTAGGCATACTATAATTATCGAATATCTCTTTTACTGCTTGTCTACATTCATCAGCAGCATTTGTGTTGCCATAGGTTTTAAGACATTCTTTTTCAAATTCATCAATATCCTTATATCCATCATAGGAGTATTGTTTTCTTACTTGTGAAGGGGACATATTGTCTCTCAACATTCCATTATAAATAGCCTGTGCTACGAGTTTCTTTCCTACAAAGGGCTGATTACCACTCTCACCAGCTACAATGCTTTCTACTACATGACGTTCAGAATCAGTCAGATGAATTAAATATGCGTAGCGATAAGTTGAGGTTTTAGGTTCTGTTTGTTCAAGTTCAGAACTTTGGCTTCCAGAAATTTGACTTTCAGAATACTGTATGCTCATGTCTGAAAAAATATAAACAGATTCACCATTATTTTCAACATTGTTCTCAACCATTTTACTCATGTCCACATAAAAAATTCTATCAGGACTAACATTTCCAATATTGTTTGTGTCCCAATAATTTTCTTTTTGTGTTTGAAAGTTTTTAATGGCAATATAATGAGGAGATGAGATTTCAGTTTCACTCAGGGTTGAAGCTTTATCTTTAGAAGTATTATCTTCTCCTGTTTTATTTAAGGCTTGAGCATATCCTACCACACTTACCATTAAACTGAATGTGAGACAAGTTGCAATCGCTTTACGAATACTTGTCTTAATTAGAGGATGTGTATTTGTGAGCTGTGCTTCATGTGTGGGGGTGTTTGGGTTTGTGTTGTTATGACTATATTCAAGTCGATTAGGCTTGCTATATTTAATTGTATATTTCTTGTTTTTCATTTCTTGTTACCTTCCTTAAGTTTATTTGACATACTTGCTTTTACAGATAAAAGGGTTAAATAAAAGTTTGTATGTCCTTAACGCTTAGGTCGTTGGCAATAATGCATTAGCATTGCAATAATGCGTTAGCATTAACGAAGCTTTATACAACCATGAGAGTATTATAGCATAGGAGAGGAAGGTTGTCAAGAAGTTATTACATATTGTTACTTTTTGGGCATTAAAGTAAAAATGTGAATTTTTGAACATTTAGGGGTGGTTTGTTTGGATTGTGAATAAATTATGAATTTTTTGTAAATTTTTTTGAAAAAAGATTGTGCTTGTGGCTACCTCTCCTTACCTAAAAGAGCACCAGAATGGGAAAATGGCCAAAATTGGCCTTCGGTACGTCAAGGCTGATTCCAAAATGATATCAAAATGATATCAAACTGACACCACTCTACATCTAAAATAAATATATAATGAACGCACAATGATTTCAAAGTGATATCACTTATGTTTTTTCCTATTTAAAATCACAGTCAAACAACAATCATACTTATAACTTTACAACTATTCATTCAAACTGTTACAAGAATATTGTTATCTATATCGACTACCGATATATCGACTACCGATATATCGACTACCGATATATCGACTACCGATATATCGACTGTCAAGACACCTCAATTTTTCCCATATAATTCAAGCCTTAATCTCATACCACACCAAAAACTTTACACAACTGTCCAAAAACTGCACACCCTATCCAAAATGTATCTACATATGTTTTTCTCCTCATTTTTCCTATCAAAAATAAAAATCAACACTCAAACTTTTTATTCCACACTATCAACAGTATCACTATCAATAGTATCACATAATTCTAATATATTCAATTCATTATCAATACTCATTAAAGTCCCATTGCAATACTTTTTGTTCCCAAGTTCTCTCATAAACTGTTCAAGTTCATTTCTATTCATAGTACCAGCTTTAATATAATATTTATAGTTCACAAGTTGGTATTCATGTTTATCGCGTATAGGAAAATTAGCAGCTTTAGTATTTTCAATTAATCTTTCTTCAAAACAATTAGCACATACGCCACCAAAACCATGTTTATTATATTCAGGATAACCTTTACTTGTACTTGTACAAGGGTAATATAAATAGCATCCACACTTAGGACATCTACTAATAAACCAATCAGAAGGATGAATAAGTTTACCTCTCAACAAACTCTTCAATTCATAAATTTCAAAAGAAACAGTCCCATCATTTTTAATAGCATGATAAAGATTATTACAAATAATATTCTTTCCGACATAAATCAACGCGCGAGCGTTGCTCGCAAATTGCAATCTGGACATTATCACTCTTAAATATCTCATCTATTCCATGCAATTTTTCTAAATACTCTTCATTAATTTTCTCTTTAGCTTTTTTCAAATAAGTAATCTTATCCATTATTTCACCTCACCAGTAAACTTCTTGTTCTGGTAAATTTATTTACCAGTACACAACCTGTTCAGGATTAGTACAATTTTTCATAAATTTATCAAACTCATATTTAGTAATTAAACCAAATCTATGCCATGTATTCATTCCAACTGTTCCAGTCATTGGCATAGTTACTTTTTCAGCGTCTTCCTTAGTTTTATAAGTAATAGCAAAGTTGTTCATAATATGTTCAGAAAAACATTTAGAGCAAACAAACCAATCCTTATAAATATAAAAGGTATTACAGCCACAATCACACTTATAAGTAATCCACTTATTAACAGTCATTTTATAATATTTAAATTTTCCTGTCAATAAATTTCTAATATTGTCTCTCCAAGTATTATCACAACCACTATACATATCACAGTATTCATGATGACCATAACAAGAAGACTGTTGATTATCAGTAAAAATAATTACATATAAATTATTTTCGTCAAAAGCGCTCTCTAAGCCTTTTGCAAACTGTTCTTTTTTATATTTAATAAATTCGTTTTTATTCATTTACATTTACCCTATCAAAAAAACAACAAAACAGCCACAGCAAATACTGTCATTCCAAGTGCTATAGCAAGTGCAATATCATAATTCATATATTTACCTCATAAAGTACCATTTAAGAAATAGTAAACTTTTCCAATTTAAAACCACTCTCAGTAACCAAAGGAACGCTCAAACCATTACACAAAGTATATAAGCAAGAAATAACAGCATAAGTACTATCAAGAAAAAATCCATCACTATAAACCTGAATAAGAGAAGTAAACTTAGACAAAGGAAGAGATTCAAATAACTCAGCCAGAGCCTTCATAGTCCAACCATTCTTATTATCAATGGCATCTTGAACAGTCTGCGTAAAATTCAAAAAAGTAACGCCAGTAGTAAAAGTAACATAGCTATCTTGATTATACTTATAACCTCTATAAACAACATTGTCTACACGGTTACAAAATTCAACAGCTTCGCTTAAATTGCCACACTTGCGGGGCGCAAGCAAATCATAAGGAGCATTTTCACGAGAATACTCCCAAGTCATATCAATAGCCAAATTATCAACAATCAAATGATGTTCACTATCTTCTTCGGTATAATAATTAAGATAAAGGATATCCTGAAAATTATAAACACGTTCAGACATTTTTAATTCTCTCCTGTTATATTAATAAACTTAAAACCCGCATCTTCAAGTTCTGCAAAGTGAGGATTCTTACACATAAGATAGAAAGCAGAGATTACTCCATATTCATCATTAATATCTTCACTATTACCAATGATAAGTTTAGTAAATTTAAGCAAAGGTTGTTTTTTGAATACTCTTAAAAAACTATCCCAATCAACGCGCGAGCGTTGCTCGCAATCATAGTCATAAACACCGATTTTTTTATTAAATCTACTAACAAAATGTTCAAAATAGCAACCAGAGATATAACAAAAATCTTCTTCGTGATACAACTTAAGAATAACACTGACAATATTATTCTCTAGGTCTTCTTTATTATCAGTGGTACGCTTTTCATACTCAAGCATATAGTCTTTACTATTCTTAAAAAGACTATTTTCTTGAAGCCAACTATCAGAAAGAGAAAGATACAAGGTATCATTATTACTATGATAAGCAATATCAATCATATCTTTGAATTTAAAATAAGTAATCATAATTTATCATTTATCCTTTCTTTTTATATTCTTCTTCTAATTCAAGACCTGTTCTAATTCAAGACCTGACAAGGGCTTGTCAGATTTTTTAGCTTTTTCTCTATCAACATCAGTAACCATACCATCAACAAATTTAATATCCACTTTGCGAATTTCCTTAGTCTTATTCATATCACGAATACCAGTTAGTTCTTCAAGGTAAACATCTTCAATAGGCTTAACAATTTCAATACTACATCTATAAAAATTATAATTCTTTTCCATAGTTTCAATAACTTCATCAACAAGTTCGGAGATATCCAAAGGAGAAGAATTACCTTTATAGACAGCAGACTTAGCAAAAAGGTCAAACTGATTTTTCAAAAGGTAATCAAAAGTATCGAATACATCTTGAAGTTCATACTCCATAGTACTTAACATTATATCATCACAAGGAGTAAAAGCTACGATACAAGAAGCGACCTCATTAGTATTCTCATAGATAGAATGAATAGTACGAAATACAGTATAAGTACCAAACGTATGAGTAAGAATAGAACCCATAATTACACTTCCTTTATTTTTTAATTAAGCACATTATCAAGAAATTTCTCAGCATCTCTCTGAAAAGAATTCATAAAGAAACTCATATTATTATTAGAAATAAGTGTATAACAATCACAAGCAGAGTTATTTCCAATAATATAGTGAACTCTTTTATTTCTATTGAAATAGATAAAGAAATTATATGCTCTATAAAAGATACTATCTTCTTCATCCCATTCAGCAGCGTAAACAGCAAATAGAATGATATCATTCTTTTTTGCTTTAAGGTATTTAATTTGAAACTTATTATTTTTATATTTAGAAGAAGAATTAAGCTTCACAGATTCCATAATACAAACTCCATTCACAGGGGAAGTTCTAAGTTCAGTGTTCGTGCAAGCACTCCACTTCACATAAGAACTTCCAAAATTTTGGTGTTACGAAAGACAGATATTTATATTTTATCAATTATCTTTCTCAGCATAGATATAATAACAGATATAGAGCAAAAAGTCAATAGTTTAATAAAGATTTTTCTTTAAATTGTAATGATATTTATTACAAGGGCGCTTCGCCGATAATCCACCGTGATGCGGTGTTTGTATCATTATGAAAGATGGTCGCATTACGCTCCGTCCGTCGCTAATGCTCTCTCTTTCATAATGCAAACATCCTCTCGCGGTTACAGCCAAAAATAGAAAAAGAGAGCATAAGAGTTTGTAATCGTTCGCAAGGCTCACTTCAACAAACTCTAATGCTTTTTCTAGTTTTTGACTGTACTTTTTTCAAATGAAACAAGAAGGTATTACTTATTATTATAGAGATATTGAGATAAAAGTTACAGAAATGATAGAGTTTCTTAGTGAATACGAGCGCAAGCGAAGTATGAAATTAGAAACTCTCCTGTTGAGGGACTTTTTTCAAAAACGTACATTTTGAAATTCCAGCAAATTTTTAAATGCAGTAAATATAAGGTTTTTAAGAAGGTCAGGTCAAAATTCGTCCTAAGAAGAGAAAAACATTTTATTTTCTGTCTCGGTTACAGACGGTAACGATATTACGAATCAAAAATGTCAAAAAATCTTTATAAATACTACTTTTATTTTCAAAAAATCTTAAAACAGATTCTCCAATACTAATAATAGTAAATATATATCCGAAACGATTTTAAAGAATTTTTCAATTTTAAAATTAGAAAATCCTTATTTTATATGGGAAAAAAGAGGATAAAAAATGTTAAAAATTTCGTAAATCAGAACGAAGCTGTTACCGAAAAAAGTAAACGCAGGAAAAATAAAGAATTTTTAATTTTTATCTTGATAGTTTTTAATTTTTGTCCATGATTTATTAAACAAATCTTCCCAAATAGAACTTTTTTCAGTAGAATTAGAAGGAAGAGAATTAAAATTTTGAGGGATAAGTTTGTCCAAATTAAGTTGAATAAGGTCTTTATTTAACTTTTCATATAAAAAAGTTTCATAATATTGCGAAAGTTGAAAAGCTTCTTCTTCTTTTTTATCAATAAAATAAACAGTTCCATCAGATTGATTGATAATATTTCTTGAGTTTGGCATTTCTTTAGCTTGTCTACTCTTTTTTAATTTAGAAATTTTCTTTTGAGTTTCTTTATTATTAGTAGTTAAATTCTTTTTTAATAATACATCGTCAATATCGGAAGTCTATTTATAAAGAGATGCACATACAGCAATATGTTCTGTAGAATATCTAATTAAATAAGATGGGTAGGCAAATAAAGCACCAAGATTAATAGTAAGAGAATGAGTTAATTCCTTTTGGAATTCTTTTAATAAGCCTTTTTCTAAAATATCAGAATAGCCTTTACAATTATATTTAGCAAAAATTTTACCACGAATATTGACAAAAGTATTTAATTCGTTTGGTTTTAAAGGTCTTTCTTTGTAAGTAACCAATAAAGGTGGTTTATCTTTTAACGGTAGATAGAAATTACCATCTTCTTCATATATAGTTGAATAATCTGCATTAAAAGGAAGTCTATCTTTTTCTATAAATCCTCCAATAAAGATATCCTGAGAAAAAATAACTCCTTCTTTTGCTAATTTATCAATGATTGTTTCTATCTAATAAAAATTTTGCTTTGAAGTATGAGAATCATAATCATCTAAAAGGTTTTGAGTTCTTTTAGTTATATTATGAGCAGTTTCTTTATTATTTCTTAATTCTCGAATTTCTTTTTTAGGTTGAGTAACAAAGGGATATTTTGAATCTCTTAAATTTAAAGTATATTCTTCTAAACGTCTACCATAAGAATATGGAGAAAAATGGAATTGCTTATAATTTTCATTTTGCAATCCTATTGCAATAGCTAAATCTCCTTTGGACATACAAAGACTTTCTCCTTTAGTATACTAACCATATACATTAAGAAAAGCACAAAAAATCCATATAGCGGTATTTTGATATAATTCTTTAGCAACAGCACGATAATATTCATCAGGAGGAATTATTTTAATACAAGTAAATTTATCTTTATTTTTTCTCCAAGTAAAACATTTTTTCCAATTTTCTAATTGCTTTTTCTAAAATTTCTTTTGAGATGGAGAAGAGTAATTAGGTTCATCCAGCAATTTGCAAAGTTCTTTATAACTATTGACAGTAGAAACATTAGATAGTTTTTCCTAAACTCTAAGATAAAGGCTCTATTTCTATTCAGCCATAAATTATCTCCTTTACATAGTAGTATTAATAGTTGCACAATATGGCGAATTCTATTAACCCATATATAGTATAATACATAAAAGTCAACCTGTCAAGCACTTTTTCAAAAATAATTTTAAAACAAAAAATAAACTTGCTTATCCGATATGAGATAAACAAGTTTAAAATAAATAATATTTATTATCTAAGCTGATAATTTTTTTCAAGAAAACGCTCAGAATTAGAAATATATCTTTCCGTAATATCTTCCGCAGCAAAGACCTGAATGCAAAGGAACTGAACAGATTTTAACTTTCTTCTTGGAAAAGCAAAATCAGGATTGTTGTTAATGTCTTTTAAGATATCTGTAAGCCATCTTCTTGCATCATCAATAGTTTTAAATCTTTTTGCTTGGTCGAAAGAACGGAAAGGAGAAGGAAGAGAAAGGACATAGCCAGCATAAGTGGTACGAATTTTATCTTTTTCATAATAAGTAAATTCAATGATAAACTGATTCTTCATTTTATTCTCCTTTAAATCTTCTCCACATCTTCGTTATTAATGACAATTTTGGAAATATAAACAGAAGAATCTTCTCTTTCAATAGAAACCTTAAAGTAACTAGTATGCTTTTCATAAAAATTCTTAGCTGCTTCGACGCTATCAAATTTTTCAGCTTCATTGAAGTCACAATAAAAATAAGGCCACCAATTATAACCAACCATATTATAACCAGCATAAGTGGTCTGAACGAAGTTGCGATAATCCTTCCAAACAAACTTAATAACATAATAGGTCACAGATTTAGACTGTACAGTTAATTTACTTTTTTCACTTTCCCAATTGCATCGAGTACATGTTAATCGACCATAGTAAGCATTAAATTCAGCGATAGCACCGCACTGAGGGCAAATTTTGCACATATTACTTCACCAGTTTCCTTTTTTTGAAGTCTTACGAATCTTTTCTTTTTGTACTTACAGTATAGCAAATTACAAAACAAAAGTCAAGTATTTAATAAAAAAGAAGAGCCAAAATGACTCTTCTTTATAATATCATTACAATTTTTTTGCGTGGGTTGAAATAGCGCAACTATTATTAAAAACTTCCTTTTTCCATGATGGCCATGAAATATCGGCAGTTTTTCGAGTTGTATTATAAACCGAGGAATAATTTTTAACCTTTTCAGATGATGGTAGTGTGCCTTTCAATTTGTTCTATCTTTCTTCAAGTTCTCTTCTATTTTTTTCTTCTTGAGTTTCATTAAGATGATACAAAATAATATCATCAAGGGCTTCGATAACTTCATTCAGCTTATAAACAATGTCCATAGTAAGTTTAGTATTTGTTTCATAATAAGCAGAACCAGTAAGATTAAGTTTACTAAGATACTTGGGAAGTGAATCAGTACTACCAGTTTTTCTGTTTGATGAAGGTGTTACACTATCTGTTGTAGGTGTATTATTATCTTTTTTGTTATCCTTAAAGTTATTTATATACTTATCAAGATAAGGAAACTATTTAAGATTATCTTTACTTAACTTATAAACAGAATCAATACGAGCCATTTCCTTAACGCAATTAAGGTCAGACATAAGATAGTTACCAATACGCTTGTAATGGGTTTCATAAGGATAAGTTAAGCCAATTTCTTCATTTCCCATAAAATGTTTAAGTGTCTTGTCATTAGAAGAAACGATAATTGGTGTCCAATAATAATAACAATATCTATCAGTATACCCAATACGAGAAATATAGCCAACAGATTCTCCCTTAGTATAGACAACATCACCGAGCTTAAAGACAGGCTTAGGCTTTTCTACATCAGTGTTGTTAACTTTATTCTTTTTAGTATCAACCTCATTATTATCAACGGTAATAACAGAATTATTGTTTACTTTAAGAGTTTCCGTTTTATTTTCGGGTTCTTTTTTAGATTCTTTTACCTTAACTTCATCATCTTTATGGTTTTCTCTCCACCAATTTCTAAAATCACAAAAGGCTTTCTTAGAAAAATCAGAGGCCGAATAAAAAGTGTCCACCACTCGCGTACAAATTTCATCCAAATCCTCATCAGAGAAGCCAGTAAATTTCTTAACAGAATCTTTATACTTATTTTTAGCAGTATTTGTATGGGTTTCAATAAAGTCATCAATTTTTTTGAGAGCTTCATCGAGTTCTTCCTGCGAATAAAATGCGGATTTTAATTGGGTATCGACATCCGTTTTTCCCTTATTTTTAGGGAAGTAATTTTTTTCGTTTTCGGTCATTTTTTTGTCCTCTTTTGGGAGACAGTTAACACATTTTTCTCGAATCTTGTCTCCATCATAATAATCACGTTTTTCAAATTTGTTTTTTAATTCATTTAAAGTCCTGATAGTAGAAATTTTTTCGTTATTTTCTTCGTAAATCTTATCTGCTTCTTGGGTTAAAAGAAACAAAGCATACATATCCGATGTTTCTTCTTTTGTAATGGGAACCATTGTATCAAGAATATACCAAAGCGTATTATAATTTTGAACGAAAGTTCCAGCATTCCAATCTTCAACATCGGGAATCTCAACAGCAATATTATTAATATAAAAATAATATTTGCGAGCAAGGTCATAACGAGTTAATTTTTCGTACTCTCCATTATTATAGCCTGAGCCAGATTTATTGCTAATACGACAAATATTAATTCTTATTTTACGACCAATGCAAGTTTCCCAAGAAGTTACTTTCCAAAAATCGCGAAATCTATCAACTAATATGTCTCCAACTTCAATATTTTCCCAAACATATTGAGCAAAAGCTACTGGGTTAGTGGGGAAATCATTATTTTTCATATTATTCTCCTTTACTTAATGGGAGTACCCTTAAAATCAACAATGTCTGTAGGAATATCATTGGTGTCGTACTCAATCTTAACACCAGTGTTCTTATAAGGAGCATCCTTAAGAGTAAGCTTCTTATCAATCATAGGAGTCAAATCAAAATACTCTTCAATTTCCTTGTCAGTAAGAAGAAGAGCACCAGTAAGAGCACCCACAATCAAATAAAGAGAGTCTTTGTGATTATCCTGAGACTTAAGCTCTGTAGAGAAGATAGCACATTGAGTATCATTTTCCTTGAGAATGTACTTGACATTATTAGGATTATCACTATCTTTAGTATCAGGAGTGGGAAGGTTCTTCTTACAGGTCAACTTAGGAAATTCCTTCTGGCGAGCAAGAAGTGTGTAATTAAGAGAAGCTCCCTTTCGAGCTTTGAAATTGCGTGCCATACGAGATTTAGGCATTATAGTTATCTCCTTTTTAAATTAATTTATTTTAAATCCAGTAATTATAATAATTATTATGTACTCTTTCTTTTTCGGTAGCAATAGAATTAGAATTGAAATTTAATATTGAATTAACTGCATTAATAGACAAATGAAGTTTGTGAATTGTAACCACTGTTTGTCTTATTTCATCACAATTTTCTGGATTATTTATAATATTATGTTGGTTTAAGGTGCGCCAAATACAAGATTCTTTTTCATATTTATCAAAAGTAATACGAATTGTTAAATAATCTAAAAAAGCAAATGCAAATTGTAAATCGTGCCAATGACGAGTAATATAAAATCCTAAACTTCCAAAATAATTGTTACAATTTTTGTTTTTACCGTTTAATGCGCGTTCAAATGCTTGAGTAATAACAACCTCATTTTCTTCAAAAAATATTTTTCTTTCGATAATACTAGACCAAGTAATATGGAAAGATTTACCATTTAATAGGTTGTTGTAAGATGCACCATCATTAAGATAAGTAAAAGGTTGTGGCAGCTTTCCACCTGTTTTTGCATTCCATAATGAAGCATCACTTACAAGAGACACAAGCCAACTTGGTTGCCATACAATCAACTCATTGTAATATTCAAGGATAACATCAAATTTTTTAGAAATATTCCAAAGAATCATCCAATCATTTTTACTCTTAGGTTTTTTATAAACTGCTTCTCCAAAATCTACCTTTTCCAAATCCTTAACTAAGCAAGTCATAGCCGCAATAAATTGGACAATATTATGTCTGTTAGGCTTTTCTCCTTTAGAAAGAATTCTTTCCTTTTCAACTTGATATTCATCCATACCATACATATCCAAATAAATCATGTAGCTGTCCTCAATAATTCAATACATTCTGCAACAACTCTGTGAGCATTTTCACGCAAAGTTCTGTCAAATTCTCCTTCAATTTCTCCCCCAATGATTTCAGCAGCAATATTATTAAATATTGTGGGACGAATGGTTTCAAACAAATTAATTCCTTCTCCCCCTCTAGCAAGAGTTAAATCGGTTGTAACAGGGAAGAGAGGATTATTAGTACCAACGGCTGTAACAGGGACAAAAGGATTATAAATAACTTGGGTATAAAGAAAACAGCGGGAACAATAATGTCTTTAAACTGAGAAAAAGTAGTTTTCATGACGTAGCACCCTTTATATGGAGACATGGGATTGCCATTGATAGGTCCACCGATTATATGGTAATTTCCAAAAACGAACTTCTTAGTAAATTCGTTTACAAGAATACCAAAAATAGAAGTCGCAGGTTCTCCATATTGGTCTTCATACTTTTGAACAGACCATGGGAAATGTTCTTCAATATATTTAGCATTATAAAGCTTACCAATCATATTTTATCTCCTTTCAATTTCACCAAAATTAATAACTATGCGAGGGCAATCTTCTGTAAGAGCCAGATTGATAAACTTAACAGAAAGAATTGTAAGCAATTCTCTTTGCATATTCGAGAGTCCATTGATATTTCTTTTGCAAAATTTATTACGATAAGGTTCAAGAGGGCTATCATCCAGAATATAGCCACGCTTATAAAAGTCTTTAAGAGCAAACCAAAGCTCAAGAAGTTCCTTATAAGAAAGACCATTAAAATGATTATTCTTGAGAATATCATCATCATACATGGGGTCTTTATTCTTTGCGTATGTTAGTTCCTCAGTTTCAACATAATTATCATCCATTGTTAGTCCTCCTTTGAAATAGTGGGTTCATCACCAGAAATCGGCTTCGTATTACGCATACGAGTTCTTTTTACCGTATATTTTTTATGACAGTAGAAACAAGGGACTTTATAATTCCCATTCCAGCCGACCATATTAGCTCTTCCGCAATGAGGGCAATCAATAATGCCCAGCACAGGTTTGTTAGCCATTAGATTTCCTCCTTTGTAACTTCCTTATCGTCGGCATCTTCAATTCTAATGATAAAGGTCTTAGATATAAAAGGCGAGTCTTTATCATAAAATTTAACAACAAGACCAGCATCATTTTCAGGTTTGTAATGAAAATCAACATAGTCTCCGCCAAGAATTGCATTCTCACCAAAGAGAGCTTTGACAATATCTTTTCTCAAATCTTCCTGAGTGTATGCGATAAGATTTTCAATTCGTTTCATAAAATAACAGTTCCTTTCTTTTTAGAACGCTTCCTCAACTTCATCAATCATAATACGAAAAGTCTTAGTAAGATTAGGTTGGTCTTTATCTTGCACCTTAACAAAAAGTCCAGCGCGATTATCATCATCATAATGGAAGTCGATATAATCCTCGTGGAGAGTGGCATTCTCACCAAAGAGAGCCTTAATGATATCTTTTCTCAAATCTTCCTGATAATACCACAGAACTTTATCAACCTTTTTCATAGAATAACAGCTCCTTTCTTTACTGTAGTTACATTATAGCAAGTAAGAAAGAAGCTGTCAAGTGTTTATTAAATTTTAGTAGGAAATATCAATCAAAGATATCAATATCACTACGAGGACAATAGGAACGAGATTCTTCAAGTGTCTTTTTAGCTCGATTGTTAGCGGCATTAATTTTTTCAACAATCAAACTGCAATTTTCAAGCTTATTGATAATTTCCATTTGTTCTTTAACAGTACGTCTTGCAATGAGGACATCTTGAAGCTTTTTAAAGATAAGATAGCCATTGCAAGCATCAAGGTGAGAGAACTCAATGTAATGAAGAATATCAATTACTTGAGCATTATAATCACCCAGTTGTGTTGCTAAATCTTCATTAGACGGAAGAGAATTGATGGCAGAAGTGATATTTTCAAAAGTCTTTGACATAGCTTCCAAAGAAGGAAGAATTTTATTTCTGGAATATTCACTTGCCTGATATCTCTTGTTTGAATCTTTAACAGGAAGTTCATCACCATCAATCATTGCTTTTGCGCAATTAGAATGGGAAACAGTAGGTGAAACCGAATCCTTAAATTCCATTTCGATAGGATTTCCATTTGTGACAGGTGCTTCACCTAAGCTTTCTTGCAAACTAAGAACTGCTTTAGAAACACTTAAAAGAATCAATCCTTTGTTTGCTACATTAGAGACAAGTTTATCATATACCAGATTGCCAGTTTCGGTGTGATAGATGGAAAATACACGGTTTGATAAAAACTTGTCAACAATAGAATGATTGAGAACAATGTTGGCAGCTTTGTCAACATCCTTAAACAAATGTTTCTTGTCAGGATTTGAAACATAGCTGTACTGATTGCCAACAAACTGAATATAAGAGTTAGTTGTGGTTTCTTTTAGATAAAAGCTCATATCAGCCTTATCTCCTTTCAATCTTGATACAATAATTATATCAAGATAAAAGGATTATTTCAAGGGTTTATTAACAAATTTTTTCGGGGTCATCAATAGAATAATGAATTCCAATTACAAGAAATTCATCACGATGAGAAAGATAAAGTAAACGAATTATTCTTTCTCCAAGATAAATTTCTTCGTCTGCATCAAGCAACATATATCTCTCATGTTCAGGGTTAATTTCATAAATATCTGTTCTAATTTCTGTAATGGTTTTAAGTTCATTTTCAGACAAAGGATTATCACCTTTATTATCCATAACAGAAATTTCATTCAAAGGAACAAAGTTTCCAAGCAAGGGAGAGTTATTAGAAGTTAAACAAATTCCAATTTTAGTGTCACCATGCCAAACAGTACTTGTCCCTCTAAGACCAATAGGCATAGCAAAAATATTATTAGTCATCTAAAATTTTCCTTCCGCAATAAGGACAGAAATTCATATCTGAATGCAACTGTTCTCCACATTCAGAACAAACTTCAAAGGTTCGAGCAATATTATAGCGTCCATCTTTTTGATATGTAGCTACAGATTTCTTCCTGCATGTTACTTTACTACCTACTCCAAAGCCAAGTGTATTCAATTGGTCTTCTACAAGGTCTCTCTCCCACGCAACTTGTTCATAGACACCATAAGAAACGGTATCAGGATGTTCTTTATTATTCATTAATACAAATCCTCCGAGTAAAGTTCTGTTTCTTTATGCTGTTCTTTAAAGTAAATAAGAGAAGCAGGAAGAGAATCTTTTACAATTTTAAAAGCTTCTTCTCTTGAATGAAATTTTCCATTGTTGTCAATAAAACCTTCTTCTTTGTTCCAATCACCACGAAAATAATTTCCAGCTAATATAAAATTAAGATAAGCAAACTGCTTGTATCCGTCACTATGACGAATACAAGGAAGAACAATAATGTTGTCTTCATCTGCTTTGCTTGTAAATTTAATAGCAGCACAAACAATTTTTGACATATTATACCTCAATTACAGCCGTTTTTCATAAAAGAACCACAAGCGGGACAATAAGGATTACTGATTGCGTAACCACCCCATTTAGTAATTGTGGTTCTAATTTTTCCTCTGCGTTTACAACGAGAACAAGTTGCAATTTCTGTGTTAAAATCAATGTCATACCAACGGTTTTCTTCGGGCGAAACAACTTTAGATTTAATATGCTTAATTTTCATATCAAAGCTCCATTTCTTCAACAGGAAAAATTTGATTCTTCATACCATTATCTTTAGGAATAGCTACAAATTTACCATAGCTGTCAGGATTGTAGGCATTCCTATCTCCATACCAGCAACCCATAAAAATGCCAAAGGCTTTCTGATATCTATTGTAAAACACTCTTCCCATATAGGAATATTTCTTCCCCTTGATTTCGTAAAGATTGCCAGTGATAATATTATTACCGTTGGCATCGAGGAGAGAAGTTACAACGCCGCAATTTTCTCTCTTGTCGCGAGGGGGTTCTCTGCGTCCCTTTTTAATACGTTCCATTAATAGCGTTCCTTCCATTCATAAGTATATATAAATTTAGAAATAAGTTCTTTATGCCCTTTGTAATTAATGAATCTCTTTTCTCCGATGCCGATAAAAACAGATTTAATTTTACCGATTTTCTTTACTTGGACAGGCTTTTTAATCCAACGTTCACCGGTAATAACGGCATCAATTACACGGGTTTTACATGAATAGCCTTTTAACTTTTGGTTAACAGGAGTATATACATAATATTCTATACCAATGTCCTGTAAAGCTGAAAGGCAACCTTTAATAGTAGGAGAAAAACAAACTCTTGGAATAGAAACATCCTCATTCCAAGAAACAGCGTGCTTAGGAATTCTTGGGGTTAAAATTGTAAGATTAGGGTCTTGAGACAGATGATACAGCATCAAAAAACAACTCCTTATTTTTGATATTTAAATAATACCAAAAGAATAAAGAGTTGTCAAGTATTTAATCTTTTTTCTTACCAAGAATTGCAAGCAAACGAACAAAGATATTAATAATATCAAGATAAAGGTCTGTTGCACAACTAATGGCATTATAAGGTGTAGCCGCATACCTCTGAGAACAATACCAATCATAGCCAATATAAAGAGAAAACAATGCTACAACTGCATAATCAATTACATGACCTTCATATCCAAGAAAGAGCACTAAAATTCCCTCAATAAAAATAATACTAATTAAAGATACAAGAAGGATATGTCCAAGAGAGCAAAAATACTCTGGAAATACTGTGCTAACGACAATCATAATTACTACAATAATAGCAGTAAGAAGACATACATAACTAATACTCAACGCTGCATACTGGCTCACATAAACGCTTAGAAGTGCTCCAATGGGCAAACAAATAAGATTAAACCCGAGGAAAGCAACTACAGCGTTTTCTGTGCCACTAATAATAATAGCTCCAAGAAAAGCCAAAGCAAAATAACCCAGAATAAAGAGAAGAGGATGAGACGATACAAAGTTAAAAACCTGTGTTTCAAGGAACATACAGATGAAGAAATTACAAATCAATCCCCAAAGAATAGTATATCCCATGAGAGCGTTAAATCCCGCATCACTCATTTGCATATCTTCTGGCATACAGTCAAAAGCAATTCTATCTTCTTTTAAATTAAAGCCGTTATTCATTCTTAGTTTCCTTTTCTTTTTCTAATTTCTTCTTCCACATTTTCAAGTAATCATCAAGGTCAAGGAAAGAAATATTATTAGCTAACCCCTCTTTAATTTTATCCATCATCATTTTTGCCAAACAATACTCATCTTCGCTAAAAACTCCCAAACTACAAGAAGATTTATCATTAAGCTCAATAGTAAGAGAATAAACAGAAGGAGAAATTTCCCAGCCAAAATCTCTACAGACAGTAATGTGAATAGCTCTCCAACCCATATATAAATTGATAATTTGATTATCATAGCAAATAATCATTTAGATTACCTCCTCAAGTTTGTTTTCGGAGATATCTACAATAGAAGAATTCTTTGTAATAGCAACACGAATTTTAGAGAAAGCCTTTTTTGCAAGGTCTTTATTTGCATACTTCAAAAGATAATTTGCACTAGGCAAGCCAATCATAACATCTCTTTCATTAATTCTTATAAAGCTAATCTTGTCAGAATTAAACAAACAATTATCACTACAAATAAACATTAATTATTCTCCCTAGAATTTTTTAATTAAATAAAAGAAATCTTTTATTTAAAAACCTACTTGGTCATTTTCATAATTGCGATACCAACGCAACTTTTGTTTGTCAAGATTTTCCTTGACTTTTTTAGAGGTTTCTGCCGCTTTGTTAATTTCTTCCTTGGATTGCTTTTTGAGAATTTCAATATCTTCCTGAGCGCTTTCAAGAATAAGTCTGAGATTTTTTACTTCTTTTTCTTGAGTTTCTTGGGTCTTTTTATTTTTAAGATATTTGTGACGCCAACGAGAATATTTTAGATTACCAATAAAACCAAAATCTACATAAATATCTTTAGTACAAAAAGAATCTAAGTCCCAGTGTTGGCTAAGAACTACTACATCTCCGTGCAGGTAATTATGTTTACCAATTCTGCAATGTGGAAGACAACCCAAGCCCCATTTCTTAGTGTTTAAACAATAGATATCGTACCACTTATCAAAATCCATCTTGGTACATTCTTCACGTTCGCGCTTTTCATTGATATCATCTAAATCAGCCTTAAAGATTCCTTTTAAAATAAGTGGACCAAGCAAAAGAAACCAAAGAAACCAAATAAAAAGTCCAACCAAAGTAACTAAAAGTAAAATCATAGCAATTTTTAATAGTGGCATATCAATTCTCCCATTTATCAGTAGATTTTAATTCAATTTCTTTATTTAAATAAGATTCTTCGTTTAAATAAGACTTTCGAATCTTATCTGTCTCTTCTTTGGCTTTCTTTTGAATTTTATTAATATCTCCTTGAACAGCTTCGAGAATATATCTTAAATTATCTTGAGAGCTTTGAGTAGCTTTATTCTTTTTATACTTATTTTTCATGTTATGCTTAAAAAGAACATATCTAATATTTCCAATAAAACCAAAGTTAATATAAACTGTATCCCAATGACCTTTTTTATCTCTAATTGTTCGCTTAGGAGCAAACCATGTTAATCTCCATTCATCAGGAGCTAAAATATAATATTTTTTCCATTCGTTAAACTTTAAATGCGTCCAACTACGCCAATCTTTGCGATATTCTTTAATCCAATCAATTATTGTGTTTTGATATCCATCATCTTCATCTTTATAAACAATATGGGCAAGATAAAAAGAAAATATAACAAATACAATAAAAAGGAATCCGCTAATAACATACAAAATTTCAAACATAAAAACACCTCTCTTTTTTAGTACATTTAATATACCACAAAAGAAAGGTGTTGTCAACTATTTATTAAATTAAATTGTTAGTTTTCCTTAGATTTAATGCTAATAATTGAATCAATTTTTCTAACAAAGACAGAAAATCCGTAATATTCATTAATTATATCACATAAATCTTTAAAAAGTTGGTAGTTAATTACAGTTAAATACTGTGGATGAGTAGTGCAAATATAAACATTTTGATACTCATAGTCATAACTGATAAAGAAAGTATCAGTTAAAGTAGCCAGAGTTTCATCTTGGTCAATAATACGCTGAATAAAATCTGCAATTTCCTAATCAATAGGAGAGGTGATATCAGAAATCACTTCATACTTCTTCTCGTTCATTATTTTTTTCCTCGTTTAAATATTCATCTAATTCGCTTAAATATTCATCTAATACACTATCAACATTACCACTTACAAAGATAATAGGAGGGTCTTCTTTGGAATAGGGGTAAGAAGTAGAATTAAGATATTTATAGTCTTTAGACATTACACAAGCCCAATGATTTAGATGGGGTACATAAATAAGATTAGAAAAGCCCCAGTTATAAAATAAATCAAGTTCTCTCGTAGTAAAATTTAACCTGTAAGCTTCATGTTTATAATATTCAGATTTCTTTTTGTCGTTTGTTTTATTAGAAGCTATAAGATAACCTTTTAAAATTTCTTCAATTTTAAGACAAGTATCAAAAATTTTCATTATTCCTCCACATAGCAGATATAACAATTATATCCCTTTTCAGCTAAATCTGCTTTAACCTTTTCAGCACCAGATTTTTTAGCAAAGAATCCTACTTGAACTTTATAGAGCTTAGTTTTTGAGTCTTGAATACAAAAAGCAGTTGAATAATCAATTACGCCAGTAAGAGTTCTAATTTCATTTCTATAAGTAATTGCACGAGTTGAATTACTAAAAGCTCCTAACTGACAACGATAACCAGTTTTCTTAGGACGATTTTCTTCTTTCTTGTCAGCCTTATCTTGCTTCTTTTCTTCTGTTTCTGCTTTTTCTCTTTCAGCGTTAGAGCGAAGCCAGAAAGCGAGAATAGAATCAACAGGTCTTAACCAACCAGATGCAGAAAGGCGTTTTCCTTCAAAGTTTGTATAAGTAGAATTACCACCATCTTGATTGCAACAATAGTCTACATCAGGGAAAAGAGATTTAATAAGGTTTTGAGCAGTGGAAAGTTTCATACCACCAGACACAACAGAAACAATAAAATACTTTTCATTCTTAGGATTGCCATCTGTCTTTGTCCAACCGAACATCTGTCTTTTAGCTTCATAGTCAATGTCAGCATAGTTTTTTACAGATTGAGGCTGCTTATTTTTAAATAAAGCAGGATATTCTGTGCCAAAATCTCTCCAACCAACGCCATTGTTAAATACGCCATTCATAATCTTTCCAAAATTTGTAATACCCCAACCATTAGAGAAATTGCCATCCTTGGCATAAACAGTGTTATTACTTTTTAAATTCCAGATAGAAGTTCCGCTAGCAGTATCAAAGAAGAAAGCATTTGTTACAACATCAGGCTTATAGCCATAAAGGTTATACATTTTTTCTGGACTTAGCTTTGGTTGAGTACAGATATCAATACTTGCGCTCTTTAATTCGCTTTTAGGCCAATCAATTACCACCACATTATTATAAGTCACGCCTCTTACAATAGGATGATACCAACGAAGCAAAGAATTATTTTTACCATAATGATACTAAACAGTTGCCATATTATCTCCATTCTTCTGTATATTTCAACAGATTTATTTAAATTAAAATAAAGGACAGATATCCTTTTCTATGATTAGTTTAGCATAAGAAAGAATATCTGTCAATATTTAAGTTGTTAAATTTTTATGAATTAGGTATCGGGAATGGTGTCGATTTTGTCTTCTGGCTTCTTTTTCTTGTTATAAGTGCGTTTGGGCTTGTTTTCCTTTGCCGCTTCAATGGTGTGACCTTCTTTAGAAAGATAGATATTCATAACAGGGACAAGCTTAAGTTCTTCAATAGTAATACTTGTCCAGTCATAATAGGCAGGAGGAAGGGTTTCCTCATCAAAATGGAATTTAAACCACTTTTCTGCTGAAAGGGGACAACTAAAACGTCTTGCCTTATCGAAGTCAACAAAGAAACCAGCAAGACCAAGATAATCTTCTCCTGCAAAAAGAGTCTTAATTTCAGAATCTCGATTAGCCTTAATAGTAATATAGTAAGCAGGGTGATTCTTAAGAGGAAGCATATTAATCTCCTTTAATGCATGATAGTATACTTACTACCAATTTCTACCTTGATAATCTTCGCATAATTAAAGTCATATTCCTTGGTATAAGTTTTGTTTTCAAGGAAAAACTTCTTGTTCTTACTCCACCATTCCTTAGCATCTTTTTCGGTATCAAAAGAATAACAGGAAAGAGTAAATTGTTCTGCAATGAGATAAGGGATATTTGCCCAACCTCTATTAGCGAAACCATAAGAAGGTGATTCACCATAGTTAAGAGGAAGCTTCTTTCTAGGAATACCAATGCAGTAATAGGTTTCCATATTAGAATGAGCAAGACCGTTATCAGTAATATTAAATACCATTTTTATTCTTATCCCTTTCCGCAATTTGAGCCTTAATATTTTCAATACGTGACTTTTTCTGTCTTAAAGTTTCTTTTGTGTCTTCAACTCTATTGGCATAATATTCAAAGCTGGTTTGCAAACGCTTAAAAGTTTTCTCCTCTTCATCATAAGCGTGTTCAGCTTTAGCCAATGCTTCATCAAGAGAATCTCTAACAGGAAAATTATCAGCGAAAGAAATTTTCCCATCCTTGGGGATATATACAAAGAAATGTCTGCTATTAAGACTAGCAAGAGGGTTGTTTCGTCTCCAACTCATATACTTTTCGTAAGATTCAAAGACGTAATTTTGATAAGAATTTTTTCTAATTGTAATTACTTCTGTAGAACCTGATACTCGACAGACATAAAAATCTTTGTTTTCATAAACGACGGGATACACAGAAATAGACTTAATATCATGATGAATTTCAACAATCTTTCCGTGCTCCCAAGGCTTCATAGCTTCATAGTTATCCATGTTAAACCTCCTTAAAAGTTTTCAGGGGAAGTGTGATATTTATTATCCATTAGCGCGCGATTAAAAATACGCTCATCTCGGACAACAGAAAAATAGTGGTCGAGATATTGAGGAGCATTAGGAATATGACAGGGGTTGTTGTAGGATTTAACAGCTTTAACAAAATTGTCAATCAATCTTTCGCTATTAGGGTCAGCTTTAAATTCTCCAATAAATGCCAAAGCCTCTCCTGCGGAATGAGCGCAAAGAATATTGTCCGCTTCACAATCTTGAGCAAAGAAATAGTTGAAAACAAAATGAAAAATATTTCGTTCGATATAGTAAACGCACTTATACTGATTAAATTCAACCACAAAAACGGGATAGTAGGTAACAGTTTTATTTTCTTTTCCGTTAACTCCAGCGTTATAAATCATAATACCACCTCAAATATTTTTTAATTCGATTACAGTTTTAAGTGTGCAAGCATTTTTACCAGCGAATACGAAGACAAAACCTTTGTGGTAATAAATACGCTCGCTGTTAGACTTGGTGCGGAAACGACGCTTAAAAGCATACATTTCTTCATTGGTTAGCCCAATCTTTTCGTAGTTGTAAATAGTTACAGCATCAAGATTGATACCTTTGTTACGAGCATTGCAAGCTAATTGGCGAAGCTCTCTTTCATTCTTAATACCCAATCTTTCCAAACCACGGTCACGAGAGTGGAAAGTGAGCTTGATTTTATCCGAACCAATCTTATTATGAAAATTACGATTATACATTTAAACAACTCCTTTCAATGGATTCACTTCATGTTTAAAGTATACCAAACTTAAAAGGAGTTGTCAAGTGTTTATTAAATTGATTCTGGGAATACTAATCTTTCTCTAAGAGCTGTATACTCTTTTAAAATCTGGTTGTAATTGTTAATAGCTTCTTTTATTTCTTCTTCTGCGGAATTAATATTAAGAACTTCAAAAGTAGTATTATCTCCACCATTATCAATTTTCAATCCAATAAGATAATACTTCTGGTCTTTTTTCTGTTCTAAGCAAGCTTGAGCCAAAGTCTTTTTTTGCCAAGAGCTAATATAAATTCTTAAAAAATATTCGATATAACTAATAAGATAAATAGGAGTAGCTTCTTCACCCATGATAAACCAATATTCTTTTTCATCTTCGTAAAGATTAGGAATCAAAAATAAACGCTCCCTCATCACACCACGAATACTTTCTCTTTTTTCATAAGCAAAACATTCTTCTTCGGTAGAGAATCTACGACCGTCTTCTGCAACCCAATATGTTTTTTCTTGGGCAGGAATTGTTTCTTTTTCAATTTTCATATCAATTAAGCCCCTTCAAAATCTTTAATTACTTTATAATAAAATTCATCTTTTAATTCATCAGAAATTAACCCCATCTTGTGAATGTGATTGTTAAGTTTAATGCAAGCTAATTTCATAAATTTTTCGTAATTAAATATCCATGTCCAACCTAAAATAATATTAATGATTGGAAGAGCACTTAGAATAAGAATTTGAATGATTGACATTGCAGAACCAGTACCAGCACTGGAAAGTTTAATATCAATATTCCTTGCATTAAAAAAGTCGTTTACATATTTGGTAATCTCTTTAACAAGATAAAAGAAAACCAAAACATCCAAAATAAAAACAAATCGCCAAAGGTTAATAATAATTTTAAGAATCATTTGTTTTTGTTTCTTTCTCCTTTACTTCTTCAACTTCTTTTGGGGCTTCTTTAAATTTTTTACAAAGATAAGATAAATGCCCCATGGAATTATAGGTGAATCCACTTTCAGGATGTCTTACACAATCCTTCCATGGGCATTTCTTTTCATCACAACCAGTAAAAGGAAGTAAAGATATCTATCTATCACTTTTTGGAATATACATTTTTTCTCCTACACACATTATTTAATTATCCCTTAATTTGAATGTAAGGGATAGAATCAGGACCACAATCAAAGTCCCATCCATTTTCAACAATTTTTTCAAGAAAAGTTTTACTGTTTGTTAACTTCCAAACAATAGGGCTACAGCAATTTTTATGAATAAAGTAATAAGGATGCTTGATTTTCTTTTCACGACCAACAGCAAAAAGACGCCCCATAATAACATTAAAGAAATAACTTACATCGTTATCTTTAAAAAGCTGATTCCAAATTTCTGCATCTACTTTTGCTTTTGCGCTGGTAATATCAACCCAAGAACCATCTTCATTCTTCTGAAAAACAAGGTCGTATCCTCTACATTTACAAAGCACTTTAAATTGCTTATCATTAGTTAGAATTTTCTATAAAGTCGGACTGAGTTGAAATTTTTCAAAACGAGCCACGCTACAACCTAAGCTGGAATTATGGTCAAGACGTTCCTCGATATAGCCAAAAAGTTTAGTAATGTTGGCTTTTTTATTAATGTTCTTGTATTCTTCAAGATATTCCTGTTTAGTAAACATAATTTAACAACTCTCCTTACTTTTTCGATTTGTATTTATATAATACTACAAGCAAAGAGAGTTGTCAAGTGGTTATTAAGTTTTTTTACCAATTTTATAAGGATACAATTTTAATTCTTCTGGTAAGTCTTTGTATTGGATAGCTTTTTCTTCAATTAGATAAGAATAATTTTTAAGATTTTTACTTCCGCAATAAGGGCAATAAGTAAATTCTCTTTCAGGAGAGTATCTTGTAATAAATTCTGGATTAGACAAAGTGGAGGTAGCATGAAGATATTCTCTACAATTTAAGCAGTAAGAATAAAAAGCTCCATCATTGATAAATTTAATTACAAGCCAGTCTCCATTACGGAATAGAACTTTAAAACGAGGGTCATTATCATTATATTGATAATCACTGAATTTCGCTTGCCTTATCTTCTTCCTTTGTTTCTTCGACATTTTCTTCATCCTTTACTTCAGCCTCAGCAGAATTTTCTGTAGCAGTCTGAGGAAGTCCACTACCCATCATTCCTGCCATAGCGCTCATCATATCAGCCATACCACTAGGATTATTCTGAACAGTGTTATAAGAAGTTCTAAGGAGTTTATAAAACATAATCACGCAATCAGCAAAACCGTATTCTTCATTGAGCTTTGTTTGAATTGCAGTAATATCATCCATGCTGTCAATCTCTTTATCAAGAGTGCGTTCTTCATTACCATAAGTTGTAATAGTTGCTTCTGGTTTCAAGCCCATATATACAATATAATAAGTATGGCTTTTCTTCAAATTCACTTTAAATTAACTCCTTTTAATATATACACTAGCAGTAGTCTCTTGCATTAAATATGCTACTGTAGTATTAGTTTTATTTGCAATAATTAGGTAATCTCTCCATGTTAAGAAAAATCTCTTATGAAAAATCTTTCTTACATCTTTTTCTGACCTATTTAAAAATTCAGCCCACTGCTTATATGAATAAGGACTTGCTTTCATTACTTCACTTGCTCGCTTTAATTTATCCATATAAGGTTTATTAGGATGAATATAATAGAATTTAATATAATACCAAAAACCAAGAAGTTTATTTTTAAAATTTTTCATGGCTTCTTTTTCCATTATTCGAACGTATTTTTAAGAATTGCTTTTTTGAAGAAATTCTTCCACATTCTTTAAACAATTACTACATAAATCATAAGATTGATAATCGTCCCAAATTTCGCCGCCACGTTCAAAATGTCTTTTAATTTTTAAAACCTTCATATTGAAAAGATTTGAAATAGGCATTCCGCATCTATCACAAAAACATTTAGTTGCCATCTTGTTTTTCTCCTTTGTAGTATTTTTTCAATTATTTACTAATCCTGTCTGCAATCGTACTTGCTACAAAACTATCTGGTTTAACAGTTGGTTCGTAACCAGCACCTTTCAACCATCCAACAATTTCTGGAATTACTTGACCACTTGGTCCAGCATATCCAGCATCTACATGAATTCCAATGCTAGTATACTTTTCATAGTCAAAATTCTCTTGTATAGACAAAGTTGTTAATTCATCAATTAGCTGGTCAGCATAAGCAATGCTTAATTCAGTTTCTTTGTGGATTTTAACTTTCAAGTTTAAAATAATGGGTAATTTTTGAATTTCATAGAAGAACTTACCACCTTTGCCATCGGTATAGACAGCAATAACAATGACGGCTTTAGTTTCATCTTTGTGATTTTGACTATCAGTACCAATGACAATATGATTATGTTCTGCTACATCTGTACGGTTTCTAATATAGTCAAAAATAATTTCGGCTATTTGGCGCATATTTACTCGTCCATATGTCGGACTAATCATATTATCATTCCTTTGTTTTATTTTTAATGGTGTACAATAGTGTTAATTACTTCAACTAACTGGTTCAAATGCTCCACTGTCTTAGCAGGAAATTTATAAAGTTTACCATTGCTAAGGAATGAATTCATTTTTAATCCAGAATCAGAAGCCCACCAAAATTCTTCTTCTTTAAAAGGAGAAACATTAATGCTCTCTTTTTTGGATTCTTTGTTTTCCTTAAACTCTTTTTTATCCTTTTTAGTAGGAGGAGTTAAATCTTCAATCTCTTCAATTTCATAATCATTTTCATTGAAGAACCAGTCAGCAGTACACTTTGCTTCAAAGCGTGTCTTAAAAGGACGAGCATCTTCCTTCTTACCAAAAGTACATTCATCATAATGCAAACCAAAAGCACTACAATAATAATTTTGTCCATCTTTAGGAAGGTTATGTCTTACATTAGATTTGACACGAATAATGTAAAGTTTACTTAACTTATTCTTTTCTTTGAGATTTTCATTCAACAAAGTGCCACATACAGGGCAATAATTAGCATGGACATAAAAATCACCATGGTCAATAAGATTCTTTTTACTTGTAGCGTTAATAGTGAATCTATAATTCTCACACCACTTGCACATATAGAAAAGACTCCTTTCAGTCTAATTTACTATTGATAGTATAAACCAAAAGGAGTCTGTTGTCAAGAGCTTTATTTAATTTTCTTTTGTTTTCTTATTTCACTTTGAATCTTAAACCAATAAATTGCTGCCATAACAAGAGCAATAGGCCAACAAAAAATCAAAGTTAAATAATGCAACAAGGTTACTTCTTTATCATTTTTATTAGCAGGACAATTATAAACATTATATGTTACTGCAAGCCCACATAAAAGATAAAGAGCAAAACCTATTAGAGATACATCATTCAATCTCATTGATAAGCTCCTTTGCAAAGGAATAAAAAAGAACTGTGGTACAAAATTTGTTTTTGGAGGAAACAAACACGAACAAAATACGAAAAAGGAGGTGGTCTTATTAGCAAATCCAGTCTATTATAAGGAGGTAAATTGTACCACAGTTCTTATTATTATATTAACATACTCTTTCGAGTTTGTCAACTACTTAATAATTACTTTTTAAGAAGCATCTGATGAGAATAAAGAATCTGCATCTTTTCAACTACAGATAAGCTTCTGTTATAATCATCATCATTGTCAGCCAAACGCATTGCGAATTGATAGTCAAGGTTGTTTATGATTTCTTCCGTCAATACTTGACCATAACTCATGTTTAAGCATTGATAAATTTCTTTACTATTAATACGATATGCGTCTAACATAGCGTTGATATAAGCCATTGTAGAGATATTTTTATCATCAATAAAGCCAAGTATTTTCTCATAGTAGGGAAAAGTAATTGCAAGCTTTTTGATTAACTTGTTTAAAACATTGAGATTAATGCCTTCTTTTTTGCAGATGGCTTTTAAATAATCACAAGCGTAGCCATTAAGAATGTCAAGGCTCCAATATCTATCTTCTTTTCGGTTATCATAAACTTCTTTTGGATTAACAAACCCCGTTAAGATAATAGCTTTTCCTACAATTTTACCATTGTCAAGTTTAGTTTTACCATAGCAATTTGCCAAATCTTTTTTATTAATTAAAAGTTTTGCTTTAGCAACAACAGTTAATTTAACAGCAACATTATACCCATAATTATCAACAACAAATGCATCATAAGAAATGTAATTATACCAAGTTAAAACATCTTTTACAGTTAAACAAGCATGAAAGCCATTGCCACAGTAATCAATTTTACTAAATTCTCCTTCTTCTGGTAAAGAATAGACTCTGTTAAGTTCGTATGCAAAGTTTTGATTAGGGCCTACATATTCTACTTTGTCATTAGAAACATAATAGGTCTTATAAAGAGCTTTGTAACAATCAATCCATTCCCAATCTTCTCCAACAGGAAAAGGTACATCTTCCATTTTTTCATATCCCCAAGTACGATTGTTGATAACTGTATGATTAGGAAGATTATTCGTGTAAGATTCGCTGGAAGATTCTTCAAAATCTACACCAGATGCAGGGTAAGATTCATATTCGATAGGATTGTTTTCGACAGGATTGTTTTTTTTAGACTTATTAAAAAACATATTTTATTTACCTCTTTTTACTCGTTTTTGACCTATTTTTGACATTAAAACCTGTAAAATTTGCGTGGATTTACCTTTTTCAACATATTTTCAACCCTCTTTTTAGACTCGCAAATCGCTTCATCCATTTTGGCGTAAAACTCATCACGAGAAATAGGCTGAAAATGGTCAAAATTTTTCGGATAATTTAAAAGGAAAAACAAATCAATGTCCTCATTATAATAAGGAGCTACATCAATTTCTGAATCTGTATAACAACCATATGGTGTTTCATCTTCAAAATTGTTAATCTCAATACAACCCCATGAAGAAGAATAGTTAACCTCACATCTTCCTTCTAACAACTTGGGAGGTTGAACAATCATAATATAATGTCCCCGATGAATATAACAATTTCCAATCAGCTTTGGAGCGAGTTCTTTCATAATATATTCATCATAAGATTTTCTTGTGAGATTATTTAAATCCTTGTTAATCTCAGATAGTTCTTTCTTCTTATTTTCGAGAACCGTCTTCCATTCTTTCTTCTTATTTTCCAGTGATGTCTTCCAGAAATTTTCCATGTTACACCTCTATTATAAAAATAATAGTCTCATAATCAATATTAAATTAATTATGAGACCTTTTATTAAATTAGCTAATCCAATAAATTGTGAAGACTTAGAAGTTATTCCCCGTTACATTACTTCCTGCACTCATTGAAACTTTCCCGTTTGCGGCTACCCATTTCGACGGACAAGTGTTTATAAGTCTTCTGTAAAACTGCGAACAACCTACCCGTAGGTTATTCAAATACGATAATAAGCGCTCCGACCCCCATCGGATTCTTATTAAAGGTGAGGAATAGACGACGTTCACCTCACGATGAGCCTCCGGTCCTAGCCTCTGGACGATGCCACGCTCTTTGTCCAACATCTTTAGTTGGCAATCAACCTACACCACCGAGCAAGAATTCGGAAGGTAGGATTTTATGATTCTTGCAAGAATAATTTGAGTTTACCACTCTAAAAGTCTTCATAGTTCCTATTTCTACGAAGGGTGCTTCCGACAGTATAAATCATTTTATACATGTCTAAGAAGTCATTGCATCTCAGCTATTATTGAATATTCAATTGTGTGTCTTACAGTCAAGAACGTGATTTGTCTATCAGGCCTGTGTAGTGCAAATCAGTGGGAATCTCTTCCGCACTTTTTTCATCCTTTCCCTTGGGACAATCTTAATATACCATAAGATTAGTTCTCTGTCAAGGGTTTATTATTTTTTCTTGAAGAGTTTTTACCAGCTCTTCATAGGATTCAATAAGTTCTTTTTGTGCTTCTGCTTTTTCCTCTAAAGATTTAATAAGACCTTCTTTAGCCTCATCTAAATTTTTATGAGTTTCTTCGGCTTCTGTAAAAGCCTTTGAATAAGCATGGATACCACCAATAATAGTTCCTGCTAAAAAGAAAATTGCTAAAACTCCGATAGCAAGAATGATGCACAAAGCAACTTGAGTAGTGTTCATTTTCTTTTACTAACCTCCATTAATTTATTTTCAGGTTCAATTCTAAATTGACCCGCTTCCCAATCAAAGCCCATGCCTACTGAGCGAACTTTTGTATAAGGCCTACTTCCCACGGTGTTTCTGGAATCTTCTACACTAATTACTACTAATGAGTTTTTATACAGTTCCCAATTCGCACCGTTTGCTACATCATTGAGAATATCTCTAAGTCGTTCAATTGTCATTTTAATCTCCTTTTTTATCTTTTGGATATAGTTTTAAAAAATGTATTCCAATCATAAACAAACAGCCACTAATAAATAAACAGAAAGGGGTTAGAATTGTTCCAGTAGAATGGTCTAACCCTGCAATTCCTATTATAGTGCTAAAATAAAAACAAAATAGGCTGTAAACTAAATTAATATTAAACAAATCCATTAAACAATCCAGAAATGTACAATATCTTTATATGGAGAGGTCCAACTATCTTTTGTAAAATTAGTCCAATCTAAAATACATCGGGTAAAGAAACTCTTGCATCCATTAATTGTTCCCCATCCATTAGGAGATTCATACTGTTTATATTTATTTGGGAATCTTTCAAGCTCTTCTAAACCATGAATGATAAAAGGAATAACATTTTTTACAAGACCGTTATCTTCTTCATTTTTCCATTCTAAACCTGTAGATTTCTAAATCATTTCACGCAAATTGTAAGTAATATTTGCTTCACAGTTTCCAACATCAGCCCAAAGTTTAGGGTCATCTTTACACTGGACTCTGTAACTAATATCGTAGCTCATTTTATCACTCCTTGCTATTCTAAATCTATATGACCAACATATACAAATTCAGCAACATCATCAATATCAGTGGTATAGCTATCATTGATTTTCTTAATTTTTGTATCATTTTGAATTATCCATAAATCACCGAAAAAAGGATTGTAATAGATATCGCCATTAACAAATTCTTTTTCACCAATCTTAATCATCGTTTTCATTCGCTATATCATCCCATAACTTTACCCAACTTTGATAATCTTTGACAAAACTATCATAATAATCTTGTGCAGTTAATCCTTTATACGTTTTATTATAAAGCTCATAAAATTTTCTATTGTTATTTTCCCATGCTTGACAAAATTCCATTAAGGGAACTTCATCTTCTTCAAATCCAAGTACTTGAAAACATCTTTCTAAAGCACTTTCATAATAATCGCTGATATAATAACTTCCATCTTTTTCTCTTTGGGAACAATGATGAAATTGAATAATCATTTTAAAGATAGCATCTTTAGCTCTAAGCAAATCTATATTTTCGTTTTCAGTCATTCGTTTTATCCTCTTTATATTCATTTGGAAGGAAACTAAAAATATGAGCAATTACATCTACTGTCCATCCATTACCTAATGCCTTTCTTGCTGCACTATCTGGAATCATATTAAGAAAATCATCAGGAACAGTCTGTAAACGACACATTTCTTTAGTAGTATAATATCTAAAAGGTAAATTATTTTTAAAAGCATCTGGATGTCTACCAATAGAAAGTGGCGTAAGGACATTATCTTTGTCTACAGTAGTGAGACAATTTGACTTGTCTGTATTTGTAGCGCGGACTTCAAGACACTGAGTAATAGGAATTGTTTTATCAGTATCTTTTCTATGTCCATTTTCATCCAATCTGCGACCAACAATAGTGGCTTTATTTAATCTACGACCTCTGATTGCCGCAGGATTTGGAAATTCAATATCTTCAAGAATATCTTCCAAAGTAATGTTTTTATCTTCTGGAAGTGTTACGTTGGGAATATTAGTCCAATAAAGTCTACGTCTGTTCTGTGCTGAAACAAGAGAAGAATTAATTTCAATGGGTTCTACTCCAAGAATATTTGTAATAATATCTTCCCATTCTTTTTTCATAATTACATTTTCAAGTAAAAAATATTTTGGTTGGGCTTCTTTTATTGCACGAGCATATTCATAAAACAATTTACTTTGAGAACCTTTTAATCCTTGACCATTACCAGCCATGCTCAAATTTGTACAAGGAGAACCCCCAATAAGTAAATCAATTTTACCTTTGTATTTGGTAAAATCTTCTATAGTTACATCTCCATGCTGAACTACATCAGGGAAATTTGTTTCTGTGGCTTTAATTGCGTTCTTTTCAATTTCATAAGCATCATAAGAATCAATCTTAATTCCAGCTCTCTCAAGTGCCAGATGACCGCAACAAATACCATCAAACAAAGATAAAACTCTCATTATCCGTAAAAGCCTCCATCGGGCGGGTCTCTTCTATAATTAGGACAAGGTATATCATTTAGAGGGTCTCTAAAACAGTCTATTCCCCAACTATGAATACAATTACTACACCAAGCAGGTTGAAAATGATAATTAGAAATAGAAGGATTTTTAGGCTCTTCTGGCATAACAGGGGCTTTCTTAGGAGTAGTAGTATTTGGGTCAGGTTGAACATTCATATCTTTCATAAGTTCTTCCTTTTCAGCTTTCTTAAAAGCATCCATGGCTGAATTAAGAAAGTCAAGAGTATGCTCATCATACCCTAAAATCTTAAGCTCTTTGATTAAATCTTCATTGCCAATTTTCTTTAAAACATTTGGAAAAGCATAAAGTAAAACTTGAACACGACCAAATTCTTTACGCCATTCATTATACTCTTTTACAGTCATTAATAATACCTCGTCTTTCTACCTCAAATTTAAGTTCGCTTACCGCTACTGTAACTGGCATAGATACGAAATGGTCATAATAATCTACTGCCTTAGAAAAATAGCTTCCGTACTTAATAGGCCAATTCTCTTTGTTTTTTGGAGGATTCTTTTTTTCAATCTCTTTAAGCTCTGAACAAGCCGAACAAAGTTCTGCATTAGTTAAATTACGAAAATAGCCCATAATAATACACCTTTCACTTAATATGCTTATGATTGTATATAAAGGATAACACAATTTTTCTTGCTTGTCAATAGAAAACAATAAAAAAAAGAGAGGGAATTACCCCTCTCTTAATTTATTTTTTAACTTAGGCAAAAGCCTTAGTTTCAACAGCGTCATAACGCTTAGTCAGAAGAACATCCATAAGCGCATCCCAAGGATTAGTCTTGCCACTGAGAATCATTTTCAAAGTTTGAACACTAAACCCGCTGACCATGATACCATAATCATTCTTGGTCATGGGAAGACCGTTACCAGTAGTACCGTTTCCGCACGTATTCCAATAAATAACCATAGGCATCTCATATCCAGCATTCTTGTACTTCTGCTCAATGGACTTAAGGAAAGCAGGAGCTTCCTTAGCAGTAGCACGAATGCTGTTATAGCCCCAATAACCATAGCCACTACTACCAGTGCTAATATTGCGGATATTTACCATAGAATCCCAACCACCATCACTGATAATCAGAATATTCTTGGGCAAATCACTCTGAGGAGAATGATTCTTAATTGCAGTATCAAGAATCAGGTCAAACACGGCTTCAAGGTTGGTGTTAGCACACTCATTATGACGAGCAGCTTCCCTAAGATTTGCATACAGAGAGTCATAATTAACATTAACCATCTGAGGATGTGCAGAGAAAGTAATGTAACGACCCTTATATGCACCTTTAGCACGCTCTGCAAAGTAAATTGCAAGAGAGTTAGCAACCTCAAGAGCAGTCATACTAGTACGACCAACACGAGTACACATAGAACCAGAACCATCTGCAACAACAATAGTAGAACTATCATCGGTTACAAGATTGGGAAGAGACTTCCACATACCTTCAAGAGCGGCATCACGAGAACGAGGATAAGTATTCCATTCGTTTTCACAGTACTTGTGAACAATGTCACAAGGATTAGACACAGAAGAATTAATCTTTGCCTCGCCCTTAGTAAGAGCATTCAGATATGCACGACGGCGCTCTTCATCATTACGAAGGAAAGCCTTGTTGTAATTAAGGTTTGCCTTAGAAGGAACAGTCTCGTAATTAATGCTCTGCCAATTCTGAGAAGACATCTTACGCTCAACAACATCAAGGTGCTTACGGAGAGCAGACAGACCCTTACGATACTCACGTTCAGTCAGACCGAGCATATCCATAGTCTTAAGACCACGCTTACGAGTATCATGGCTGTGAGAAGAAGCACTATCAAGCCACTTCGCCATAAGGCTAATGGACTTGCCCTTCTTCATATTAGCCATATCTTCCTTCCACTGCTTACGAATCAGTTCACGAACAACAGGCTTAGTAGTAGGATTATCCATGACAACATAGATATAATCCCAACGAGAATACTCAGGAATCATAGGAATCAGGTTCGCCACAATCTGAGCACCACCATTGTTCATCATATCCTTAAGGCAAATCTGGAAGAGACGGCGCTCACCCTGACCCTCACGGATATCGCCAGCATAGAACAGCCAACGAATAGCGAGACGAGGATTCTCAGAATAAGCTGCACGGAACTTCTTCACAATATTACCATCAGGAAGACTACGAAGAGCGGTAATGGAAGTATTGATATCAAGAAGAGCAGAACCAGAGGACTTGTAGGCAATAGCACCATTAGAAGTGTACTGCTTATCAGCAGGAAGAGAAGGAATTGCAACCTGAGTGTAGTAGCCCTTGGCAGTATTCTCAACCTTGTCCATGAAAGAAGCCTTACGGCTAACTCGGTTGGACTTAGTAACAGGCTTTTCAGGCTTAGGAGCCCAAGCCTTAGTGTTATTCTTCTTGTTAGGATTGTTGTAGTTATACATAATTTTCTCCTTTTCTAAAGGACTAGACTCTTTTTGTCCTTTTTCCAAAATAAAAGTTTTTTGTAGTTTGCTGTGAGAGTCTAACTACTTATGACAATAGATACTATAACAGATGTATCTTAGTTTGTCAAGAGGTTATTAGAATTATTTTCGTTTTTTCCTAAATTTTTTTCGAAATTGTTTATAAAAAGCTGTTTAGCATTTTGAGCTTTATAGCAAATATCATTAGTAATAGCATCTTCTATTCCTTGAAACAATGAAACAAGGGGACATAAAAGTTCTCTTTCATCTTCATTATCTGCTAAAGCATCTCTGCTCTTTGCGATAGAAGTAAGCTCTCTTATAATAATATCTTTTGTTTTAAATTCTAATTTTGTAGTAATTTCACCATCAAATTTGTCAGCAAGTTTTTCAAATTGCTCTTTAGACAGATATTTTTTATTTATTGTTACCCAAACCTAAATTTCTCCGTTGGTATCTACTAAAATTGGAATATCTGTTCTATCTTCTGCTCGATTTGCTAATTTTCTTATCCAATTCTAATAAGCTTTCTATCCCTCTTGAGTCTAAAGCCAATTAATATCAACCATATTATACCCTCTTATACCCAATTATACCCTTATTCAGATTTCAAAACAGAAATTTTAATTCCACCTTCCTCGAACTCATACTTAGCACGAGGAATTTTTACTTTTAAAGTGCCAGTTTCTTCATTAGAATCCTGACTTACAATAGGTAGAGTAAAATTTAAATTAACTGTATCATCGAAATTTTTCTCCATATTAAATTCTTTTGGTTCAAATTTAATAAACATTTTAGATTTTTCTGAACGAGAAAAATTTAAACTGAAATCAGAGATAGGGTTCAACTGAACAGAATTATGCTTCAAGCACGCAGTTAAACCACAATATCCTCTAATATTAGCATATTCACAAGAAATGCCTTTTTCATTACAATATCCTTTAACGGGATAATAATCTCCTGTGTTATTCATTATTAATTCCCCTTAAAGTAATATTCATAATGTTCTCCATCCCAAAGAGGATGTTTAACATTTTTTTCAATGTCCCAATCGTAATGTTCACCATTTTCATCTACATCAGCAACATAACAATTGTCATCAGGGTCGCAACCATTATCATTGCCAGTATAAATACAACTTTTTGGGTCAAAAAGAAAACGTTTCAATTTATCATCATCTTCAAGAATTTCATTAATAAAGGGAACAAGTTCTCCTGCATGGTCTACAGAACCGCTACAATCCCAAAATTCCCAACCACCATATTTGCTTCTTTCTCTTTTATATTTAGGGACAAAAATTTTAATCTTAAAATCTTCTTCAAGTTTACGCTTAAAATCTTTTGCTTGAGCAAACATATCACAATTAAGCATTGCAGTATAAAGATAAGAAGCCTTATCTTCCGTGGAAGAGTAGCAACGTGTGTCCCAACCATAATCTTCATCCGCATTAAAATTTAAATAAGTTGGAATATGTTCTAGACCATAATTATCCTTTGAAATAACAAGAGAATGACAAGAACTTGAATTAGTTTCAAATACGTTCTTACGAATTTGTTTCATTGTTATTTCCTCCATTCAAATCTCTTAAGAACTGATACATTTCAGTAACAGTCTTATTGCCAACATCATAACGATGATTTACATCACAAGAGTTTCTTGCATACTGCATTTCAACTCCATCAATATACATAGAAGCACTGGTCTGTTCACCGTCTTGACCATCATCGCCCATGTACATAGTATTCCAATCTTCCTCAGACATAAGACGCTTAGGCTCAAGCTGTTTAATAGCAAGATTGTCAAAACTAATAACAGAGAACCACTTTTCATCAATCATGCGACCAAGATTGTCATAGATTGCCTTCTGCTTATTTGCTACAAGTTCCTTAGCCCAATCTTCCTTAACATACTCTTCACCACGACGAACTGTCTTGTAGCCAAGAATAAGAATCTTAAGCCCACGATTCTTAAGAGCACGAAGAGTATCCATCGTCACAATACCATTAATGACATGGAGAACAAGATTGGGATACTTAGAAATAGTCTTAAGAAACTGCGGTTGAAGAGGGTCAACAAGAGAGACACCAATACCATAAATGAGTTTTTCATTAACAAGCTGTTCAATAAGCTCCTGATTCTTCATAAAGGCGAACTGATGAACAGTCATGTTAGGAATAAGATTCAATTCCTTACACTTGCGAAGGAAGGGAATCAAATCAGGATGAGAAAGGGGGTCTCCACCTCCAATTGCAAGCTCTGTGTATTCATGGAAACTTTCAAGAACCTTGATACCCTGTTCACCAAGAATATCACCATGCTTGCCAGTTGGAGTGCTATTTTCATGGCAAAAACTACAACCCTGTGCGCAATTGTTAGTAATTTTATAATCACAGCACTCTGGAAAATCAGCCTTAAAAAAATCAAGGTCATTTTCTCTGGTCTTGGAACCATTTGCCAAATTTAGCTCCACCATATAGTTTCCGTTCTGATAAGATACAATTTCATTCATTTTTATACCTCCAAATATAGCCCCCTGTAGTTTTTCTTGTTCCTTTACAACAACTACAAATATGGCCTCTTGATATTCCTGTTTCTTTTTCTGCCTATAATGCACTAGGGTATTCTTTTACAAAAATATTATCTTTTGTAAATTGTAGCACAGGTTTAAATTTTTTCTATCGACTTTTTTCAATAGCTTCTTGCGGCATTTTTCTGCCTTTCCGAGCTTCACTTATTTTTCTTTTAGTTTCCTCGGATAATTTTTTATCTTTCCATGGCCGAACTTTTCCTTTATTGCCTTTTGATATTTTAGCTTTTGTTTCTTCTGTCATAGGAGCACGTGGTTTAGTTAAATGCCATCTTTTCCGCCAAATGGGGGAATTTTCACCTGTGTATTTTCCTATTCTTGAGTTTATTTGTTTCTATACAACTTTACGTGGAAGTCCTCTTTGATAACCCAGTTGAGAATATTGTTCTAATTCCTCTGGCTTAATTTTTTTAATTTCTTCTCCTTTATAAATGGTAATAGTACCTTTTGTAGAATTTGAAAAACACGCTTTGTCCCGTTGTCCGCCATCAGTTAAATTATAACCATGCCGAGATTTTATATAGTTACAATTATATTTAGCTATCCAATAAATTTCTTTTTCATTAAGATTTTCTTCGGGACAAAATTCTAAAATGTGAAAAATAAAATTGTCCTCGCCATATTTATTCCAGTCTTTTTGTAATAAACTTTTTTGCTTGTTCTTATAAAGATGATGATTGTTTTTTAAAAGCCGTTTATGAGCATTTAATCTATAAGCCACATTTTTTGATTGCCGAATATAACTTTTCCGATTTATTTTATTTTGAATTAAATATATTCCACTCTATTCAAAAATTTTTCTTCTTAATAATTTCTGCTTGTAAGAAGAAGAAATAATATTTAATGGATACTAAGACAACTAAAAACCCAAAATTATCTAAACCATCAGTCCATTACCTCTCTTCTCATATCTTCTTCCTTTTCCCAAACCTCTTCAATTGCAGGATAAACAACAGAAGAAGTCATTTTATGATTACACTTGGGACATACATATTCATAAATGGGCGGATAAGTAGCATAAGTCATTTCACCCAGCTTCATCTCAACATCACAATCACTGCAATAAATACGATGAACCTTACGATACTTAAGAAATTCTTTCGTTACACGTTCATTATATAACTTAACTCCATTATTATTAGTCATTTTTTATTCCTTTCTGACGGCTTTTTATAAACCTTGTTATTAACTACTTCAATATATCCAAAATCCCAAGGTACTTCTCCTTGATACTCAATAATTCCATTAGCAACATATCCATTAGGTGCAAGAAAATTATCAATGAGATATTTCAACCAATCAACATAGTTGTAAAACTTTTCTGCTTCATTCCAAACAAGTTTGTTTTCATCATTAATAATCCATTTACACCAAAGACTAGCTTGAGTGTAAGGAGGATAGTTGTTGTCAATAACAGAATCATCAAATTCCTGCCCAGCAAATCCCAAACCTCCAATGAAATATTCTCCCTCTTCACCCAAATTTCCGTTATAGCAAAGATTTTTCCAGTCTGGAAACACTTCTTTAATTTTTTCATTATCTCGCTTCATACGGCGAGTATAACTAAATTTATTAATGTACTCTTTAAGTTCAGAAGAAACAGGTCTATCAAAAGAAATTGCTCCATTAAATTCAGTAGTATACCCCATAATTAACTCCCCTTTTTAGTGTTCAACACGTGGATTATCCTCCATATACTTCTTTACTTTGTCACCATCATAGCGAGAGGGACAAGCATTACAAAGGTAAGAATCATAATATTCACAAGCATGAACCTCTTCCTGAGACTTAGGAGCAGACTCACAATTCAGGTGGTCATATGCACAATAAATCTTCATTTTTATTCGTTTCCTTTCTCTCGAACAATATAGATATCATTTCCTTTATCTTCAAGAATCTCATAATTCTTTATAAAATCTAAAGGAACTTCTTCTTTTAATTGTACCATATATCTTTCTTCATAGATTGGAAAGAAAGCATCTTTAAACATCTTACCAGCAACCAAACTAAGTAAAATAACACCTATAGCACTAACAAGAGCTAACCAACCAAATTTGTTTTTAACACAGTAGCCAAAGCAATAAAATACAACTAAGGCGAAACCTATAAAAAGAATCCCAACAAAAATTAGTTCGTCAAATTCAGGAGATGTTCTGACCATTTCGGAAGTTAAAACTTCAACACCATCAATCATCTGTATTCCTCTCTTTAATTATATAGACATTATTATCTTTTCGTTCTACAATATCATATTTGTCAATAAACTCAGAAGAAATTTTATCGTCTAACTGAACAAGATATCGCTCTTCATATCTTGGATTAAAGGCATCATTGAAACAAATAAAAGAAACAATACCTAAACAAAGACCCATAGATAAACAAAAGAAAAATGCGACCCATGCTTCTTCTTTCTTAACCCAAGAAATTGATACAATAATTGCAACAATACAACCTAGTGCTGCAATAATAGCAGGAATTAAATTACTTAAAAAACCACCAGAAATACAAATAGTTTCAGTAGTAATTAGATTAACACCATCAATCATCTTTGTTAACCCTTTCTTTTAATGTGTAAATTTTTCCTTCTCTGGAAATAACATAATTTTCTTTAAGTTTTTCATAATCGGTTAAAGAAAAATGGTCGGGGTCAGTAAATCTAACTTCATAAGAAATAATTTCAACTGGATGCTTCATTGCATAAACATTGAATCCTGCAATCCCGCAAAAAATAATTGTTGCTGCAACAATAGCCCCAAATCCATCCATTGACCCACATCTTTTAATCCAATCTACAATAAATACGCATATACAAGCAATTCCACAAAGCACAACAATAATAGAACAAATAAGAACAAAAAGGTTTCCATTCTTTGTAGTTACGACTGTATTAAGCACTTCAATTGCTGGATTGTTTTCAATTGACATTTTCTTTCTCCCTAATTACATAAGTGTTATCTTTTTCATTGTATTCAAGAACTTCATATTTTTTGGTAAATTCATTGTAGCTAACTTCATCAGAAATTGTTACGGTATACTTTGTGTTATAAACTGGATTGAAAAAACAATCATTAAGAGCTTTGCTTACAATAACAGAAGAAAAGAATAAGCAAACTCCTAAAATAACAATATTTAAACTGTTAAAAATAATTTTAAAGAGTTTGTACGAAGTAGATTTTGTAATTCCAAAACCAGCTTTTAGAAGTTGGATTGAACAAAACATTAAAACACAAGCAATTCCACAAATAAAAATAAAAAGAGGAACATCTACATCTTTAGTTACTTCTGTACTAATAATATTAATTCCTTCGAGCATAATCATATCTCCTTTCGAGTAATTAAATTATACCGCACAAAAACAAATAAGTCAAGGAGTTAATAAAAAATATTCTCCTTGACTTATTAAAATATTTTTAACTATTAGTTATAACCATAAGCACAAGTAATAACAAGCTTGTCTCCACTCGGGGAAGTATAGCGAGAAGTTTCGGTTTCAAGTCCCCCGTTACTACAATCTTGCATAAATTCTTGATAGGTCAAACCATCCTCTTCAAAAGAAAAGCTCTTTTCCTGTCTGCGTTGCTGGGCAATATAATTATAAGTATACTCGTCTCTTTCTGCTTCTGTAAGTTCAGACCAGTCTTTATAATATTTCCCTTTATATGTGTTATATCTTTCTTCGGCTTCTACTTTATCTTGCTTAGTAATATTAATGGAGTTTTTAATAAAAGTTTCATTCCATTTGTTAAAAAGCATTTTACCTTCTTGCCATTTTTTATACTCATCCTCGGTACAAATGGCAAGGGTATGAGTAGAAGAAGAATTCGTTTCAAATACATTTTTACGAATTTGCTTCATTTAATTTACCTCTTTTAAAATTTTAGCTTCTACCAATTTACTCATTTGATTTTCATATTTCTTAATAATCATATCAAGAAAAGGAAAACTATGTCCGCTATCTTGAGCTCTGAAAAAAGCATAGTACGGTTGACCAAAATCATCATCAATAACTTCAAGATTATCAAAATCATTCCAAGATTTAAGGTCATAAATGTCAATCGCTACATCAAAACTAAATTCATACGAAATTCTTTCTTTTTCGGAGTTAAAAAGACAAAAATGATAAGTCATCCAATAATGACTCAACTTTTCAGGTTCTCTCCAAAACCCCTTTTTAAACCCTGTATTAGTAAGGAGACTAATTTGTTCCCCTGTAGTCAAAGAAAGAAAATAATCAGATAATTCATAGCGCTTCATTTTGTGCTTAGTCCTCATGTTTGGAGTCTGCATCTTTTTTCTCCTTTTCCAGTCGAGCTAAATATTGCTCACGCCATTCTGCTTCGGATTCTTCATAGCTATCGTGAATAATTTTTTTTACATCAACCAAACCAGAATCTTTAATATTAGACCATACGCAATACTCGTCTCCATCCACAACTACAATATATTTCTTATTAGTTAAAAATTCCTCAAGAGATACATTATAATACTTAAGCCATCCCTCAATTTGATAGTCATCAGTACCACCATAGTTAGGAATGGGGTCATCTGTTTCTACATAATCTTTAACTTCTGAATCCCAAACATAATCTTTGGTGTCAAATTCAAAGTCTACAAATCCATCCACATACTTATAACAAAGTTCTCTACACTGGTCTACAAGATTGCCATTAGAAGATGCAATAGCATATCTCAGCTTATCCTTAAAAGTCACAAGCATGTCAAAAGGAGAGCGATAAAATTCAAGAGAAGACTCCCACAATCTTACGATACCATCAGTCATATAAAAATTTTTATTAATTTCTTCTCTGGTATAGTGCTCATTGTCAGTCGTAATTACAAGAGAATGACTTGAGCTACTGTTAGTTTCAAAAACATTACGTCTAATCTGTTTCATATTATCTCCTTAAAATCCAGTCTGAACACTTTTGAAATTCAAGGTATTGCTGACACCTTCAACCTCTGCAACAATATCATCATATTCTTCGCCATCATAAGTGTACTTGCCATTATTCTTCTTGTTGACACGAATATGTCCGTCAAAGTTTTTAATAATAGTAGCACAGTGCTTGGGAAGGTCAAGATTGGGGTTGTATTCAAGAACTTCGCTCATAAGGAAAATACCAACCTGACCAGAATCAGCACAGAACTCTCCAAGTTTTTCCTTAGTTAAACTATTATAAGTAGTGCAAGACCAATCACCATAAATAGTGTCGCAAACAATAGAGGTTTTAATACCAAGTTCCATCATGGCTCCTCCACAGCAACACTTTCCCCAGTCATCTTCCTGTTCTTTTTCCCACTTTATTACAGCTTCGTTGTAAGCTTTGTTTTCAGCTTCGTAAGTGGGAGAAAAAGAAACCCTATGGATGTTAGGGTCACTAGTATGCTCTCCATTCTGCCAATCACGATAAGCTACAGCAATAGCATGTTCCTCCTCGGGAGAAAGAGCGCTTTTAGAAGCGGTGGCAGAAATACAGGGGTTCTTCATGTCAACCCAAGTAACATCTTCATACATATCAGGAGTAGGATAACCCTTATGCCCATTCCCAATAATCTTGTATTTAGAATAATAATCTTCCATATTAGGATAAGTCTTGTAATTCATCTTACCGTCTTCGCGGATAATATAACAAGGGTCAGTAATAAGAATATCACCGACAAAATGAACAAAGCGATTATACTGATTATAAATGTTCATAAAAAACAACTCTCCTTATTTTTTTCTATTAAGAGAATATCATAAGGAGAGGTAAATGTCAAGTATTTATTAAATTGTTTTGTTAGTTTTTTGATTTAATTACTGAAGGGAAATCTCTTCAATAATTTCAAACTGGCTCAAATCATTAGCGTCAAACTTCTTGTCCTGTTCACAATACATAATGCCTATCAGACCAAGAGTACCAAGCTGACTAGGGAGTGGTAAAATCTGATATACACGATAAATCTTTCCATCAATTGAGTTCTTCTTCTTGCACTTAAACATACAACTATTGTTATTAGACATTTATAATACTCCTTAAAATTTCACTTTTATTTTATTTTGTGTTAGTGATTGTCATTGTCGATAATCAAACTATAACATTTATTAAAAATATAATCTTCTAATGTAATTCCATCTCTTGCAAAAATATAATACATCCCATCAGAAACATAATAATCAAGACTTTGATGGTCTACATAACCATCTTCATCAGGACTAATTTTAATTCCTATAATGTGAATATCATGTTTAGAAAGAGCATACTTTACATCATCTTCAAACTTTTGGAAATCCTCAGATTCCATAACTTCTTTAATAGCTTCTTCTTTATCTTCTCTACTACTCCAATTAATATTATAACCTTGGAAACAAGTTATCGCAGTTAAGATATATTCAAGTTTAGCTATTGCGCTATTTTCATCTAAATCAGAGTCCCAACCCCATCCAAAGGCTTCAAAATTTAATTTTAGATACTTGCCGTAACCATTGTGACCATAATCTTCTTCAATATAATCATTAAGTTGTGTATAATCATAATTGTCTTTACCCTCAATACTCAATGAATGAACACTTGAAGAATTAGTCTCAAAAACATTTTTCCTAATTTGTTTCATATTATGCCTTTCAATACCTCACCCGACGTAGCTGGTCAAAAATTTCAATCCGTTTATCAAAACCTAAAGACCATAACACATCTTCCATTAAACTATCCATTGCTCTATGTCCCCAACCATTTAAAAGAGTTGCATCACCTTGACATAAATCTACAATCTCTTGCGCTCTTTCGACAAATTCTTCTGGCGTAAAAGGAACAACTGTTTTACTTTCCAATACTTCCAATCATTAAAGTCTCCAATCTTGGCTAACTTTTAGCCAGCATCATAAATCCTCGAAGGGATTTTGCCACTATCCTTTTCAGGAACATAGCCATCATCTCTATTAAATTGTACATCAGGTTCAAACAGAGGTCGGAAATCTCCATCACCATCACTATAGAAACCAATTAAAGTAGAATGTCCAATTTTTTCACAGGCTTCCATATAACGTAACATAGAAAGAAAAGAATCAATCCATCTTTCTTCCATCGTACCCTTGATATTAAAAGTTTTTTCCATTTCAAAAACTCCTTGAATATTTTTGTAAATAAAGTATACCACAAAAAAATAAAGTTGTCAAGAAGTTCTAAAAACTTTTTCTTGACAACTTTATATTAAATCAATTTAAGTTACAAATCATGCTTCTTATAATAATTTTTGGGAAGATTATGAGTAGGTTCAGACCTTCCACCTTTTAACAAATTATGGAATTCTCTTTTCTTGTGTTCAGGAGTAAGATACTGGTCAATCCAAGAAAATTCAGGGTGTTCTTTCTTATATTTGAGTCTGTCATTCCAAATTTTTTGATGCCTCTTTTGACAAAAAGCATACCATTCAGAATGGCTAAGACCACTATAGTTAACTACTGAAACAGAAAGTCGAGAAGCTTTATCCAAATACTGCATAAGTTCTGTTACAGTATCAAAAGTTTTCTTGAAAGAATACTCTTGGGAAACATTACTATTATGCTTTTCTTTGTTATGACGAAGAAACTTAACTTCAAACATTTTCTTTCTCCCTAAACATATTCTCAAAATTGAATCCATGTTTTACATAAATTAAACCATCTTTTCCAATTACGAAATAATCCCCAAGTTCAACAAATTCTTCATATTCATCATGAGAATTATCTTCCGGTCTATAAGCGAAAAAAGCATGTCTACCTTCATTATCAATGTTTTTTTCAAGCCAAGTCTTATTAAGCTTTTTAAAACTTTCAAGCGCCTTTTCAGAATATTTAACAATATTCTTAATTTCAGCGTTATGAGCTTTAAAGAATTCTACAACTTCTTCCCAATTGTCTTTTTCCCACTTCAAAGCTTCTACTTCATAAGGAATAATTTCGTAAATTTTAGTAGACATTGTGCTTCCCTTCCTCTTTTCTTTTTATCTACTCTAAAATTTCCTACACGATAAACGCTAACACGAATGTTGCCTTATCCATTTACCTTCTTACACCAAATAGAGAAGTTCCAAACCACCATCGGAAATCTTTTAGAGGATTGCTCCCACTACCTTTAAGCAAGTTTAGTTCGTCGTAGCAATCTGCGTTGGTGAGACGCCTTACAACCAAATCAATTAAATAATGCTTGCTACATCTTGTCTTAAGCCTTTTCTACTTCGCTAAAGCTTTAACTTGGTTATATAATAGCACTTAACTTTTATTTTGTCAAGTACTTATTACATACTTTTCAAAAAATTTTTTTAAAGTCGCTGATGTGTAATTGGGTCAAACCCTTCTTGTTCAGCAATATCTAAATATTTATTATATTTTTCCGTATCTAAAGGAGAGTGTTCCATAAGATAATTAATACTTTTCTCCATTGTTTCGATTTTCTTTTCTATGTTTTCAATTTTCTCTTCGTTGGATTGAATACGCTTAATCTCCCATTTGACACCAAAAGTATAACAATACCCAATATAAACAGAAAAAGCTATTACTAAAACAATATACGATAATATACTTGTCGTATGACAAGTAGTTAAATAATGTGCTCCAATAAAAAAGTAAAAAGCATTAAGAATTAATCCTAAAATACCATGTAACTTTTTGTTGTTATCTTCCATCTTATGTATTACAACAACCCCTTTCTCTTTAACCATTCATTGATAAATACCATCAAATTGTTTTTTGCGGATGCTAAAGAATCATTCCAAGTCCATCTTGGGGGCGAAATAGAATTATAATATTTCTTATAAACCATTGCTTTAATTGACAAGTGCAAATCTTTTTCTTCTTGGTCTATAGAAATTTCCTCGTTTGGAATTAAAGTAAATACAAGTCCTAAATGACTATATGTTATAATATCTTGGAGACTGTGAAGCAATTCTCCTTGCCATCTTTCCCACTGGGGCATATTTCTTTGTCTCCTTTCTTTTTACTTTGTTTTATTAATAATTTAGTTAATTGGAGGAAACCAATAATATCCTAAAATATCATCGTCCTCAGCTTTTATCTTGTTTTTATTATTGTTTATTTCTGTAAAGTTAATTACCTTTACTGGCTTCTTAGGATTATTTTTTTCTTCTTTTTCTTCTTCTTGTCTCTTTCTTGTAAGAGCAATTACCTTTTTATAGTAATCAGAATCCTGTAAAAGCTTTTGAGCAATAGATTGATAAGCAGCCATATTGGTTTTATAAGTTTCTTCTAACTTTTGCATTTGCTCTAATAAACGTAAATAAGACAAATAATTCTTACAAGTGCAATAATAGGTATCTTTCTCTCCAGCAATCATTGGCTGAGAACAAAATTTGCACTTTGGAATTGGTCTATTTTCTAAAGAAGGAGAAGAATTTTCATCCTTCCCCCCTTTAATGACAGTAAGATTATTTCTATCCATCTTAATTATTTATTAGAAGTACCAAGTACTCCACGTTCTGCACGGTCTTCAACTCTCTTATTCATCCAGAGCAAACACTCTTCGAGATGAGTAAGTGCAATCGCATTTTCACGACAAGCAAACTCGCCAGACTGAAATCCCTGAAGACGGTCACGAACAATCTCAAGAAGGTCTGTGTCAAGAAGTCCATGAATTGAATTCATTTCCTTGCGAGGGCCATTTTGGAAAGCAATAGAATATGGAGTCTCATTACCCTGACCATCAGTTACAATAACATTGTAAACATGATTGGCATTGCCAACGCCCTTTTCATCAACGGCGTACACAGTGTTAAGATTATTCCTCTTCTGAATCGTATTAAGCTTACGCATTTTATTTTACCTCTTTTTATTGTTTTGATTTTTTGTTGTTTTAATTTTAATTTAATGCTTTGAATCATCGTTTACAAGAAGCTTACGCATCCATTCAACAGCATTTACGTTATTGGTTTTCTTAAAAGCTACACACCCAAGCACTGCTTCATCAAAATCAAGAAAAGCAGCCGAAGAATTGTGAATGTGTCCTTCGTTATCCTTGTAACAAGGAATATAACCCTTTACCTCTCCCTTGTCATACCAAGTAATAACACACATGTCTTCACCAATCATAGTGGCGCTGTAACTCCACTGATATCCACCAGAACTCTTGAAAACATCTTCAAATTCCTTCTCAATCTTTGCGTCTTCAATAGCTCTTTGATAAGTACCATAAACATAGTACTTACGAGCTTTAGGAGTTGTGGGAGAAATAAGCTCAGAGAAAAATTCCTCAACATCTCCGTATGTAATGGAAGTGTTAATCATAACGTAAAATCCCCTTTCTTTATCTTTATAGTTGAATATTATCATATCCGCTACGCTTTGTCAAGTATTTATTAAAAGATTCTACAAAAAAATGTGTAAAAAAAGGAAGAAGCCATTCGACCTCTTCCTCTTTTTGGGGTGAATTTATGAAAATTTTAAACGAACTGTTTTTTATTTTTAATTACTTACAACCAAAGCGCTTCTTAGAAATCGCTTCAATCGAAGGAATCTTTTCAGTGTTGATACTCTTCTTAGCACAATAATGTTCAATGGTTGCAACCAGAACTCGTGCATCAAGAAGCATTGCAAGAATCTTACGGTCAAATGCTCGATGATACTTTTCAAGAGCCTTGCCACGAGCAAACTCCTTACCAATGTCTTCAACGAACTTGTCACCATCAGCATGGTTTACCTTAGCCTTACCACGATAGCTGTTTTCAAGAAGAGTGTTCTCCCAAATACCTTCAAGAGAAATAGTCTTCATATCAGCCTTTTCACAAAGACGAGTAATAACATGCATTGCATCAAATGCAGTATCAGTTACCTCAGCCTTGACTACACCACCACTCTCATAAACACCATAAGCAATAGAAGAGTTAGACGGTCGGGAAATGTCGTTCTTGCAGTTGTCACACATAATTTTTTGTCTCCTTTAATTTCTTTGTTTTACTTTAGTTTTTTGTTTAGTTTTTTGTTTATTCTGCTTATATGTCAAAAGGAAAAATACTTTTCCTTAGATATTTCAGCGGCGACTTCGAATCGAACGAGCATTTCACGGGTTAGAGCCGTGCGCATTTACCATTATACTACGCCGCAATATTAAATAAAGTCAAATGACTTTAAGTGGTACGCCTGACGAGATTCGAACTCATAAGATACACTTTAGAAGAGTGCGGTTTTATCCAATTAGACTACAGGCGCTTAATAAAGCTAGACTCATTTTTCAAAACATTTGTAATCCCACATCACAAGTCTCTAAGTAATTGCTGTAAGAGTCTACTTTATTTTTAATTATAAATGGTGCTGATAGAGTGGCTCGAACACTCAACCCTCCGATTATAATGGTCACGAAAGTAAGATTTGAACTTACATCCTTTGCTTTTCTTAAGCTATTTCGTGGTCGGAAGCTCTAACCTATTGAGCTATATCAGCATATAAAATCCTAGACACTTTAAAAGTTAATATGTACAATTAAATTTTGGCATTTTAATATATATATAGAATACTTTTTAAAATTGCTGTTAGTGTCTACTTTTAACATTACAAATCTAAACCCTATCCATAATCTTTTTTCAAGCAAAAATTAAGTAGTTAAATTGCTGTAAGGGTTTACTTTTAAATCATCAATAACTTACCATCTTGTTTGTAGTACTCCAAACAATTCAATCTTGCACCGTGGGGGATTCGAACCCCTTCTTAAGCCCTCCGTCGAGCGACCCCAACCTTGGTACGGCACTTATAAACTAGACGCATAATACTAACAAAGGAGAATCATGAAAGCATCATAAACTAATTAGCAAGGAACAATACCCAAAATCTTTTTTAAATATTAATTTATATCTTTTTTACTAGAATTTGATTTTATTATTGTTTGCTGTAAGCGTCTACACGTAAACGATAATTTGAATTGTTACTTATGGCAGGGATGGAAGGATTTGAACCTTCGAGTCAGGGAGTCAAAGTCCCTTGCCTTACCGCTTGGCTACACCCCTATATATTTTTCCTTAGCTGGTGGTTCCGATTCGCCCATCCAGAACTCCCTACTTGAGTGCCATTCTATACTCATTATAGGCTTTCCGACTGAAGGGTATTTTAATTTGTTTATCGTCTTTTAAACTACTAAGGAATGGAGCGGGAGACGGGATTCGAACCCGCGAACACCGTTCTTGACGGATTTAACCCACACTCGGAATGTGGTAAGGTAGCCTCTCCTTAACTCCCGCATTTTTAGATTGTATCTCTCAACCACATCTTAAGTATAACATATACTCTTCATCTTGTCAAGTACTTTTAGAAATTTCTTTTGGAAAATTTTTGAAAAATTCTTCTAAGTATTCTTTAAAATTTTTGAGAAGTTCTTCTAAGTATTCTTTCTTAAAAGTATATCCGTGTTCATAAAGATATTTCTTATAATCCCTATAAATGGATTTCGAAATTGCTACTGAAACATCTTTAGGATAAAGAACTGGATTGTGTTTTTCAAGCTTAGAAGCCACTTCATCAATCATCTTCTCTTCATTCTCATTCAAATATTGGAAGAAAATGTCACTATAAATATCATTGTTTCCGTTTCTTATCGGCATATATACCTCATTTAATTTTTATCATTAAGAAGATGAAGAAGAACAAACTTTTGATACCAAAACAATTTAACCCCAAGCAATTCGCAAATGGTATTAACATCTTTCATAGTATATTTATCTTTCTTTAAAGCTTTAATCTGCTCAAAGATTTTCATATTCTCTTCTGAGATTAAAAATTCATCCATAATAAAAATCCTCTTTTATTCGGAAAAGAAATTCTAAAATGAAGTGGTTGGAATCGAACCAACGACCAGCAAAGATACCCCTACGCCGCTCTACCCCTGAGCTACACTTCAATGGAGCTGGATGACGGATTCGAACCCCCGACCTATTGATTACAAATCAATCGCTCTACCAACTGAGCTAATCCAGCAAATAAAGGACTAAGCAATAGTCCTTATCCACGAGTACGTTTCCAATAATTTGCCATCTTATATTCAGGCTTATTAGTAACTTCCTCAATAAATACTTCAGGAAAAGGCCAAACATAACTGTTAGCTTCTTCCTCAGAATCAAATTCAACTTCGGCATAATAGAAAGCAGTATCAGTACCGCCATCTACAAGATTGAATTCAATTAAATAACCATTATTGTAAAGACCTCTATAATCTTTTACAATAGGATTATAACCAAGTTCATTAAAACAGTCAAACAAAGAATTATCTGTAAGATTTGTTTCAATTTCAGTACGAGTTAAAGTACCACCAGATTTAAAAGTAAGAGCATCTGGACGATAACCTTTGCCACTTTCAAACCAACGTCTTATACGAATTTCCTGTAAAATTTTTCCATCAGAATTATATTTGATATTAATATAGATAGTTTTAACAATTCCGACTTCATCAAAATCGACTTTAGGAAAACCAGAGATTAAAAACTTACGTTCGATTTCGATTGAATTATTATTGCTCATTTTTAATCTCCTGTCCATATTTTTTATGAAAGTCTTCAATCTTATGTTTAACTGAAGTCACACAAGCATGACCCCAATTAGTTTGTCGGAAAAGAAGATTGCCATTCTTATCAAAAACCTCAAAATATTTGGCTTTCTTATTATTTTTTACAAAATAACCAAGATATTCAAAATCATTTCCATTCCAAATTTTCATATTAAAGACTCCGTTTAATGGCGCTAGCGGTAGGATTCGAACCCACAGGCTGATTCAACGTCAGCACACAAGATTTCAAGTCTAGGCAGTTATAACCAATTTCTGTACGCTAGCATTTTATGTTTCAGAGAATAGATAAATACCCTTCTCTCCTACATCCTTTTTAATATCAGTAAATTCTTTATCACTAATTTGAGTCATTGGAGGGAACACACTTTTAAAAGAAGAACAACCGTCTTTTTCAATAGAGACAATCTGCTTCTTACAAACTGGGCAAGTATAATTCCAAGATAAAAAATTAGTTTCATCTTTAGCAGTTTTAGTTTCTGCTACTTGCATTATCCCTTTATTACAATGAGGACATCTATAAACAAACTTTTTATTATTTGCTGTCTAATAAATGTAAGTCTTAAAATTAATAGTCATTAGAATTTACTTCCTTTTATTTTTTGGTTGCTGAAGCATGGGAGTCGAACCCACTATTACTTGGGTATGAGCCAAGTGTGATTTATATATCCGTTTCACTCGCCAGCAATGGTGCTTCAGGCCAGAATCGAACTGGCTACACGTGGATTTTCAGTCCACTGCTCTACCAATTGAGCTACCGAAGCATAATTGAAGTAACCTACACGGGCCGGCCTGTCGCCCACTAGTACACCTTTCGAGTTTACAAGTAAACTCTATCTTCCTCGGTCCTCGGCTACTTCTGCTTTAGGCACTTAGCATTTAGCCTTTATGGTCCCTACTCGGTAGCAAGTATGTCCACCAATTAGCTGTTTTCATATCTTGCTACCTTTCGGCATTGCAATGAGAGAATTCTCTAAATGTTTTCATTCAATATCAGAAGAAAATTTCTAAACAACCGAGGTTTTTCTTGTTTTTACTGAACTAAAAAACCCAATTAAACAGGTGCGTTCTTATTTTCTGCTGTAAAAGAACCCGACTAAAGCAACATCTCAATCCCATATTTCGCGTAATAAGGTGAAAGAAATTCTAAGCGGCGCTGTACCTAACAGCTTCCTGCAAGGGTTTCCCACGAGCAGGGCAGGACTCGAACCTACACCCTCCACTTTTGGCGGAAATAACAAGACTTGAACTTGTGACATCTTGGTTAACAGCCAAGCGCTCTAGCCAACTGAGCTATACTTCCAAATAACAACAGAGTTTTTTACAAGAACTCTATAACTTGGCTTTTGTTGCTCATCCTCAGCACCACCTGTTAGGAGCAATAAGCAGTATGCTCGGCTTATTGTGTTTTAAGGTTACATGACCCATAACCTCAATACCTACCCCGATTTAGTTGCAGTAATCAGAGTTTTTGTTTAGATAGATGCGCAACTATCTATCCCCGTAAACACGGCACCAATTTCGTCCAAAAGGTTTTCTTGCCATATTTGCACCTTGGTAAGTTGCCTTATCTTATAGTTGGTGTTCTTCCCATTCGAATACCATTAACTTGTATTCTACACCTTCTTCGGTCGGGAGAGAGGGTTTTAGCTTAACGGACTAAAAATGAGTTCAAATATATGGAGCACCGACAAGGCTTTAGCCATCCTTGCTGAATCGGGCAGTTTAATATAAGTTACATTCGCTATCTGCCAATTGAGATGTAACTTTGGTAGCTGAGGTGGGACTTGAACCCACATCTCTTTCGAGGGTTGTACTTGAAGCAACTGCGTATGCCAATTTCGCCACTCAGCCATATTTAACCTAGACACGTTTTTTTGATTTCCAGCAACCACGCATCTTCTAAAGAAGATTAAGGAGTCGAACCTTATCGTTAATTTTCCATATTAAAGCATCAAGTAATTTTGCTGTGCGTGTCTACTTGAAAGGAATTTATATTTGCCTATTTGAAGAAAAATAGGAGCGTCAATTTATTAACTAGACTCATTTTTACAAAATCTGTTGCTCTATCCATTGAGCTAACTCCCGATGGTCGGGAGTGAAGGATTCGAACCTCCAACAAACAGGCCCATAGCATTTGTGATTGTAAAGTTGCTGTTAGAGTCTACTTGAAAGGAATGCTTTTATGAAGAATAAAAAATGAATAATTAGCTTACAAATAAATTTGTATCTTTATTATATTTTTACTATAGCATAAAATTTTCATTTTGTCAAGAGTTTTAAAACAAAAATTTTATTAGATTTCCGGTCTAATTAAATTCTTTAAAATTTCTTTAATTTCATCATTGGGAAAATAATCATAAGCTCCACCGTCTAAAGTTGATTGAAATTTATCAACATTTTTTAGAAGATAATTAATACAATCATTCCAACCAATATCTTCTGAAATTTCTCCCATAAAACCCATAATATTTTCTCCTTTAAATTTTAAATTGGTGGGTGAGGAAGGTGCCGACCCTTCTACTCCGTTAGGAAAGAGTTTTACAGACTCCCGTGTTTGCCGATTCACTACTCACCCATTTAATTATTCCCTTTTTTAGAAAGGGGCTAGACGCTTTTTGTGTATTCTTATTTAACAGATAAGTACAATTAAAATTGCTGTAAGCGTCTACAATGCGTTAATGTTTATTGGTGCTCGTGGAGAGATTCGAACTCTCGACCCTTTGCTTAAAAGGCAAATGCTCTAACCAACTGAGCTACACGGGCATAAATACTAGAGACATTGTTGGTATGGGCTCCTGCCTTAAACCACTTGGCTACATACTTCAACTGAAGACGTTCGGATTCGAACCGAAGAATGGGAGCTTGGTTTTTTAACATACTTTCAAATTGCTGTTAGTCTCTACTTTATAAATATCATCTTACAGAAAGGAAATTATTCATCTCAGATAGAGAGAAAGGAGAAACAACTTTTCGTCAAACAATTATTTCTTAACCCTTCGATAGATTTAAGTTCCCCTCATTTAAATCCGATAAAACTTACTCACACTATCATAAGAACGGATTTCTGATTTGAATAATGGTGATGGCGAACGGATTTGAACCGATGCTACGGACGTGAAAGGCCCGTGTCTTTACCACTTGACTACGCCACCATATTATTAACCTAGACTCTTTTGCGTATTATTCACCACAGAGCGCCCTCTGACGAGAATCGAACTCGCTAATGATTGTTTTCAAGACAATTGTGTTATCCTTTAGAAAATTTGCTGTAAGAGTCTACTTTATTATTCAGGAGGTTTTATTTATGCACTTACTATAGCATATCATCTTTAAGATGTCAACCACTTATTAAAATTTATTTTTGTCTTTTTGAGAAGTTTTTTGTTTTTCTCTTCTCTTAAGATGTATTTATCTTACCACACTTTTAAATCTTTGTCAAGTCTTTATTAGAACTTTTGAGTAAAACAATCATAATTAGAACTTGCAATAAGTTTAGTTTTCACGTCTTCAGGAGGAGTAATAAAATCTCTAATAAGGTTTACCAATTCTGTTATAGAATTAGCTTCAAGAGTAAAGATTAAACCGTCATAAGGAATGCATCTATAAATCCATTTACCTGATGTACTATCTTGATAACAGTCAGCATTAGTCCAAACTTGAGTAGCATCTAAAATGCGAACTTCCCAAGGATATTCAATGGTTTCAGAATCGAGTTTATACCAATAATTAAATTTTTTATCTCTCAGAATATCATCAACTCGGAATTTGCTAATTTCACCAGTCCAAATAGAATAATGGCCTACAATTTCAAATAAAGAAGTATCCATTACTCAGTAACCTCATCATAAGTTAATTTCATAATATCAGGCTTAACAGGATAAAATTCTCCCTTAATACCTTTGACAATATAATCGCCAACAGAGGCACAGTGATAACCTTCGAGAGTATACATAATAAGATTCTTCTTAACGCCATTCATAGTATGCTCTGTCGTAACACAACAATGAGCACCAACAAAGCTTGTAATTTCATCCTCATTATCGCCGGTCCAAATAATTGCTTGAACAGCAACAGGCTTCTTAATATATGTCTCAATCATGTTTCTTCACCTTATCCCATTTATACTTTCTTTTAAGCTGATGAAACTTTAACCAAATCCAAAAAGAAAGAGAAGCATCAATTCCATCAACTTCATTCATAACACGATAGTTGTTAGAATCCTTTTCAGGATGACCATAAACTACTTGGGCATCATAACACTGAACAAGATGCTTACCATTTGCTTTGGCTATAATATCAAGCTCACTTGTATAATTAAACTTATTATCTTTTCTTTCATAATAAGCGCCATATTCATTTTGACGTACTAATTTATATCCACGTTTAGCAAACTGCTTATCAATGTAATCCATAAAAACACCCTTTTATTTTGTCAAATATACGAACAAAAACTGATAACTACTGACAGACCAGCTTTTCACTTATCTGTCCTCGGTTTGGCTGAGGAGAGGCTATTCCTTACAAGGAGCTTACACTCAACTATCTTGGTCATTTTCATTATCAGTTTTGCTCATTGCATAAGGGTTTAACGTACCCAGTTAAGCGAAGCAACGGTCTTTCTATTGTTACCAGTCCATCAGACTTGGAGGGCGGTTCAGTGTCGAATACATTGTAACCAGCGTAACTGTATTCCAAGATAAGTTTCGTACTATATCTTATCTTACGGATTTCTTGTTTTTTGAAGACATCAAGAAATATCTAACCATTCTGTCTTTTGGAGCGGCATCGAAGAATCGAACTCCAAACATAACAAAAGTATTGTCCATGGCTACTTTTATTATTACACCAGTTGCCGCATATTTGCTGTCTCTCCAAGCTGTCACCGCTAATATGGTTGTAGGTTCTGAATGGTCTGAACTTAGGTGCGCCATATACGCATCCTAACATTAAGCGAGACTCCATCTGTTAGGCGAACCTCCACGACCTTTTTCAAGGCGGTATCGTGGTTACTGGACCCCATAATTGGATTCGAACCAATTTCCTCTCCCGATATGTCTGTTATCAATAAGGAGCTACCTTAATGTTTACCCAAGGTCAGTTAACGAGAATGCTCCATTACACTAATGGGGATATAAAAAGGAGTTCAGCTTTATCTCGCCCTTAACGACCACTCCCGTGCCGGATACCATACTCGTACCTTTACTGCTTCTAATACTACGAATTTACTACGAGCAGCTATAATAAATTCTGTGGCGAAGTAGACTGGACTCGAACCAGTACGCTCTTTCAAGCTACTACCAATTTAGCAAACTGGTGCCTTACCAATTAGGCTTACTACTCCATAAGTGAGCAATCTTGACACTTTTTTCTAGCCATCCACGGTTAACTATTCCTTGCTCAAGGGATTTGTTAATAAGGAGTCGAACCTTACACGACGTTATTCCAAAAACATAAAATAAATTTGCTGTGAGTGTCAACTTTTGTTTAAATTTAAGTCTGATGGTGAGAGTAACAGGACTCGAACCTGTAAGCCTCCGACGTGTAAAGACGGCATTCTAACCAGTTGAACTATACTCTCATCTAATTACAAAAATTCCCAATCTTGGTCTTTTATTAATCTTATTTCTCTTGTTTTTTTGGGAAGATTATAACTTTCGCACCAATTTCTAATAGTGTTATCAGAGACATTAAACTCTTTTCCTAAAGTTAAAAAATTCTTTTCTCTAATTAATTTTTTCAATTCTTCTCTGTTTGGTTTGTTGATATTTTTTTGTTTTTCTGCTTTAACTTTATCTGCACATTTTTTACATCTTGTTGCATTAAAAGTAATAACAATTCCACAATCAACACAATAATTATATTTTGTTTCGTGAATAGCATTACGCCGACCAAAAGTAGGAAGCTATCTATCACAATTAGGACAAACCCACCTTAAATTATCAAACCTATTATCATGGTTTTTACCATTTATATGGTCTAATGTTAACAATAAAGGCTTTCCATTCCAAAATGGTTCCTATCCACATATTGAACATTTATATTCAACTATATTCAAGGCTAAAAAACGTTTTCTTAAAACTGTCTGCCCTACTTTTGAATCCTCAACAAAAATTTCATCATCTGGTCGATAAACATGAAGCGATTTTTTAAAATGAGAAACATCTAAATTTAATTTCTAAATTCTCTTTTTCACAATATTAGAAGAAGCTCCACTTATACAACAATACCCACATTTTTCAGCTACTTTTCGATAAGAATAAGAATTTTTAACTATTTGTTCAAATTCTTTATCTGTAATCTAATCCATAACAGTATGTTTCATAAGAGCCTCCTTATATTTTAATAATATTGGTTTTTTCATTCCAGAGAGGACTTTCGTATTTTACCAACAAACCTCACGTTACTTAACTTATTTATAGGCGCTGAGTAATTACGTCTCAACAACACATTTATTAAGATAAGAAAGGAAAATTATCTTAACCTACTGCTTCTTCAGTTACAGTATCTTCATCAGGGATAACATTACCAGTGTTATCAATCTTGTCATTCGAAGGAACAGGATTGGTGTTCTGAAGCTGACTCTCCTTCAACTTTTCATCGTGAAGTTCACGATTCACCTCATAAACAGCGGCTTCAATAGCCTTACGAACTTCATCTGCATCAAGAGTAATACCAAGAGCTTCCATCTGCTGATTAAAATACTTTGTTGCTTCCTGTAAACGCTTTTCAATTTCCCGAGGGAACATCTGCTCAACAGCCTTAACTGCAATCAAAGCATACTTGTGAATAAGTTCTGCTTGAGTAAGAGCATGATTAACATCGTCCAACTTACCTTTCTTCTTAAGATAAGGAATAAGAACGATTGTAAAAATCAAAGAGCACAAACCAATTACAGCAACTACGATAGGGGTAATATCAGTCATTTTTCGTACTTCCTTTTTACATTTTGAATTATAACATCTAACAAACGCTTTGTCAAGTGTTTATTAAATAAAATTTGATGGAGCAAGATACGAGATTCGAACTCGCCCTTACGGTTTTGGACCTTTAAATAAGATTTGAACTTACATCAATACTTTCATACTGGTTTTACATTAAACTATTAAAGGGGAAGACCGTCGTGCTAACCGCTAACACTAATCCTGCATATATGATACCACTCACGCATGAATGGTATCAAACTCCATGCTCCGTAGAGACCTCATGCTAGCCTGATAGGTTTCCTACTAAGATACCAGTAAAGTAATGAGCTTAACCAGACAAACGTAGACTTAACCAATGGAGTATCTAACTTAATTAATATTTAATGTTCAAGAACTTCCCAACTCTCATAAGCAATATGATTTTCTCTTAAATAAGAATCAAGAATTTCTTCCTCAGATTGATTCCTGAGTCTTTCAATTTTTCGCTCTAAGTCTTTGATATAAAAACTTTTTCTTTCAATCTCTTTTGTATATTTGCGCAACTTTGCTTTTACATCTTTAAGTAAAACATAAAGACGCTTTTGTTGGTCATCAGAAAAAGTTGCTAATGAATCTAAAGATTCCATTAAGTCATTCTTTCTCTGACAATATTCTTTATGCTGTTCAATATAAGGCTGTCTTTCTTTTTTGGCAATTTCTACTTTATTTGTAAGATATTTAATATCTTCAGAAAGTTTAATAGTCGCTTCAAGATAATAACTCTGTTTATCTTTAAGCATAGCCTCTTCTGTCATTACAGCATCAAGAGAATAATCTTCATAGCAATAATCTATATATTTAAGCCAAACTTTCATAATTACTTTTTCACCGAAGTCACGCCATTAAAATCATACAAACGTACAATATGGCTTAGTCCTAAAGTATCAGAAATATCTGCGCTGATAATAGACCAATCTCCACCAGCAAGACCACATCCAATCATATAAGGCATAGCAATCTCTTCTCCAATAGGAATCATTTCACGAATTTTAAGAAGACATTCATGAAAATATTCATAATTGGTGTTTACGTTTGGTCCACCAATACCAATCTGAGAAAACATATTCAGGAAAACTCTATCTTTGTTTTCCTCAATTCGAAGAACTTTACCATAGAGCTCTTCAGGAGTATGATAACTACAAAACTTATTATACTCCAAATAAACATGAGGATAATTCTTCTTAATTTGAAGAGCAACACCAGCGCCCATTACGCCAAAGGTATTAACCTGATGACAAATATACTTTGCCGAAGTCTTAAGGACATCGCCCTGAATAATAGACACTGACATAACCTTCTCCTTTATTCTTTATCTGTTTCTTGCAAATTTTCCTGTAACTTCTTATAATACTGATGGTATGAATCAAAATATTTTACAAGAAAATCTTTATATACTTTAGCAACATAATTAGCAGAACTCATAGGAAAATCAATTCCCAAATCTTCTGCAATAACATCTACAGCTTTTCTCAAAGGTTCAGGAGGTGTATTAGTCAACTTAAACTTTTTAGTTTCGGAATCATTATCACACCAAGCCTTACCATTTACAACTGTTAGGAATCTAATTGAAGGATTCTTAGAAAGTTCCAACTTATGTTCCTCACTTCTCTTATAGGGTAACACAGATATTTAAATCTGTCAAGTATTTAATAAAAGAATTTTTTTATTTCCTTTACTTTTCATTATCGTCAAATTTTCCAGAATAAATAGCTTTTCTACTGACAAACTTAGCAGCAGAAAAAATAAATACAAATAAGGGAAAGAAAAATGCACCCAAAGATTCTGCTGGGTAAGCACAATCCCAATAATCTTCATCTTCTTCTGCGATACACTTCATTACACGAGCGAAGAAAATCCATAAAATATGATTAAGAATTAAAACAATTACAATAATCAACCACTTAGGCATATCTTTTCCTTTCTGGCACGCCTACCGAGACTCGAACTCAGAACTAATCTTTAGGAGAGATTTGTTTTATCCAGTTAGACTATAGACGCATACCTTATTTTTTCTTCTTAGGAACAGCTTCAGCTACAAAGAGAACAGGCTCACCGTTTTCTCCCAAAGTAGCTAATGCTTCCATTTCAGCTTTTACATTAAAAGAAGAGGTTTGTAAATGTCTTGCATAAAATTCATTTCGAAAATTATAAACATAATCATAATTATGACTAAAATTGTTTTCGACATTAATCCCTAATGTTGCTACTGTAATAAATACATCATACTCTTCTTTAGGATTTTCTGCAAAACCAGTATACCCATTACACTTATATCTTACATAAACAGGCAAACCATTTTCTGTATTTGTATCAACAAAACTCAAATCATAGAATTTCGTATGGCAATAAGGACATTCATAATTAGAATTCGCCAAATATTTTTTGTGGCAACGTGGACAAACAACCTAATTACGATATTTAAAACTCTTCTTAGACATAATTTACCTCACACTGTAAAACAAGACACAGGAATCTTTGTAGGATTCTTTTCTCCTACAACATAAAAAGAAACACCAGAAAGATTAATATTATTCCACTCTTCTTTAGTTTTAGAAGAATACGTGGGCCAAAAAAGCCCCTCAAATGTTACAAAATTATTTTCAGGGTCAACATAAAGAGTTCTTACAAACCCAACGACTCTTTCATAGCCAATATCTTTCTCACAAGTCATTTCTTCGCAAATGGGAGTCCTAAAACAATCTTTAAGACCTTCCCACATTGCATCTGTAAGCCAGCTTCCCAACTCATCTCTTTTTAGAGTAAATTCTTGAGTAAGGAACTTTTCATCGGGAGAATAATTTTCAACCATTATTAATTTCCTCAAAAGGAGTAGTATCCTTAGTAGGAGTACCCAAGGCATTTAGAATAGGAGTAAGATTGCCTTCAACATCAGAACAATAATAAAGCCAGCCATTCATATCAGAAACAATATGATAAACACGATTTTGTTCATTCTTTACCATATAACCAGTATCAGTAAAACCAACAGGAACGCTATCTACATCAACCCCGATACTATTCTTGCTATTGTTACAACCAGACAATGCCAAAACTGCAACAAAAATCACAACAACAAGAAGACCAGCAACAAACTTATTCCAACTCTTCTGCATAATTAATTCCTCACTTTTTGTAACAAATTTAAAAAATATGGTCGGAGATGTGGGACTCAAACCCACGGCCTCATGGTCCCAAACCACGCGCGCTATCAACTGCGCTAATCCCCGTAATATGTGGGCGAGTTATAAATCAATTCATAGTACAGGTACTACTGTTTTCTAACTTCCCTCGCCTCAAGTTTGTTCAATATGTTAACTCAAAATATGAGACACATTGTTTTTTACTGCTAATTCTCTTGCTCTAACATAATTCCCCCGTTTAGGTGTTAAACCTAAATTTAATAAAGCCTATCTAATATTGGGGGCTTTTATTAAAGCAGAAACAAAATCTTCATCAGAAACTTCTTTTGCTTTCTCCTAAATATTTTTACCACAATAATTATCTGTTAAAGCATGACAATTAGGACACAACAACTGTAAATTTTCTTCCTCGTTATTAAGTCTGTCTCCATCTAAATGATGAACTTGCAGAGGAATTTCCTACCGTTGCCATTCTATTAAACCACAACATTCACACTTACGACCTCTTTTATAAGACAAAGCTTTTACTGCATCAGCAGATTTTACGGCGTTTCCTTTCCTAAAACGAGAATAATCAAAATTATTCTAATTCCATCCCTATCCTGTAAAATGACCTATATCGAACTAATATTTTTCTACCATCTTTTTTAAAGAAGGTAACGAAGAACCCCGTCTATCTGCATACCGTATTTTTCTTTTTAATTCAGCAAAAGAATTACTTTCCTAAACAAATTTCTATAACTATTCTTCAGAAAATTTTTCCCATTTCATCATAAAACCATCTCCTAAATAATTTTAAAAATAAACAAAGCTTAATATTAGGAGTATTATTATCTCACCAGCTAATTACTCTGATGCTACCTTTGTTTATTTGGTACGGGTAGTGGGATTCGAACCCACACGTCTACAAGACATTTGAACTTAAATCAAAGGTGTCTACCAATTCCACCATACCCGCATATTTTTTTATTGTTGGTCTTTTCCCTTTCGACATGATAATCATAACATACAATCATCAAATTGTCAAGGCTTTAATAAAACTTTCTTTTTATTTTTTCTCAAAGTTTTATTTAGATGTGTACCCAAAACCGTTAAAATGATACACTCGCTACCTTTTAATTTTATAGTTGGGAAGGTGTCTTTTGGCAACATATTACGCACCCTGAGTAAGCAAGGCCGTTGAACCACATTTCTCTATGAGTTATCTTACTTTTCTCACAGCTACCGATTAACCAACTGTATATTTATATTACCACACAAACATTAATTTGTCAATGGTTTAATAAAAAAATTCTGACTTTTTCAATGTAGGAGTAATATCTAAATTAGAATTCGCACTTGTACGAGTATAAGTAGAACCAGCCCAATCTGACCCCCACATGTCAGCCTTGGTAGCAACATACTTCTTATATTTACAAGAAAGCTTTACAGAAAGACACTCAGGATAATCTTTAATACTTTTCTTGAGTTCATTAAAAGATTTTTCTGCTTTGACCACATCCTCTGTATATTTGCAAATCAATTCGTTTTCACATCCTGAACAAATACCGTATACTCCTCGACCCGCATTAAGCGTCTCCATTGCTTTTTCCTCCTTCCTTATAATATTCATTTAAAATTAAATTGTAACACAAGGTATTTGGATGATAATACGGATTATCATAAATCTGGCTATCATCCCCAGTAAAACATTTCATAATACCAGCACAAACTCCAGAAGAACGACTAATTCCAGCATTGCAATGTACAATAATTTTGTCTACTTTATTATACCATTTATTGACAAAACCAATAATTTTCTTAGCATCTTTTTCAGTCATAAGCTGATACATGCGAGACTCATATACAAACCCATCTGCGTTTGTATAATTTTCTATAATTACACCTTCATCTTTCTTCCAGTATTTCATACCTCTATATGGCTGAATATCATCAAAAAAGAGAGACAATTGCGCTTTAATATTATTAAACTTGTTAGGAAGTTGACGCACTCCAATATCGGCAGAATCGTTAATGCTAATTACAATAGAAGATTCTTCATGAGAACCATAACTATACTTAACACAATCTCTACGACTCATAACTTGAAACTGCATTGGATTTATCTCCTTTCTTTTTATAAAAATAATATAGCACAATTTTAATTTTTGTCAATAGATTAATATTAGTTTTTATATTGTTTTTTAAATCTACATTTTTGGACAAACCAATCCTGCAACTCTTTGACTGTAGTTTTCTCTTTTGGATACAACCATGTATATATACCAGTAAACATATATTTTCTTACAATACATTTATCGGCAGGAATCATTTCGTGAGTGTCAGATATATAATAGTCTGCAACAAAGCTAATAGTAAATTTATCTGCTTTTTCTGTAGCTCTTACAATACGAGTTAAATATAAATCTTGCCCTCTTTCGACTTCTTTTCCTTTATATTTAAACTCTCCGAACATATATCCGACATCCCAAAGTTCTAAGATAAAGTCTAAATCAGAAGGATATATACTAGTTCCCTCAACATTTAGTCCGCTAAAATCTACAAGCTATTTAGCACGTTCAGGATTTTTGAATAAACTCATTGGTAAATACCTTTTGACTAATAAAGTCCTTACCCTCTTCACTTGTTAAAATCAGCATTTCATAATCAAGAACCCATTTATAACGAATAGCCTCCTGACCATCTTTGCCAATAACAGTAGTAGGAATACGATAAGCACAAGTACCACGTTTCTCTACTGTCGTATAATCGTTCCAGTTTACACCCTTTTCAGTAAACATCTTATCCTGCAATTTGGTAGTGTTAATACCATGAAGTTCTTTTTGAGGATACAAAGATTGAGCAACTGCCTGAATAGAATTTCGAGTACAATCCTGCTGTCTCCAAACAAAATAATTATGCACTTCAAAGGCAGGGACAACAAATACTCTACTATCAAAAGTAGGCATTTCTTTTCCCTTACGAACCATTCGCCAATCATAAGAATCTTGGTCCATATTAAAGATATCCAAAGTTGTATCAATAATAGTATTCTCAGCAAAATAATCATTAAACCAAAGAGTGCAAAGCGCAGCAGATGTACTAACAATCTTTTGAATATTATTATCAAGCCAAGGCTGAGAATTTCTTTCACTTTGAATCATGACAAGAGAAATTTCATCAGATTCAACATAACCAAACTTAACATTAGGAATAATTTCACAGAGTTTAAGCATAGTTTGTTGCATAGTTTTAACAAAAATTGGGTCAAAAGGTTTCTTCATACCACGACAGAAGGAATGAAAGTGCTGCCCATCAAGCCTAACAATAACAGGAAGATTCTCAGGAAGATAATTACGATATCTATTCTCGTAAGCACCTTTCATTCTATCGCCTAAAGTTTTATACTCCATTTTCTTTTTCCTTTCTCATTCTCGTAAGGTCTTCAATATATACTGGATAACCATCATCATCGAAATATGCAAGCTTCTTATAACTCTTTGCCCTTTTTTCATTCTTTTCCTGATAATCAGCATCAATAGTAATATCAGTCTTATTATTTTTAGGACAGAAAATTAATGCCACAGGAAGATTTTCCATTGCCACCTGAATGTTTTCGACTTTGTTTTCCTCAACTGTTTCTGCGAAATAAAAAGTACAAGGAATAAGTTCAATATATTCAATCTTGTAATCTTCATCTAACTGCTTACGATAAGCAAAACTTACATTTGCCTCGTGGCATTTTTCAATAATTTCTTTTAGTTGCTTATTTGTAAAACAATAATCTCTATATCCCTTTTTAAGAGAACCCACAACAGAGTCTACAAGAGAAGGAAAATCAGAAGGAATACCAAAAGTTACACTAGAAACAGTCTGCATTTCACCAATCATTTTATCTAATCTCCACTAAATATCTAATAGTCATCTGTCTATCATCGTAAACGATAATTTCATCGTTGCGAAGCATAGAAGTATTGCCATGAGCCCACAAACTCCAAGCTTTAGGATTATCTTTCTTTAATCTATCAAGATTGTAAGAATAATACTTGGAATCAAAAGAATAGGCATCAACACTATCTCCGATAGCTACATCAAAAAAAGCAAGGAAGCCGCAATTCTGATAATCACGAGTCCAATATCCGCCCAAAGAAGTGTAACCAATAGACTTAGCTACTCCTCCTTTGTATTTTTCAGGGTTGGACCAATAGATTCCAAGTCCAAACATCGAACCTGTTGCAATTGCACCAGCAGGGCGAATCTTTAAACCCATTTTTAGAATATTAAACCAGTTCTGATTACGACTACCATGACAAAGAAGTTTTACGTTACCGATATTATTTTCAGTTGTAAACTTTTGATAATTCTTTTCTGTCTCAAGATTAGTAACGCGCCAAGCTTTGTAAAACTTTCCAGCAGAATCACCCATTGCCTTTTTAATTTTAGCAATATCGTCCTGAGTAGCTTCTTCCATGGTAATGCCCATCTTCTGTAAAATACTTTCAGAAGCCTTAATTTCAGAACCAACATCAACAATTCTCGCCTTTGGCTTATAAACCTGACCAGCCATAGTATCAAGCAAGCTTTGTTCCTCAGAAAGCTTTTTGTCGTATTCGGAAGAATCAGAAACAAGACACTCAGAAACACGCTTCATCTTACGAGGGACAATAATGAACAACTCATTCAAATTCTTGTTAAATTCCTCAACAGACCAGTTTTTGTAGTTCGCTGCAATATAGTCAATCTTTTCCTGAGCAGCATCAATCATAGCCTGAGTAACAGCTTCAGCACGAACAGAATAAGCAGATTGAATAGTCTTATTAGCATAATCCCAAAGACGTTTAACAATCTCTCGGACAGATAGGTTTTGAACCAAACTAAATTCATCTACTCCATTAGACTTATCCTCAATTTTGGAATCAGCAATAACTTCCTGCATCAAATCAGAACGGTCAACATATCCCTTCTTCAACTTAGAGGCAAGAGTAGAATTCCATTTAGACATAGGATAAGTTTTAGTCTGAGGAGTGGCACCAACACGACCATATTCTACAGTAAACGTATCATCACCATTTCCAGCCATTTTGTAGAATTTATTTGAATCAACCCCATTATTATTAGGGTCTACTAAAATAAGATATTTACAATATTCCATATTACTCCTATTTTATTTTATCCTGATTATTGGCCCAATAAAGAAAATAATTGTCACCAAAATAATCTTCTTCATATTTCCAATAATATTCTCCTGCAATTTTATTGTTTTTACAAGCATACCGAATTTGCTGTTCAGTAATTTTTGACCATTTTGAAGCTTCTTTTATAGAATCAAAAGTTTTAATTTTTTTCTCATCCTAAAAACAACTTACTTTCTTTTGTAATAAAGACTTATTTTTAATCGGAGGAATAATGATTTCATTGTTTAAATATTTCTATATTAATATAGCATCAATATAATCAAGCAGCCATAAACAGTTCTAATAAATTTTTTGCTAATATAATCTACAACGTGTAATTGGGCTTCGAGCTAATCCTAATATATTAGATGCTTGATATACACTGTCCCATTCCTGAATTAATTCTCCGTTTAAATTATACTAATAAACTTTTTTACTATGCGTGCTACTTAATTTTTCTTTAGTCTTTGAATTTCTTTTAATACCTTTTATTTTTTTAGCTACCGTTTGTTTAGTTTCTGAAGAAACAATATGCCGCCAACCATGAGCGTTTTTCCGCTGTCTATTTGAAGACATTTTCTTTTTAGTTTCTTCTGAAGCTAATCCATTAGTTCTCCGCTCAGCTAAATTATAACAATGTCCCTAATTTTTGTAAAAGGCTATTAATTCTATTTCTTTCTAACAAGCTTCTTCTTTTGTTAAATTATCAAATAATATTTCATGAGTAAAATTTTCCCAGCCATATTTTTTATAGCTTTATTCATAACTTCACAACAATCATATCCTCGACCATTTCTCCATCTTGCTAAAGGATAATCACTTGTTATTCCTATATATACTCCATCAGAAGGGCTTGTATGCTTATAAACACACCACAAATTATCTTTTCTTTTTTTATAGGGCATTTTCCACTTCCTTTCTTAATAAGTAAATCTCTATGATTAGATTACCATAGAGATTTACATTTGTCAAGGGTTTATTCAGTTATTTTTTACTAATCCAATCGGTCAAATTTACTGGTAGCAAAATGTAAGATGAATCTTGTAACCATTATATTCAGAATCAAACTTTTTAGCCTCGTTGATAGCTTCAGTAAAAACTTTAATAATCATAGCACGAACATCTGTCCAATCAAGTTTCCCCTTACCACACCCAATAAAAGGCATAGCAAGATAAGAAATCTCTTCATTAATGCAATACTGAGCGAGGTCTTCAATACAATGTTCAAGATTGGTCATAGTAATTGGTTCATACTTCTTGTTAGCAATCATAAGCAAAAACAAATTCCGAAGCCAAATGGTTTCACCAGCACAACGCTCATCAAACTTATCAGAAATCTTATCAACAATATGATAATAATTATCAAGTCTACGAGCAGTATCACTACCCAAAGAAAGGTCCGCAGGAATGCCATAACAAATGTTGTAATAAGGAGGAAGGTCAAACATATCTTTATTTACTTCCTCATACTCAACACAAGTTTCATAGAGGTCATCGTCAGAGTCATAGAGGTCATCATCTTCATCGGCAAATTCAAGCTCACCGTTATTAAGGATAAGAGGACAACCACAGTCAGGACAATGCATTACCTTGGGCTTCCAAACAGAAACATAACCAGAAGAAGAAACAATCTTACCATCTTCATCAGTAGAAGCAACTTCGGTAGTAAAATAACCCTTGTCCTGAGTAGAAGTTACTTTTGGCTCATCGAACTTGTAATTGCGACTAAAAATATTAGCCATTTTAAATACTCCTTTTATAATTAATTAATTTTTTCACTAAGTATTCTATCTAATTCTTTTGGACACGCATCAGTCCAATTTGTAATTTGATGACCGTCATAAGAACAAACAAAAATTTTTTTCTTCTTTCTGACTTTCAATCCTTCCTCATTATATTCCCAATCAACTGTTCCATCCATATATGGAAAATAAGGACAATTAGGAGTACAACCTTTACATTCAATCTTAGCCATCAAATTATCCTTTCTTAAAAACAACTCATAGTTTCTCGTACAATAGCTTTCTTAAAATCCTGTTCCCTTTTCTTTAAGACATCGTTATCTGGAAGAAGATAGTTATCTGAAAGAAGATAGTCAATCTTTCTAGTAGTTGTTGTCTTAGAAGGTTCTTTAACAAGATACAAACCCTCTTTTGCACGAGTAGTTGCAATATAACTTAAATTCTTTTCCTGAATATTTTGTTCTTTACTATTCCTAAAATCGTAATTAATTTTAGCTTCATTCAAAACAAAAACATTCGTAGCTTCAAGACCTTTAGCTTTATGGATACTACAAAGTCTAACACAATTAGGAGAAGGGGTAGTATTTAATAGTTTATCAATAAAATTAGAGAATTTAGAAACACTATCAGAAGAGGCATGATTTTCAAGATACCCCTCCAAAATCTCCAACAAAAAGCTCGTATTATCTATCTTAGAATTTGTCTCCGCCACGGCTTCCAAACGCTCTTCCTCGTGTCCCCCCTCACGGACATTTTTTGAAACGATTTCAAAGAGTTTTTTATTATAATTACTTATTACTTTTTGAAGGAATTTTTCGAGTGTGCCAACCGAGGTGCATTTGGATGATAAAATCTGTCTTTTAATTGCCGCTACCATATCTTTATCCTCAATAAAAATAGGTGTCCCATTTCGAGCTAAATCAAGCACTACCTCAGCTATCCATTTGTTTTTTCTGGAAATTACCATATCTCCTGCTTTAGCATACTCTGAAATTTTGTTTTTGTCAATAGTTTTAACAAACCCCATTGGAGCATCATCACAAGGAAGAATAGGAATCCCATATTCTCTATTTACTCTGCTAAGATGAGACTTAGCACAACGATAACAAATAGGTAAATCAAAAGTTTCTACAGGAGCAAACATCTTAGGAATTTGATTAAAAGCTTGAGCATTAGCACCAGCAAAATTATAAATGGCCTGATGAAAATCTCCAATAAAAACATATCTACCCTTAGTTCTTTTAATAAACTTTAGAAAATTTAATTGGATATTAGAAAAATCTTGAACCTCATCACAATAAATATTTGTATACAAAGCCCAATAAGGAACTTCCCAATTATCATATTTAAGTTTATTAAAAGTAATCCAAAGCATATCAGTAAAATCAATTACACCTTGAGTTTCAAATTGTTGCCTACTTTTAGTATCAAGAATTTTCAAGGTAGAAGTAATTTCACTGATATCAGGCGCAGAATAACCTTCATCACCATAATACAAAAATAATACATGGTCATCAATTAAACGAGACACATCTTTATTTGAAGACATATCTGTAAGAGTTAATCTACACAAATTGTAAAGGTTTACATAATTATCTTTCAAGAAAACTCGCTTGGCAAATTCAATATATTTACCATAACGTTTTGTGATTTCTTCATCAAGAATTTTATGTGGCTTAAAATTATCTAAACTCACAGTTCTTTTAGAGCGCTGAGAACCAAAACCTTTTGGCTTTTCTCCTAAATCCTGAGATTCTTGTTCTACATTATAAAGCATAATAGAATATGCTAAAGAATGCATCGTCATAACCTTAGTCTTAGGATTCTTAATCTTTTTCTTAAACTCCTCAACTACGCTTGCATTAAATGCAATATATAAATCAGAAGTTTTTGAATGCTCAGAAAGCATACAAGCAGTTGTTGACTTACCACTTCCAGCCAAAGCATTTACAAGCATGTTACTTTGAGGATTGTTAAGAAAAAAATCTAAAATATCTTGTTGATATGTACTTGGCTTAAAGTTCATTATAATCAACTCCTAACCATTTTATAACATTCATGCAATACTCTTGCAGTCTCAATTACATCTTCAACTGTATTCTGAGTTTCATTCATAGAAATTCTAATTTCTCCACGAATATAATTTTCTGGAATCTTCATAGCTTCTAACACAGCAGATGCTTTCATATCTCCTGTATTACACGCACTTCCTGTCCCTACATAAATTTCCTTTTCATCTAACAGAGATTGAAGAATTTCTCCCTCTACATTATGAAAGCAAACACACACTGTAGAATTAATACTATTCGCAGGAGAAACAATCATATAATCATTTGGTTCAAATAATTTACTAAGCTCTTCAAGAAAAGTTCTCTTCATTTTCTTACAAGCTAAATCTTTTTCCTTTTGATGTGCAACAGCTTTATCAACAGCTAAAGCTAAAGCATGAATATAAGGAATATTTTCAGTACCAGCTCTACGATTACTTTCTTGGTCCCCACCATAAATTAAAGGCTTAATCTTCTCAACAGGAAAAGTGTCTTTTGAAAAATAAATAAAGCCAATACCTTTAGGAGAATGCACCTTATGCCCACTAAAAACAGCAATGTCAGCCATGTGTCTAATATCAATAGGAACATTACCTAAAGCCTGTGTCATATCACAATGATAATACATATTAAGTCTATGAGCTAAATCCATATATTCATGAGGATTAAAAATTTCTCCTGTCTCATTATTTACATACATCCAAGACAAAAGAAATCCACTATAATCCCCCCACAGAAAACCCAACTCTTCACTTTTCTCTGTAACTTTAACAGCATTAATAAGATAATTCTTATCAATAATTACCGATTTTGGATTTTCTGTAATATTATGGTGCTCGTAAGGGCTACATAAGCATTTATTTTTTTGAGCTAAAGCCCACGCATTACCTTCACTACTACCAGAAGTAAAATAAATTTCTTCTGGAAAAGCGCCTATAACATGAGCAATTTTTGCACGACTTTCTTCAATCAAATTTTTACTCTTGCATCCTAAACCATAGGTCGTACTTGCATTACCCCAATATTCAGCTAAATCATCTTTAATAATATCAATGATTTCAGGCAGTACAAAAGTTGTTGCCGCATGGTCTAAATAAATCATTTATCTACCTCATATTTAATAAAAGCAGTATATCTTTCCCTGCCCAACACTTCATCATATCTTGTAGTAAATTGAATATCTGTAATATTCTTTTTAGAACTACTAAGCCACATATTTAAACGAGACTCAAAAATTAATGAATCATAGGTTAAAATTTTAACTCTTTTTTTACTCATATTAATCCCATAAATCAAAGAAAATTGGTTTCATCATATCTAAAGCTTTTTCAATCTCAGATTGCATATACTTGTCAATTTCAGTGCTTTCTTGATAGTACTGTTCTTTTTCTTCTTCGGGAATCTTATTTGCCCACCCATCATACTTTTCAAGGACAGAGTTTTTCTTCGGACAAGTATATTCAGTAGAATTACGAATATGAGTTGCAATTTCTTTCAAATAATCTTCCCACGCCTTACACTGAGCCTCTTCTGCGGCTTTATATTCTTCGTCAGAATTAAACTTTTCTCTTGTAAGCTCTTTCCAATCACGATATTCTCGTTTGCCAGTTTGACGAGTTTTGTCAAAATCAATCATTGGATAGCCAACGTGAGTTTTAGCTAATTCTTCTAACATTTCGGGGATTACTTGTTGAAACCAACCATCAAAATTCCAAATGTCCCTATTACACCAACCCTTAAAAGCTCTATCTTTTCTCTGCTTGTGTACAGGATAAAGGTCTTTTAAATTTTTTGGATGTAAAAAAGGTAATCCTTTATAAGATTTATTTAAATAGCTTAAATTAAGCCAGCTATAATTCTTTTTAGTCATCATCATTCACCTTATAAAACTCACAAAAATCTGAGTAACTACCATAATCTACATTATAAACTCCTTCTGGAGTAACATGACAATTATAATAATAACTCTTAAACCCTTTGTTGTCAATATATTTTTTAATAAGCTTAAAACATTCTGGATATTGAGCGTTAAGAATAATATCAGTTCCCTTTTCTTCTACACGCCCAAGAGAAACAACAACCTTATTACCCTTTTCATAATGGTAAGCATTAACTTGACAAATCATTTTACATACACCTCAAATTCTCCGTCTAAACATTTTCCATTTAGCCCATACACGAATCTAAACTCTTCATTAGTTAATTCAATAGATTCTACAAATTCAACAATTTTCTTTTTTTGATTCTTAAAAGGATTAATAGTCCTAACAACATTAACTTTCACAATACATTCTTGGTCATAACAATCATTTGTTAAATCATGAACCCATACTGTATGACCATCCATGTTTTGTAAAGCAATGAAACTTAATTTTCTTTTCATAATATACTCCATATTAAAAATATGATTCTACCTATGAGTAAGTATATCATAAGTAGAACCATATTGTCAATACTTTTTAAATTATTTTTTGAACGTATTCTAAATAATCATGAGCCCATTTTTTAAGATTTTCTAAATCAGAGCTATTGCTAATTATTGTGTCATAATGATAATAATAGACCTCTCCATCGGCAGGATTGGAAATAATAGGAGTCACATTTGCATTTTCAACCAACATGGTTTTACAAGATAAACCTGTTGCTGTTTCATTTTGTTTAATAAAAGCTCCAATACACTTAGGTTCTCTAATATTAACAAAGAAAAGCCAATTTCTTTTGTTTAACATCTCATTATTGAGGACAACATTAATTTGGTCAAATACTTTTTGGTTAGGAGAATTATCCCATTCTTCTAATGCCATCTTTAACTCGTGAAGAAATTTCCTATCTTTTTCTTCTTTGCTACCATCCCATCCAGCGAACTGAGCTACTGCTTTTACCCAATCTACGGTAGATAATTCCAGCACATTCCAATTTGTTTGACTTTCTAAAATTTCTTTACACAACCTTACGAAAGTAGATTTTCCACTACCTCCAGAACCATTAATTATTACAATTCTTGCTTCCATAATTTATCCCTCAATTCTTCACGAGTAGGATATCTACCACAACACTTATCGCCCTCTGGACACCAAAGAAGATATTGACAATGAGGGACAAGTTCTTTAGCAAACACTGGATTAATTCCTGCAATTTGTCTTTTCATTTCAACAGCAATCTTGCGAATAGGTTCTTGAGCACGGGTACATAAACGCTTATGCATAAATGTAATTAAAGCTTCAGGGGTAAAACCTATCGCTAAAGTGGTATTAGTTGCTCTTGGCAAAACAAAATTAGCATCTTCTACTGCGGCATTAATTTTAATACCATTCTCAGTAAGGATATCACGAATAAGCCTACGAGTTGTATCAATATTACTCATAAGGTTTTGATACAAAGCCTTGGCTTTCTCATTTTTTTCAATATTACTTGGTATAATATAAGTAAAATTATTTTTGTCAATATATCTAAATGAAGCCAGATTCTTAACAATCTCATCAGGACTTACACGAGGAATTGCTTCAATCAAATCCATATAAGCATACTTGTCCTGATTATCATAACGCACTCCAATTTCAGAACGCATCATCTGTTCTAAAGTGCCTCTATCTGCTTCAATTTCAAACTTAATATATTCACAACGAGAACCACTCATGTGACCTGAATCTTCACATTTCTTACCCACTCGTTCAGCATATTTCTTATCTGTATTATAACATTCACAAGCAAATTCACCGTGATTTTTATATAAATCCTCTAATACAGTAGGATTCAAAAGGGTTACTTTCATTACGCCTTTGTTTCTCCCTTCTTATATTTCATCAAAAGATATTCAAAAGTTTGTGGAGTATAATTCATATAAGGCATCATACATCCAACATTAATCATCTGTGCTCTATTTAAATATTCATTCCCATTGGAATTTTCTAATTTTTCTTTTGCCATTTTAGCAAAATCTTCTACTAAGTCTTGTTCTTTGGTTGTATGAGTATGTCCATGTAAATGAAAACAATTATCATAACAAGACCCATAATAAGAAAGAATTGCAAAATGAGAAAGAATTACTCTATAAAGTTTACCATCAACTGTCTCAGTTACTTCTTTATAATGACAAATTTCAGCTAATTTTTTCCTAACTCCTGTAGAATATTGTTTACAGTCATGATTGCCTTGAATTAAATGAACATTACCGTTTAACTTATTTAAAATACGAATCCATTCATCTGACCCTGCTTTCCACAGAAAATCTCCAAGTACATATACATGGTCTGCATTTGAAACTTGTTTATTCCAACGAGAAATTAAGTCAAGCTCCATTTCTTCTGTTGTATCATATGGGCGATGGTCAAAATTAATAATGTTTTTATGCCCAAAGTGCAAATCAGAAATATAATAATTCATTAACTTAAACACTCCAAGCTGTGTCCTATAGTAGACTCTTGAAACCACTTTGTATTAACAACAGAAGGGTCTCCTAAAAATTCTACATAATCTTCTGTAACTTTAGTAATTACACCAACTAAATCATAATCTTCGTGGCAGGAATTGTAACTAATAATTGTCCAGTTTAACAAATTAGCCTGAGCATCTTCAATATTATCTTCTTTTCTATTAAATCTGTATTTTAACCATTTAGTAGATTCTAAAGGTTGCTTCTTTGGAAGATTCATTTCTTTTCCTCTTCTTTCCAGAAAGGATAATTATCTCTTTTTTTACAAGACCTTTCATACTTACAAGAAAGCTCACATCCATAAACCATATAATGATTATCACAATGTTTACAAACAGCTTGCCCATAAGGATAACTTAATTCTTCAAGCATTAAAACGGCTTTCTTTCCATCTATCCCGTCAATACATTTTCTCTCATGTAAATAACATTCGCCTAAAGACTAAAACTCTTTTCCACACTTTTCACAACAATATTTAATTGTCATTTCCCATAAACCTCTTTTTTTTTACTTTCATAAAACTTGTTCAACCCTACGAGGTCAGGAGCATTTGGACAAGTCTTTTCTCCCATAAATGTAGTAATCATATTAATGATTCTCTTATTTCTATGATTAAGAGGAGGAATAGAAGTATCCTTAAAAGCAGAACAAATAAAACGAGAACAAATCTCAGGTCGTACTTCATAAATTTGGCACTTGTTTTCCTTGTTCAAAAAAGGACAAATATCTTTAAAATCTTTATCTAAAGCAGTATTACGATTAATCATTTTTACTTCTGGATGCTGACCAAGATACTTTTTAATCTTCTTTACTTCTGCATCACTTACACAAAGAATTGCAGAACAACAAGCTCCACATCCAGAACATTTACCATCAATAGTATGGTCTACTTTATTAGCCATCTGACTATTCATTCCCAAATTCCTCCATCAAGTTCTTCTCTTACGCGCATAAGAATCTTTCCTAACTTATTTTCTCCAACACCATTGCAAACTCCCCATGTAGTATCATGCCACCAATTTCCCTCTTCAAGATAAGCGTCACCAGTATCAAGAAGAAGTTTGGCGAGATTTTTGTTCTGAGTAAATTTTGCACTAACAATTTCATACATTGTTTGCTCTTTAATATCTTCCCAATCTTTACGCAACTTACAATTCCTACCAGCAAGTTTTGCTTGAGCTGGATTCATAGAAATATATTTTTTACGGTCTTCATCTCTAATTTCTTTTTGTGCTTGAAACGCTGCTTCTGAATTTTGATAGGTTAAGCCATTATAACTTACAGGTACATTATAAAAATTAGAGAGAAAAGCATAGGCATCAAAAAAATTTTTAATTGCTTCCATATTATTTTCCAATCCTTTTCAAAAATTCTTCTTCGTTCATAATAGAAGTCCCTAATTCAGCGGCTTTCTTAGCTTTAGATGAACCACTATTAGCTTCATTAGTCAAAAGATAATCAGTCTTTTTAGAAACAGAACCAGTTAACTTCCCACAATTATCGGTAATAATCTTTTCAATTTCCGAACGTTTCATGGTATTAAAAGCACCTGTAACACAGAAAGTTTTACCATTGATAAACTCATTCGTTGCAATCTGTACTGGCTTATCCCAAACTAAATTTAATTCAAAAATAAGATTTGTAAACAATAAATCTTCACTATTCCACCAGTTATGCAAAGCCTGAGACATTGTTTCACCAAAGCCATCTAAAGTAGAGAAATCAAAATTATTAAAATCAAGAGCTTCTTCAAAAGCCACCCAATCTCCATTAAAATGTTTACTGATTTCCTTTGCCGCTGTCTTGCCAATATTGGGAATACTTAAAGCGACAAGAAGATTTTCAAGTTTAACATGGCGAGACTTTTCAATAGATTCAATTAACTTACTATAAGACTTTTCCCCAAAACCATCCATCTCAATAATTTCGTTTTTATACTTATCAAGATGATAAAGGTCTGCATACTTCTTAACATACCCAGCATCAATAAATCTCTTAAGGGTAGCTTCACTTAAACCATCAATATTCATTGCTGGCTTAGATACAAACTGAACGAACTTAGCCAAATTCTTCTCAGGACAATCTGGATTTTCGCACCAAAGAGTCTCAGCACCAGATTCAGAAATCTTAATTGTAGTAGGTTTACCACAGCACGGACAAATCTTTGGAATTTCAAAATCTGCATCACCATCTTTGTTACAAAAAACAATCTGGGGAATAATCATGTTCATTTTTGCAACTTTAACAGTACAATTCTTTCTCAAACCAAGAGACTTGATAATACTAATATTATGAACAGATGCACGACTTACTTCTGTGTTATCAAGAATAACAGACTCAAATACAGCAGTAGGAGTAATTACGCCAGTTTTACCAACCGCCCATTCAATATCTCTAAGAATAGTTCCAGCAGTTTCATCTTCATACTTAAAAGCTAAACTCTTACGAAAATGATGACCAGTGTTACCAAGACTTAAACCATAAGCAATATCATCATAAGTAATAACACAGCCATCAACAGGAATACCTTTCTTATCAGCAGTCTGTTTCAACTTAATAGTTAAATCTTCAATTCCATAAAGGTCAACATTACCACCATTGAAATAAATACAGTGGACAATAGTAAAACCCAAAGACTGAAGCTTACTCATATCTTTTCTAAAACTACCTGTAGTTCCCTCAATCAAACTCCAAGCCCAAAATTGAAGACCTCTCTGAGACGTAATTTTATTATCCAAAAGAGAAAGACTACCACTTGCAAGGTTGCGCTGAGTAGCATATTGCTCTCCATCAGGAAGTTCTGCATTAATTCGTTCAAAATCTTCTTTAAGAATAATACATTCACCATCAATAACAAGGGTTTCTTTGCTATCAATAGTTAAAGGAAGATTTTTCATAACCTTAGCATTATTAAGAACATCAGTGCCTTCAACACCATTGCCACGAGTTTCAGCAGAAACAAGCTTACCATTTTCATATTTAACAGACATAGTAAGGCCATCTAACTTCATAGATAAAGCTACTTCTCTATCTTCTGCAAAATTAAGTAAATCCTGACAGCTTTTTGTTTTGTCAAGCGAAAGCATTAAATGGTCATGTTTAACTTTTTTTAGCGAATCAATAGCTTCATAACCAACGGTCTGAGTGGGAGAATTGGAAAGAATAAAATTCTCTTCTGTTTCTAATTCACGCAATTCGTCAAACAGCTTATCATATTCTGCATCAGAAACCAGAGATTCGCTATAATTATAATATTTATCTCGATACTTATTTAACAGACTCGTTAATTCCTTAATACGTGCAATATTTTCGTAATTATTCATATTAATCTCCATTACTTGTCAATTGTGCTCATAATAAGCAAAGATAAAACAACCCAAACAACTAAAATACCAACTACTGCATAACTCATAATTTAGTCTCACTTTCTAAAAGCTCTTTCTTTAAAGAATTAGCTATCATTCTCCTTTGTACATTTCTTAAAACATTTTCTACTTCTTTGTTAGTCTCAAAATGCTTATCCATTACATATTCATCTACCAAAACTTCTGCTTCGGTAATTAAGTTTTCTGCAATTCTTTTAGCATCTTCAACTGGAATAGGAGTGGTCTTATAACTAATTAATAATTCTGGATTTTTAGGAATTAAAATTTTTTCATAGGGTTCATCTGCTATATATCTTTTAATAAAATCTGCTAATCTTGCAATATGATGAAAATCTTTTAATCCATATCCATAATTATCAATATCAAATTCATTGTGAGGGGCTCTATGAAGCATTTGTTTGTATTTTGTTTTCATGTTACCATACATTGTTAATACAGCTTTTTGAGGACAATAATGTGCAATAGCCTCTCTATTTTTAACAACAGCCCCTAACCACACCCCAGTGTATTCAGGATTAAGCTCAAAATATTTCGTAAATAAAGTTTCTGTAAAATTAATATTTTGTTTCAAATAACTATTAAACATTAAGCGAATGTCTTTAACTTCAAGCTTTCCTCCATCTTCATCTCGATGATATTCTTTACTAACCCAATCTTTAGAATCAACAATATCATCAAAATGAGGAAGCACAATTGCTTTTGTGTCAACATCAGAATGTTCCGTAGCCATTCCGTAATTATTACTACCATAAACAAATACGCCGACTACATTATATCCAAGTTCACTCAAAAATTTATAATCTGAATGAACTCGATTATTAACTTTTTCCAAATTCATAATTTACCTTCCTTAATGTAAATAAGTAACAATATACAAATACATTTGTCTATTCTTACTTAATGACATTATAGCAAATAAATTTTGTCTTGTCAAGAAGTTATAAGAAATAAGTTGAAAGGGGTATAATACCCCTTAATCAACTTCTATCTTTTTATATTTTCCGCAATTACATTCACCAGCATAATTTTGTTCTCTAAAGGCTTTGCAAATACAAACCATATCGTCAGTTCGAGTTAAACCACATGGACAATATTGTTTTCCATATTTTTCTTTCATTTCTGCAAGCTGACGATTTGTTTCGTCTACTAAATCTTTATCGTCGTTCAATACAATTTTTAACATTAAGATATCCTCTCTGCATGTTGATTGTCAGAAACCAATGTAATTTGCAAAACATCATCAAAACGTGAAACTAAATTTGGTTTATAACGACCATATTTTAAAATTACATTGGGATACTTTTTTAATTGCTCAATTTCTTTTCCTATCTCTTCTTTATAATATCCCGTATAAATTACAAAATCATCATTACAATTTTGCTTTCTAAAATAATCCAATAAAGACAAAACTTCTTCAAATTGCAACATAGGCTCTAAACCTCCTATTACAACTGCCTTTGTAATTTCATTGTCTATATAAGCTTTATAAATAGAAGAAATTAAAAATTCTTTAGTAGCTTGTCTTACCACAGGTTCATTTTGACATACAGTAATTGGAATATTAGCTTCATGACAACATTTCCAATCACATTTACAAGTGATAAGGAAGAGGGAGGGCTTCGCATAATTAACAAAGTCCTCCATGACAACACCTTTAAGATGAATCTTCTCTTCCATAAATTTATCCTTTCATAATAGAATCTGCATCTAAAACATTATACCAACGTCTTAAATTAAATTCCTTTTTTCTAATCTTTTGATAACTACTTACAGGGGTATAAAAACCTACTACTCTCGCATATTGGTCCGCCACAGGCTTTCCACAAATAGGACATGTTTGAGTTCCAATGAAAGAATGTTTATCTTCACAAACATTAATTTTAGTTGTAAACGCAAAATAAATTACACCTTTAGAAGCAACATAATTAAGCATGTCCCAAGCACTTTCTTTTGTTGCAAAACGATTTTCAATATCAATGTGGGCAATGCATCCACCACCACATTTTTCATCAAGCACGCTGCCTAAACGACACTTTTCTTTAATAGTGCATTGTTCAGTTAATGGAATCCACTGATTTGAGTAAATAAAATACTTATCTTGTTCAAACAGAAGATTATCTGCTGTGCAAATTACACCAGCACAATTTTCCCGAGGGATAGATTCAACATTAAAAGAAAAATTACATTCAAAGCTATCTTTTACTTCATTAATAGCATCAAGAATCTAACAAGCAAATTCCAATCCCTCTTCTGTATAATATTTATTACCAAACTCGTCAGTATTAATTAATCCAAAAGAATCAATAACTTCATACATTCCAAGAATACCAATAGTACAATATTGCTTATCAAGTTCAACTGCTCCTTCTTGATAGTTAGGAAGCAGACCTTTTTCTATATTACGCTCCAAAATATGACGCATACTAGTTAACGCCTTGCAATCCAAAAGCACACGGTCTTTAAGAAGTTCAATATATTTCTTTTTATTAAATTTAGTCTCATATGCAATGCGCATAAGATTAATTGTACTCACACGACAAGACCCAACAGACAACGCTGTACCACCAATAGAATTAACAAAAGCATCAAGCTTTTGAGTGTCAGAAAGTAAACGGCAACAATTTGAAAGCACTCCAACATTATCAGATACAAAGAAATTAGAATCAGACCACTTAATGTTATGATAACAAGCCCATCGAGCAGTTTCTTCATCTTCAAATTTGCCATCTTTATAAAGTAAAGAATAAGTTAAAACAGGGAAAGTAAACATGTTTTCACTGCGAATATCACTTACTACATCCATAAACAAACGCTGGCATTTCATAATTTCTTCAATTTGGTCAATAGCGAAAGACCCATCTGGAAATTCCAAACCACCAAACAAAGATTCAAGATAAGGACGGTCAAAAATACTTACATTTGTAAAAGCACACTGGTCAATTCTAAGGAATGGTTGATTTAATCTATAAACAAATTTCTGAAAATATTGTCTTAAATAAGTATCGGGGTCTTTAAAATAATGCCCGTTCTTTATATCCATTTTCCAGAAATAATAAGCCCAAATAATTACATTTGGGAGACCAACGGCCCGAGATTGACGGTTACTGAGGAACGAAACAAACTCAATAACATCATCAAAATATGTGTCCAAATGTTTAGGAGGCTGATTATTATATCCTCCAAGGAAAAACAATCCTTCTCTTGCCAAACGAGTTAAATCATTTGCCCAACAATAGGGAAAATAACTTGCCGTAGCAGAATCGTTAAGATAAAAACCCTTGCTAAATTCCTATTCTAACCAAGCTTTAGCAGTGCGCAGTCCCCATTTTTTCTTAATTTCAAGGAAAATTTTATTTAAACCAAAAAGCTTATCTTCACTCTTCCCCTTTTCAGTCATAAAAGAACGAATATCTCTATGGCTAGCATTTGCATTAGGGTCGATAGTAGCATCTGCCATTGTACTTTGATTTACGAATTTATCTAAGAATTCTGAAAAATCTAACTAACTAGAATGAACCCCATTAATATATTCGAAATCTTCACCATATTTCTTTTTTAAATCTTCAAGACATCTTTCAAAATCTTTTGTTAAACGAAGTGAAATGTCCATATAAAATTTTCCTCCTTTTTAATTGTTATTAATCCATTGATTTGCTTCATTGAAAGCCATAATTTCTCCATCAACTTCAAGTAATGGAGCAGAAGCAAAACCCTTTTTAATCATTTCCTTTACATCGAAATCAGTTCTGGCTTCAAATTCAATTCCCTTTTGTTTAAGTTTCTTTTCTAAAACAATACAACGAGGGCAATTAGTGGTATACAAAACAACCATAACATCAATCTCCTTTTGTCCTTTTATGTAACATCTAAATTACCATTAGATAATTTAACTAACTAATTATATAATTTCATACAACCCCAAGTATCTGCATCTGCACTATGAGCGTTTTCTAAAGTATAACCAAAATGTTCAAGCAAAGTCCCTAATTTATAATTAGCTACCTCTGCTTTTGGAATTAAACGTTTCGCATTTTCTAAGGTGCAACAAACAGCATGATTTGGAATTGGAATGTGGTATCTTTTCAATTCTGGATAAATTACTTTGTTAGCGTCATATTTGGCATTGTGAAAAATCCAAACACTATCTGTCATATAATCTTTTATTTCTTTCCAAACTTCGTCAAATGTAGGGCAATTTTTAATAGTATCATAAGTGATACCATTAACTTTAGATGCTCCACTTTCAATCTAGGTCTACGGATTTACTAATATATATTTATCAACAATTTTTTTGCCGTTTTCATACACTAAAATTGCAATACTAACAATTCTATTTTCTTTAAATCCAGTAGTTTCAGTATCTCCTATAACGAGCTTATTATAATTAGGGAGAGCCATAATTACTCTCCCTCTACATCTTTATTAGATTTCAGAGCATTTGCTCTTGCTGTTTCAATAGTATTATTTTCATCTTTAATAGCCAGAATTTTCTTCATCTTATTAAAAGCTTCTAAAATATATTTCAAAGAACCAGATAAACATACTCCTAAAGTTGCCACTGTTGAAATAACAGTACTATATTCAGCAGGAATAGGAAGATTGTTTTTGTTTGCCCAAGGAATAATTAAAGAAGTAGAAAGTACAAGTAACATTGTACCACCCGCAAAAGCTAAAATTTTATAAAGGCTATTTATTAATCTTTGTTTTTCAAAAGTCTCTCCTGCAATTTTAATATTATAATACAAAGAGAAACTAACATTAGAAAGATATGCCATGCCAAAAATAGAAAATCCCACCAAAGCTGCCAAAAGATTTTCTAAGGCTAATTTCCAAAAATCCTACATAACTTTCTCCTTTAAATTTTAATTACCAGAACTTCCAAATCCGCCAGCGCCGCGCGCAGTATCGGGAAGTTCTTCTACTTGTTCAAAAGTAGTGGGAAGCACAGGAAGAATCATAGCTTGAGCAATCCTATCTCCGTGTCTAATAATTTGTGTTTCAGTACTATCATTATGAAGAGCAACAATCCATTCACCACGATAATCTGCATCAATTACTCCAACGCAATTTGCAGGACGCAAACCTTGCTTTGTAGCCAACCCACTACGAGCAAAGACAGCACCCCAATATCCAACAGGAATTGCCGTTGCAATACCAGTCTTTACCTTTACCGTTTCGTGAGGACGAATCTTGATTCCTGCAACATCTTTCTGAACATCCCAACTATAATAACTATCATCAGGACAATCAGCATAAAGGTCGAAGCAAGCATCAGTCTCGTGCGCCTTAGTAGGCATTTTAGCTGTCTTAGACAGCAATTTAATCTTTACATCCATATTTGTCAATCCTTTTTTGTTTAATTTTAATTTGTTTCTGTTTTATTGTATAATATATAAAAATGGTGGAAAGTTACCCTTCCACCATAGAATTTTTAAAACGCTTTAAATTGTGTAGGGCTTTTGTAATTTCAGAATATTTATAGCAAAACTGTCTCTTTAACAAGAAATCGTTTTCCTGTCCAAGATATTTGGTCTTTGTTCTGCCCTTTAACACTTTGGGAAGCTTATCCATCCAAAGCATTGCTTCTTTTTTATCATTCCAAAAATCTACACATTCTGCATTTCCTTTAATTAAAATTTTATCAATAAGCTCTTTATAAAGATTAAGATATTCATGAACAGTATTATAATACTGCATAATTAATTCTCTATACGCTTCAGGACACTTTGCTAAAAAATCATCAAATCTATCTTCATGAATAGCATTAATAACTGCATTAGGAGAAATATTCTTAGACAGTGCCTTATGCATCAAGACATAATCTGATGTTTTAATTTTACATCTAAAATGATTTTTATATCCATCAACCATATCAACTACCCAACCTTCTTTTTCAGAAGAAAGATAATTATCGGTATCGGCTAAAACACTAAACAAAGTAGCATTATAATACCATTGAGTCATTTTAGAATCATATTCCTCAGCCATGTCACTAAGAATATCAAAAGAAACTTCCTTGCCATCCTTAACATCCCTTGCCGCAAGTAAATACAATCCTTCTTGAGATTCATCATACTTAACAACAATGGGGTTTTTTGGAGAAATATATTCAAAAATAAAAGTGTAATCAGGGTAATCCCTAATTAATTCTTTTTGTCCCTCAGATAAAAGTTTATAACCCGCCGCAAGTCTCCAAGATTCTACAGAGTCTAATGCCTGAGAACCAGAACCTAAAATTCTGTCTTCCTCTGCAATATATCTATATTGCTGATAAGAACCATCAAGTTTATTAGTAATAAAAACTGCATGAGCAAAATGATATTTAGACCTAATTTTTTTAGGAGACCAATCACCATCATCCTCGCCATAATTCTTAAACTTTGCCAAAGAAGCCAAAGCAATTTCGTCATTCTTTAAATCAAAGACACAAGAACGACATTCCCTATAAAGACCATCATATAATTCAAAAAAAGAATTTAAATCATAATCATCAGACAATTCAATAAAACCTTTATACTTAAAAAGTACATAATGGTCATAACAAGTAATCTGAAGAGGGTCAAAAATCTTACTCAACTTTTCATTAAGTTTAGGAGTAATATTCTCCCACGCCTCAAAAATTCTGTCGAGCCAATCATTAAAATTGTAATTTTCAGGACAAGGTTCGTTGTTAAGGAGAGTATAAGATTGAATATACTTTCTTTTAACAGTCATAACATATTCATAAAGAGGATGCCAAAGAAACTCTTTCTTAAAATGAAAATTCATCTTAAACTCTCCTTTACTAATTTTTATCTTCTGAATTATTTTTCAGAAGTCCCACTTGCAATTTTATCGCATTCGTTAAACAAAAAAAGCTTATCAAGGTTTTCTTTTCCCATAATCTTTTCCCATTTAGATTTAGACTTTTCGGTTTCAAGAAAGAATGGAAGCATATGAAAATTAACATAAAACAGACATTTTAAAATATCGTCCATATTAGTAAATCCAATACAATTAAGATTTGCTAAAAGGTCATACGTTCCTACATTATGATGACTATAATATCTATAATCTCCAGAACCATCTTCCTTGGGCTGTCCAGTAGTTAACTTGCCTAAGTCATGAATTTGTGCAGCTCTATAAAGAATCTTATCATCAGTTCTTTTAGCAACTTCTTCGGCACAAATTCTACAATGTTCATCTAAAGTGTACTTATGATGACAAGTTTTCTGGTCAAAGCCCTTCATCAAACTCATAATATAATCATCATCAGTAGTCCAATTAGACTGAGGGACAATTACTTCAAACTGATTAAAATTCCAACCAATTAAATTAATTGTATCAAAACCTTCTTCATAAAAAGGAATTTCAAACTTGCCAATCTGTCTGTCAATAACTTCTTCGGGAACTGTACAAGTTCTCGCTTTATTCTGTCTTTTACAAACAGCAACGGGAGTAGTCATAACATAAGCTACTTTAGTAACATTCTCCTTATTGCGAACAATATCCAACAAGCTCTTACGAGATTTAACATTAATATTAGTTGCATCAACAATAACATTCATTTTATCAATGCAATTGTTAATACGGCGACGAACTTCCTTAAAAACCTCGTCATTATGAGTCTGGTCGTTTACATCTCCAAAAACAGTTTCACGAATTTCATCCGATGAAACAATCATTGTAGGCTGACCCATTTTAGTCAACATATTTTTGAGATTTTGAGCAAGAGTGGATTTACCACTTGCAACAACTCCAATCATCATCATAAAATTCGTATGTTCCATTTTTGTCCTCCTTATTCCATCTTAGATAGAATACTATCAATCTTCTCGTTGAATTCTTTTACTAACTTTTCTTTATCAGTATCAGGTCTTGTTTGTCCCTCAACAGGAATTAAATCTCCTGCCCAAAACAGCCATTTTGGTTTAGTTTCATCTTCTACAAATTGAACAAGGCTATTATAATCAGCAGTTTGTCTTTCTTTTTTCAAAGGGTCAAACTCAACTGTAAAAATATCATTTTTGTGTTCAGTAACCCAATTTCTATAATCTTCTCTCATTTGTTTCCAATCTGGATAGGTAATAATTCGATTATAATCTAAAGTTACTTTTTCACCCTCCCATGCAGTAATGGGATTGGTGGTAATACTGTCCATTCTTTTAACAAAAGTAATAGCGCTTTCTTTTGTTAAACCTTTTTTAGTGAGCTTCTTTACAACCGCTCTACGTTCTTCTCGATTCATAGTTACTCCTTTGAATCATTCATATAATAACATAATCAAATGAAGTTGTCAAGAGGATAATAAAAATTATTCCTCTTGTACTTCATCTTTTTCTTTCCAATCTTTTAGTTGCCTAATTAAAGTTCTACGCTCTTCATCTTCTTTTCTATGAAGCACATTATACTATTCTCTAAGCTATCTGTATTCCTACTTCAAAAATTCAGGTAGGAATGTTCTTTTTGTTGAAACAAAATTTGTATCAATAGAACGTCGTAAGGCTTTAGTTTGAGCTACAAGTACACACAATTTCTTAGCTCTGGTTAATAAAGTGTAAATCTGTTGCTGACAAAGCATCATTGGAGGAGTACTATAATCTATTGCTCCAATAATTACAGGGCAACCAGAACCTTGATATTTATGAGTAGTACAAGCATATCCTAGAATTAAATGTTCCTTAACTTCTTTGTGTTTTAAAATAATAGGTGCATCTCCTAAATCGAAATCAACGATGGCATTTTCATAATCAATACTTGTAACTACACCAGTCCACCCATTATACATAGCTGTTTGTGCTCCACTTGTATCAAAAACTTTATAATTGTTTTTAATACACATTACTTTATCACCTTCTTGAATCCAAAAAGACCTGTCATTTCCAGAAGCATCTTTCATCTTTTGAACGTAAATTCTTGGACGAGATTCATTCAAATCAACAGGATTAATTAATTTTTGAATATCAAGATTTAAATTGTGAACACAAGCATCTCCACGTTCTTTCACAGGAGAAATAATTTGAATTTTTTCAATGTCACCATTTACAAGAGGGCTATTAAAATATTTTTCAAAATAAGCAATGGTATCTTTTCTATCATCATCTTTTTCATTTCTAATATCAAGTACCATATCTTTCAGTTCTCCGCGAATTTCAACACCTTCATAATCAGTATCTTGATATAATTGAATACCATTTCTTACATTATAAGCGGTAGTTAAAATACCAGAAGCCTTTGCTTGTCTATGTACTTCTTTAAGTTCAACAGTAGGAATTTCTTTGCTATTAATCATATCCGCAGCTAAATTAAGAGAACCAATAGATTCAAGCTGTCCCATATCACCAAGCATTAAAAGTTTACTGCCTGTGGGAATTGCTCTAATTAAATCGAGAAAAATTTCTCCACCCACCATACTAACTTCATCTAAAATAATGATATCATAAGGTAATGGATTATCTTCTCCATAAGAAAAACCACAACCACCAGTATATCCAAGAAGTCGGTGAATAGTAAAACCTTCTTTGCCGGTAACTTCTTGTAATCTTGCCGCCGCTTTACCACTTAAAGCACATTGAGCAAAAGTATAGTCATCAAGTACAGATAAAATACCTGTAACTAACGAACTTTTACCAGAACCAGCTAAACCAGAAATTACGCAAACTTGTTTTTCAATTCCCAGCTTAATTCCGTCTATTTGCTCTTGAGTAAACTGAAAACCTTGTTTCTCTTCTGCTCTTTTTATTTTCTCTTCAAAATCATTAGCAACAAAATAATTATTACCTTGAAGTAATCTTTTAAGATGATAAGCAATATCTTTTTCAAGATTCCAAAAGCTCATTAAATAAACTCTTCGACCTGATTTAGTATCGCCCTCTTCAACACGAATTAACTCCTCATCTTGAAGTTCTTTAATAGCTTTACCAACATTGTTTACAAGATTACCATCTTCATCTTCTACTATTAAACTTTGTTTTCCGCCAAGGTCTTCATATAACGAGCCCATTAATTCACCAGCGGACACCCAAGAATGGCCTTCTTCTCCTTGGGCATCAAGATACCATAAGATATAAGATTTAATTCTCTTTGTGTCATAAGTTTTATAACCTGACCTTAAAGCCACTTTATCCGCAGTAAAAAATCCTACTCCTTTAATATCTTTTACTAACTGATAAGGATTGTTTTTTACAATATCAATTACCTTTTGTGGAGCTTTATATTTTTCAATTAGTTTAGAAATAAAGTTTGGAGAAAAACCAACCTTATCAAGCTCTAAATATACAGTAGACATATCTTTACTGGCTTCGAAACGCTCAATAATACAATTAGAAATATAATCTCCAATACCTTTAGCTTTCTTTAAAGTTTCTATATCATGGTCTGCAATAGCTTGTAATGGGTCATCGCATACAGCAAACAACTCATCCATTTGACCTTCTGATAAAAAAGTTCTTAAAAAAGCTCTTTGATTCTTCTGATTAGAAAAATCAATATCTTTATTATAATAAACTAATTGATACTGAACACCATATTTAGGATGTTCAACTTCTTTACCTAACAATACATAGGCAGAATTGGGGTCAATTCCATCAGTATATTCCCCTGTAAAAGTAACTTCACCATAAACACTCATGATAGGATTTCCTTGTTCTACTTCAAGAATATTCCAAGAAACTATTCCCCAATTTTTACCGTCTGACCCAATTCCAGCACTCGGATAGAGGGTCTTGGAATGAGACGCTTTTATCTTTATGAATTTTTCTTCGGTATCAACACTCATCGTCAACCCTCTCTACATCTATTCTGTCAGAAATCATTTCAAGGTCTCCATTATCATCAATACCTTTAATTAACTGAACAGAATGTTTATATAAACTATCTTTGTACTGTCTTGGAATAAAGTTTTCTCCTCTTCTAAAACCAGTAACAAGAAGTTTAGTTCCACGCTGGAACCAAGATTTCTCAAGAACAGTTTTTGTTCCATCTTCGTTTATTTGAGAAATCTGCCTATTATAAAAATTAAATTGACCTTTATAAAATTTTATATCACAAACTCCATCAGGAGTCAATAATGTAACTGTATTTCTATTAGTATCTTTATCAAGAACAGTACCACAAATTCTTTTAAGAACAAAGCGAGCTTTTTCTTGGTCATGCCAATAATATTTATAAGCCACTTCTGGTTCTTCTGGTTGTTCTTCAAAAGGTACTATACTATATTTTTCTTTGTTTACATGAGCAAGTTCGTGTTCATGATAATACATACAAAGAGAATCCATTTCCCACTTAGAAAGACTTCCAGAAGCTTTTTCATCCCATACAGCTTTAAATTTTGCTTCATTTACAGCCACAAGCATTTTAGGGTCGCTTAAAATATCGTCTTTAAAATCTGCCATGAGCTTGTTAAAAACTCGGTCTAAACTACCTCTTTTAACAACTCTTTGTCCCTCGTCACTCCAGTCGTAATCTTTTTTATCAATCATGTCATTAAGAAAATATTTTTCAAAGAATGGCCATGCAAATTTATTTTCAAGGATATAATAAGCTGTACTTGCACTTTTACCTATTTGTTTATAAAAGAATTTTTTCTGGAAAACATAATTTCTAAATCTATATAATCTTAATTCAAACTTTTTTTGATTTTCAGTTAATAAATCAAGATTTGCCAAATCTTCAATGTTAGAAATATTGAGCGACTTAACAGGACTTGAGATAAATCTAATAAAGTCTTCCATAATTGCTCTTCTATCTTTTTTCTCAAGATTATCAAAACACCGAGCTTTGATAAGAGAAATCATAGCTGTATCACCAAATTTATTTTCTTTAGATTCAGACTTGTATTTCTGCATCTTCTCGTAAAAATCCCACATCGAAGAATAAGTTTGATTATCAATAATAGCTTTTGCAATAGTAGTTCCAATACCTTGAATTGGTTTTAAACCATAAACAATTTCGTTTTTTTCAACGTCAGGATGGAAACCAAATCTAACACGGTTTACATCAGGTAATGCTACAGTAACACCTTCTTTTTTGATATTACCAATGGCTTTACTAATTTTACCATAATTGGTATTTCCATCTTCACCGCCAGAATCGGAAATTAAATTGGCGGTGTTCCAATAAATAACAGGATAATGATAAGCAAGATTAGCTTCTTGCAAACCAACGATTGAATAAGCTAATGTATGAGCACTATTAAACCCGTAACCGCGATTCATACTAATGAGAACATCCCATACATAATGACACAGTTTAGAAGAAAGATGTTTTTCTTCTATATTTTTATAAAATTCTTGTTGTAATTCAACATAAGCTTTAGGATTCTTTTTCAGTTTTGTTATCACAGAGCTTTTTATCTCTGCTTCTTACAATTTCTTGTAAGCTCGGCGTACATTATTAACTCTAACGAGTTAAAGGACACTCTTGGATGGATTATATTTATTCACCATCTACGCTCTACAATACTTAATAACCTTTCGCAATTTATTAAGTTATCTCGATGTTTCCATTTTACAGGGTTCACCGATTTTGCCCTTTTCATTTTACTTGTCACCAAATAAACGGCCCAAAATTAAGCAATACTTTTCCTAAGCTTATCAGCCCACAGCAAATCAAAACCACCAATCTCAGGGTCTTGAACTGCCATCATAAAGTCTTCTTGGTTAGGTAATAAACCATAGCTCTTCTTAGCGTATTTACAAATAACTTCTTGCTCATGTTTAGTCAAACCATAATCATCCATCTCTTTATACCAAAGAGTGATATCTTTCTTATAACGACCAAAACGCTCAAGAGGTGTTTCTGCCCGTGGAGAAGGAGCCATAAGTCTCATTACTGAATTTAAAGCAGATAAATCTACCAAACTTTCAGGTTTACCTATTGCAACAGCTTGATATCCAGTTTGTTTTTCCATCTGGAAAAATGACATAACTTTATGTTCATTAAGCATTTTCCAAATTTCTGGATTATCCCTTTCTATTTTGTAAACGCCTAAATATTTTTCGTAAGTAGACTTTAAATCACCTTGCCATTCAAGCCTACCGTCTTCCATAAGAAGATTCATACAAACATGTTCTTTTTGAAGAGCATCAATAGAAAGCAAATCCCATTTAATAAGAGATACTTTTTCATCAGCGTGTAGGTCAAACTGAGTGATAATATCTCCACTCGTTGTCTTCATTAAAGCAGCATGGTCTACAACGTCTGTTGCTGAAAGAACTACCCCACCAGCATGAGAACCAACTCCACTTACTAACCCTTCAATATTTTGAGCAACTTCCCAAACATCAGGGTACTCATTAGTCATTAAGTTAACAAATTCTTTGTCAGGACGTAAATTGTTTTCTTCATCACCATAAAAACATTGTTTTAAAGTAAACTGAATACCACGTTCTTGACCAATATGTGAACTTAACATCTGTCCAATTTCAGGTGGATAACTTAAACCACGACAAGCAGTTTGAATTGCAACTTTAGCTTTCATCGTAGAAAGTGTTTGAACCTTCATAACACGACGATTTCCTGCTCTCTGGTCATCGCCACAATACTTGCGTTGAAGATAGTGAATAACATCATCACGATAAGCATTCTCAAAATCCACGTCAATATCTAATGGGCTAACACGTTTAGGATTAAGAAAGCGCCAGTGATAACAAGGAACATCTTCTCTCAGAGGATTAACCTGAGTAATTCCTAAAATATACAAAAGAATAAATCCTAAACCTGAACCACGAGAAGGACCAACTAAAGAACCACAAGCCCAACACGCATTTACCAAGTCACGAGTCTGTAACAAATAAGCTGACCAATGAGCATTATTAGCTTCTGAACTTGCTTTAATAGACTCAAGACATGTTTGAATTGCATCATAAGTTTCTTTATTTGCTAATTCATCAGAATCTTTTTCAAGGCGCTTAACAATTTCTCTAACAAGGTGTCTATCAGCATTGTAATCTGAATTAAAAAACCACTCTAACATAGGAATATCTTTAAAATATTTTTTAGCTAAACCCAAATCAGGTTCAGTTAAATCATCTGGCTCATAAGGAATTTCCAAATTAGCGAATAAAGTATATTCTTGAACCATGTTATAAATCAACATGGTATTATCTAAGCCTTTTTGTACAACTTCTGGAGTCAAAAATTCATCCATGTAAGAATGAATTTCTTCTTCGGACATCATATAAGTTGTAGCATAAAACTCTCCAACCTCACGTTCTTTACCACTATCTTCATTAGATTTAAGAAAAGCTTCATGTACTTTTCTATCTTCTTTTTTGGGATAATGACTATCGGTAGTGATAATATATGGAATATCAAGTTCAGCAGACAGTCCCACTAAAGCCTGATTTACAATAATTTGTTCTTCACTCTTTGATGGCTGTAATTCCAAAAAGAAATTACCATGCCCAAAACATTTATCGAGTCTTTTTAACCATTTCTTGACGCCCTTATAATCAGGTTGTAAAGGATTTTGTTTATAAGAATCTAAAATTAATTTTGGACAACGACCACCAAGGCAAGCAGTTGAACCAATAATATGACCTCTATCAGATTCAACTACTTCAAACAAATCTTCATAATAAGTTGGAGTACGAATATTAACATAAGTAAAAGAATTATCAATCCATGCTCTTGTACTTAATTCTCTTATTTGCTTATGTCCAATGGCATCTTTAGCCAACAAAATGAAGTGATAAAAAATATATTCTTTGTCTTCTTCAATACTTTTTCGATTGCAAAGATAAATTTCATTACCTAAAATAAGTTTATAATCTTTCCACTTATCAGGATTTTTCTTTCGCAAATCGTCTATTTGAGTTAATGCTTCAACGTGTGCGGCAATACAGTCATGGTCTGTAATAGCAACACCTTTATGACCAAGCTCCTAAGTATATGTGAGAAGACCCTTGACAGTGTTAGTGCTGTCAAGGAAACCTCTCGTATTGGAGCCTATGTCTGTGTGATTATGTACACCTACAAACACGGCATTACTCTCCTTTATATTTTTGTCTTATTATATCATGTTACTTTTAATTTGTCAACCTTAAAAATCCAAATCTTCTAAATCTTTATCTAACATTACTCTTTTCTTCTTGGGCTTTTCAATTTCATCCCAATCAAAATCTGTAGTAGATTTTGCATTTAAGGAAGTCGTTTTAGAATTAAGAATAGCGTCAGATTTAGTCTTACTTTTTAAATCAGAAGTCTCATTTGTTTTATCCTCCATAACATCATAATATAAAATTTTAACTTCTGGATAAATCTTGTCTTCCCAAGACTCTAACTGGAACTGGCAAATTAAATTCATTACCAAATTCTTTTTATTAGCGCCAAAGGTATATCTATCCTTAAGAGTCATCATATCAAATTCTGTAGCAGGACAATACTTTTTAATATAAGTAATACCGTTATGCTGGAATCTAATAAAACTCTTAGTTTCGCCATACCCATTAATTTGACTAGCATTTATATGAAGATTTGTAATTGCAAAAGTAGGAGTAGGGACAGTATTACCCCACACTTCATAATTTTCAGCTACTTCTTTTACAAATCTTACTTGCATTTCATTAGCAGGAATTTCCCAATCAACTGGATAAATAGTTTTAAGTTGGTCAAGAGGAAGCATTTCGTTACACTTTTTAATTACCTCATCAACATTTTTCTTTTTAAGAAATACACCAGCAGCGTTTTCATGTCCAGCACAACTTATAAGTCCAGTTTGCTCTAAAAACTCCTTCAAGTTTTTAATGTTTCCTTTATCATATCCGCGACAGGAGCCACCGAATTCTGAGATACTCCTTTCCTTAAGAAGCACCACTGGACGCAAATACTTAGAAGCAATCTTGTTTGCTACTAATCCCGTAACAGATTTTTTATCAACTATGTCGGTACAATCGACAAATAAAATAGTATTTTTATCTAGTCCCTGTTTGTCAATTTTATCAATAATTTGCTCCATAAATTTACGAACGGCTGTATCTTGACGAGACTTTACATTGTTAGCTACTCTCGCCATCTCCCACTGAAGTGTGTGTTCTTCTGGAAGAGGTTTCGGGTCGGTAGCTTTTTTTCTTCTCGGTTGATAAATAACAGTTTCTTGTTCCCCAACCATAGCTCTAAATAAATCTCTTTGCTCTTTTTCTGTACCATAACGTACTACACCATTAATTCTTGGAGCAAGTACCCAACCGACATTTGTAATAGTTCTACCAAAATGAATTTCATCAGCCATTCTTTCTTGAAGTTCATTAAGAAAATCATTCTTTTGATTTTCAACCTTTAAACCCTCAAGTACATACCATCTTGTTTCTAAATCTCTTAAATCCATACTATCTGCAATAATACCAAGAGAAACTAAATCAAGATATTCATCAAGCCAACTATCACTACAGTGATACTTTTCACAATAAGCTTCGCCAAATTTGCGAACTACACCAACACCAGATAAAGTAGGATTGGGATAGTGTCCATCAGTATCATTTACAGCTACACAATAATTAACATAACTATCCTCTTTAATTCTGTCAGACTCTTTTTCTTTAATCTCGTCTGCTTCATTTTTTGAAATCCATTTACCTGTATTAGTGTCTAAATATTCAATTTCAACTAAGTGGTGGTCTAATACAATGATAGGACAATTGTAATTTTTAATAATTTGAATTGCATCTTTGCAAATCATTGAAGCATCTGGAATAATAATTAAACCGATTTCATCTTTTGAATATTCGCTTAATGCTTTATAGGTTAGTCCGTGCTCTTTATTAAAACTAAAAATATATTCTATCTTTGCCTCTGGATTAAAATATTTAATAATTTTACTCATTAAAACACTACTTGTCAAGCCATCCGTATCTGGGTCCACTTTAATTGCAATTTTCTTATCAGTATTAATATTATCATGAAAAATCTATACAGCTTTATCCATGTTTTTCATTTGGAAGGGGTCATTAACGACCTTGTTTTTTACAGGATGAAGAAAACTCTTTACATCCTAAATATCATAGCTTTTTAAAATAGTTTCAAGAAAATCATATTCATCATCAAAGTTATTCTAAAACTTTGTCTCCCATAGTAATTTTTCCATTAATTACCTCTTAAAAATATACTCGTAGAACTTTGCCTTTCCCCGTAAGAATAAACAGGTTTTGCTAATTTTATTAATTGATTGTAAACATCTTTTCCTTTATCAAGAGGTGAATCTTTGATATCTAACAATCCTTTGGTGTCCTTAATAAGAAAGACATTAAAGCTTAAAGCAAGTCTCTGAGCTAAAGTCCTTAATCGTTCATTATACCTTAAATAGTTATCATATAACAATTTGTCAGCTTTATATACTTCTTCATATTTATCATCAAAGTCTTTATCAAAACCTAAATAAACTGTATCTACTCCGAGTTTTTCTAAAGCCCTAATTTGCCAATCTGAAACATTAAAGCCACAAGTTGCCACTACGCAACTTTTACCATTAAAATAAGTGTCTGCTTTTAAAACACTTTTCTCACCCTCAACTATAACTGCTTTCTTAAATCTTTTTATATTTTCTTTATTCTCGTAAAGACCATATAAATTCAATCCAAGAGGATGGTCAAATTCTTTACCAGTCATAAACAAAGGCATATATTTTCTTTTAGAATCTTCTGGTTGTAAACTTCTTCGTCTAATACCAACTAAATGACCATCTATATTATAATGAGGAATAATTATATATTTTTGATATTCATACCATTCAATACCAAATTTTTCCATAGAAGAAATACTAATTCCTTCATCAATCCAACCTTTATAAAAAGTATTACAATCAAAATAATTAAAAAGACATTTATAATCATCATAAAACTTCGTAATTTTAGCTTCATGAAATTGTTGTCTTCTTTCAATATCTTCTGATTGTTTTACCATTTCAGATAATTGTCCACGCAACTCTGGTGAAATATCATTTCCAAAACCAATACGACTTCGAGATAATGATTTACCAACTTTTTTAGCAATATAAACAATTACCTTGCTGTAAAATTCTCCGTCTTTAGCGTTGCGAATTCTTTTAATAAATTCAAAAAAATTCATTCGTCCACAATTTGTATAACAAAAAAAATCTTTGCTTTCAGTAAAGAAACATAGTTTATGACTATCTCCACCATGACAAATTGTTTTAAACCAAAGACACTTTTGCTGTGTTCTTCCATCTGTAGAAGTTGAATATAAAGGAGAACCATTTTCTTCCATAATGTTAATAACAACATCTTCTGTTACCAACTTCAACAGTTCATCTTTATCTATCATAACCAACCTCTATTAATAATCTATTTCTTCTTCCTCTTTAGAAGATGATTTTTGCTCTTCTTCATCCTCATCTTCTACCATACTAAACTTTTTACTTTCTGGAGATTCTAAGAATGGGTCTTCTTCATTCTCAATAGTCTCTTTTATTCTTTTTGCAATTTCTTCCGTGTCTTCAAAAACATCAAACGTACCCTCTTCTTTAGCTGTTTCAGCAATATCAACAGCATCACTTATAATTTTACCTCGGATAGCATCTTTGTCGTTTGTAAAAATTACTTTTTGGTCTTCTTCAACACGAGTAAATGTTTGAGGAATATCTAAAAGTTCATAATCATAGTCAGTACAGAACAAATCATGTACTCTCATTGTAGCATAATCAACATATAACCAAATTTTACATTTTGTGTATTCGCCGCCACGATTCTTATATACAGATATACACCTGTTAGGTTTGTATTTTAAGAACCTATTTTTAATAATTTTCTCTAAATATTTTTCTTCTTTTTTAGATACTTCTGATACAATAGAAGCTGTATCAACTTTATCAATAATAGCTTTAGCTCCACGAACAATAGTTTGGTCACGGTTTTGCTCATTCTTAAAATCACCAGAAACCTGTGTCCAAGTATCTATACTAATATCATATTTTCGAGTAAGCTCTTTTAACTTTAAGCTTAAATTCGCAAGAACTTGGTCTTCACGAATTTGCATTCTTGCTTTAGCATTGGCTTGAAATTCGCTAATTAAATCAGTTGTTACATGAATGTAGTCAAAGAAAACATTTCTTACTCCATGCTGAAGAACATGCTGTTCAATAATATTCTCTAAAGTGCCAATATCATAATCAGGCACATATTCGAGATAAATATGTCCTTCTTCATGAAGGATTCTAATAGCTTCATCTACTCGTTCTTCTTCATCTCCATAATATCTACCAGTCATAATATGCTCTTGAGGAACATCTGCAATATAAGCCCATAAAATAGGTTCAATCTCCGTAATAATCTCCATTTCCGTTCCAATATAAAGAGCAGCATTTTGAGTGCCATTTGGGTTTTTTACAAATTCCATTTTGTTAGAATCCCAATATTTTGGCGTAAAAGAATGACAAAGATTAGCAATTGTCAATCTCGTTTTTCCGACACCAGTACCAGCAGAAGAAACAACGAATTTTCTTGGTTGAATTCCTTTTGTTATAGTTGTCATATAATTACTTGCATAAGACAAACCATAAGCAGGAGTTTTTTTCCATTCCTCTTTCTGCTTTCGTGCTTCATCACTACCAGCTTTAACACTATCTCTCCCAACTTTCGGGCTATATTCTTGAGTTATATTAGATACTTTTTGTCTAAAATGATTGAGAATTTCATCAATAGTCATTTGACTAAATTTGTATCTTTGCTCATCTGAAATTTCTGGGTCTTCTTCATCAGGGTCAAAAATTTCATCTACATCAATGCCAGATTTGAGATAAGCACGAAGTAAAGAAAACTTTTTCATTTCCTGATAATTAGTATTAAAATTTTCTGGTGTGGCTAATTCTTTAGCCTTTTCTACATAAAGATTACCATTATTTCTTGTATAAATATTATACAGAGATTGCAAATTATTCTTTAAGTAATCATCAATAATATATTGGTCAAGCTTTACCGCGCCCTGTGAAAAAAGATTATTTATAGCTACAAACAAAAGTTGATGGAAAGCTTCAACAAAATCTTTTTTGTCAATCTTATTACTTGTTAATAAAGTTGGATTCTACAGCAAACAACCAAGAACTTCTTTGATTGCAGATTTACTTTGATAATCTCTATAATCCGCCAAGTTAAACCTCCCATTCTTCAGGATGTTCAGACATTATTTCCTGAATATCTCTTTGTAATTCTGATAAATACATAGTATCTTTTCCCTTTTGCTTTTGGAACTCTTTTCTAAAATTATAATCTCCAATAAAATCAGTATTAACAATACCATCATCAACGATATCATCCGCAGAAATTTCTTCTTTGTGATTACGTCTGTCTCGTTTTTCATCGTCTTCTTCTTGTTTTTTAATAATTTCAGAACGAGCTACATCTATTGCTATAGGCGGTTTTGTTAAAATATACTCAATAAATTCAGATTTTGTCATTCTCATTTCTTTGTACTTTTGCCAAAATTCCCTTGATTCTGCAAAATAACGTACAACCATGAAAATATCTGACTCTGTTTCTATTTTGGGAGCTGGATTGTCAGCGTATTCATACATGTAATATAAAGTATAAAGAATTTGAGAATTAGTTAACCCATACTTTTCTTTAATCTTTTTTATATATGTTGTAATAAGAGGTGCATTAACCCAATCTCTTATCCCAAGAACGTCCCAAAGATAATCCGTTAAAGTTTTATAATCTTTTGCATCTTGTGCGGGCTATTTCCCACAAATAGAACAATAGTTTTTACTATTTACAGTAATAATTTCTTCCGTAGGAAACATCTTGCCACAAACACTGCATTTTTTATTTTTCCTTGGTGCTATAATCCTCACTCCTTTCTTAAAATATTAAAACGGAAAATAAAGGGGAATAGTAATCAGTTTTACTATCCCCCAATAATTATTTATTCTACTGTAATATTGTTTTCAGTACAGTAATCCTTCAAATCATCGAGAATAAGCAAAAGCATATCCAATTGAGATTCATCGCAATCTTTTACACTCTTACCCTTTCCAAGATACTCTGCAATAATCTTCTTATATTCTGTACTACCAGTATTATGAATAGCTTTTACATAGCTACCAATTTCAGCAATAAGCTCATCAACGCTCTTCTTTTCATCTTCAGTAACTTCGTTGTCCTTAAAGAGATTGACCTCATTATCAACAACTGTCGCACCATTAGCCTTTTGTTTATCAATAGCCTTTGCCATATCATCACGCAATGCTTCATATGTAAATGGAATACATTCAGACATATAAGGACTACGAGAACCAGCTTCAAGATGCTTGTTGCCTCTCATAGTAAGCATGGAATGAACATTACCCTGTTCATCAGTTTCATAAGAAGCATAACCAGTTACGTCAACAAGACGAGAAACAACAAGGAATCCACGGTCAGGTACAGTAGGAATAGTCTTATCATATTTCTCACCGTTTTCCTTAATCTGCTTAGTGGTGGCATGAGAAATACAAATCAAAGTATAACCAGCCTTAACAATCTCTTGGAAAAACTTATCATACTCACGAGACAAAGCACGATAGCCGCGCATCTTTTCAGTCTCATCAAGATAATCTACACCTTCCTTGTCTACGATATACTTTTCACAAAGGTCGTAGGCAATATCAATAGTATCAACAATTACCGTTTTAAAGATTGTTTCTCTATTTTCCTTTTCAGCCGCATCTGCATCTTTAAGCAACTGCTTTTTTACTTCAAGAGCTTCTTTCCAAGTGTTAATTGGCTGTGCAATAATGCCATCCAAGAAACCATAGCCCTTTTCGAAGCCAAGCAAAATAGGCTTGGGAAATTTACAAGCGTTTGTGGTTTTGCCACTTTTTCTTTCTCCATAAATGAGAAAACTCTTACCACTAAGGTCACGAGTGACCACATTAGGCTTAATGCTAAAAATATCAATACCCATTATTTAAATGTCTCCTTTTAAAAATTTTGAATTATTTTTAGTTGTCGATTAGAAATTAGAAAGGAATATCATCGTCATCATCAACAACAGGAGACATCTTTCCAGAACCCTTCTTACCAAAGCCCGTAGGTGCAGAAGAACCATTACTGCCCTTAGAGCCCTGATATCCTGCTCCCTCAAGTTCCTTCAAACGACTTGCTCTCTCATTGAGCATAGCCTTACACATCTGAGGGGTGATAATCATATCTTCCTGCTCATCTTCATCATAAGCAATATCACCACCAGTAAGAACCATTTCAAGATAGCTCTTGCCCTCAGTTACTCTCTGCTGACCAAAACCCTTGGTCTTAGGCTTTGCTTCACTCTTTTCATTAGGCTTCCAGCTAACATACATCTTAGCAGTAGCACCCTTAACATAGCCATTATCTTCAAGAGCATCCACAAAATCCTTGGGAATAATAATATTCTTAATATCAAGAGCGTTATGATAAAAATCCATACTAATGAGATTTAAACGCTTTCTACCAGTAGGCTTCTTATCATCTTCAGAGCCACGCTCTTCATCAGTAATACTCTTAATATATCCCTCGATATCAAGGTCACAAGCAAATTCTTCAAAATCATTAAAGAATTGCATAGAAGCAACAGTACCTTCGTGAAGCTGTTCATCAGAACCAACATAATCATTTGCACTAAGAGAACCAACAAGTCTCACCATAGTGGCATTTTCCTTATCCTTAGTCATAGGAACTGCTTTTTTAACCCAGTCAAGAACCTTTTCATAGTTCTCACTATCTGTACCATCAGCTTTTTTAGCCTTGATAAAAGACGTGAAAGAACGAGTCATTACACTTTCTTCGCCGCACTGAATCTGCCCACGAATACGAATGTAATCAACACCATTCTTGTCCACACCCTACTTGGACTCAATATCAGCGAGATAACCCGCAAGAGTCACGCTATTTGTCAATCTACGAATCTGGTCAGTATTTTTTGTAGCCATTATTTTTGTACTCCTTTAATTTTGTCTTTTAATTTTTAATTTTCATTTTCATCATTGTTGTCATTGTCATCATCGTCAATAGACTTGTAATCATTACAAGCCTCAAACGTCAAAGTAACCCCCAAATCTCTTCGAGCGTCCTCAAGAAAAGGCTTAAGCTTTGCATACGCCGAGCACTTTACCAAAAAACGACAATCTTCACACGCAAGATTATTAACCATTTTACTATCTCCTAATTATTCAAAAAAATCAACCTACCTTGGTTGTAAATAAAATATAGCATAGTTTTTTCATCTTGTCAAGTACTTGGCAAAAATTTTTTAATCGGTTAGTCCATTATCATCGACACCAAAACGTTTTGTTGTTCCATGTTTTGCCATAACCCAGCAATTATTAAAACTTCCTTTTTTAAGCATTATTTCAACAGAATCTCCTTCTCTTAATTCAAAAGGAGTTTGATTTTGAATTCTTGTAAATTCTGTTTCAGGTTCCCGTGGCAAAATAACATCCACAGTACCATCACTATTTACATTTGTCACCGTAGCACTTTCAATTCTCGGTGAGGTTCTTTTAATTTCTGCCGTAACGCACTAAAGTATTCTATTCAGCATTTCATCTGCATATTGGTCATAATTATTATTTTGGTTTATCATAAATCACCATCTTATTTTCTCTCCCTGACTTTCCTTCTCGGATGTATTAGTAGGTAAGTCAGAAGTGTTACAACAACTTAATGATATTTTACCATCTTTACTATTATAAGAAATAGAAGTAATTAACAACTTTTCTCGTTGTAAAGATAAAAATTCATCTTCAACTTCACATAAATTATTTACTGTCAAAATTGGATTGAAACTAACAGAAACAGAAAATTGCACTCCTACAAAACTTGATTTCCTTAAATAATAATTTGCCAAATCATAAGCTAAGTCATCACTCCACACCTGAGAAGATGTATATGGAGCATCCATACGCCTTCCAATACGTTCTACACAAATAGGAGAGGAAGGATTATTATTTGTAACCGTAGCGGTATAAATAGTAGAATCCACACTATCTCCCACTACTTTTACACAATTAATAATTTGCTCATTTTGATATTGCAAATCCATATTATGTAAATCTCTACTAAGCTTGGGATAAGTCCAAATAACAGGTTTAACAGAGTCATCAACTGTTTCGTTAATTGGATAAAAACATAAATTACCAACTGTATTATAATAATATTCAGCAGATAATTGTGTTGCTAAAGCATCCAAAATCGAACCCAAAGTCTCTCCTTGTTCCGCTCTAATTGTTTGCTGTGTTTTCAATCCAATAAAACTTGGGTCAAAAATAGGTTCTTTATAATCTAAGATATAGCCATTTCCAAGAGAAAAATTTAAAACCCCTTTAACAGCATCAATAATATTACTACCCAATTCAACTTCATACGCCGTCTCAAGAGTACCTGTTTTACCTTCAAAAACAGCGTATTTATCAGAAAGTTGAAGTTGAATAGTTTTGTTTGAATCATCCCTTGTCAAACTAACATCTCCTAAAATATAAACTCCTTTAGGAAACCAGATAGTTGTATCTTGATATTGAACACCCACATCAAATCCAAATCTTGTATTTACCCAAATACCATTAATATTAGGAGTATATTGTCCATTTTCGTTTGCTAAAGTAACTGTAATACTTCTTCTTTGCCCATTTTGATAAGATTCAGTATAATTTAAGCCATCTAAAGTAATATCGCTTTCTGGAATAATATATGATACTTGTTCATCAGGAGTAAGAATAGATAGTCTATAACGAGGATGAATTACAGGTCTCTCAAGTATTCTTTTTAAAGTGTTAAAAGGAATAGCATTTTCATCCCTTAATAACACATCGCCAAAAATATTATCAGCCATATTTCCTCCTTATCTGGCACTTGAAACAATAGAAATCGAATCTACGTCTAAAGCTTCCTACCAAGAGAAAGAAATTGTTGTTTGCAAAAGATTAGATTGCATATTTATATTATAAGTAGGAGCAGAAGTTACTTGAATAACCCAAGAGTTTCCTTTGTAATCTTTTAATAATTTTAAACTACCATTATTAATAAATTCTCTCCAAGCATTATATTTTTCTACTTCACGAGAATACATATCTTCTTTATTAACTCGTTCTGTATAACCATTTGCAGTTTTAACTTTGAAGGTTGTAATACTTGAACCATTTTCTTCTTTCGTAATAGCTTCTGTTTCTGAATAGTCAGAAATATCACCTAACAAACAAGTAACAGTAGAACTCATATAATCTTTCTTACCTTTAGAATATTTTGGAAACTGTCCCAAAGTATCCCAAGTAGAAATGCTATTATTTTGAGTTAACTCTCCATTGTCCATATTATAACGAAGTTTCCAAATGTTGCCAGTTTTAACATAAAGTTTTTCAGTTTCAGTCTCTTCAATATCACAAATAGTCCAAGAATCCCATTTAGTAGAAATATAAGCGGGAGAGGTTGTACCGTCAAGATTTACAATGGTATCCTCATACATTTTATAAGACCCACTGCTTTGACGATAAGCAACTAAATAATGATAAAATGCATTGGCTTTAATATTATAATCCAACATACTATAGTTACCATACATATCACAAATATATGTATAAAAACTATCTTCGGGAGCTTTTTTGTAAACAGAAAGAGCACCATTTGACCCAAGTAAACTTTGAAAATAATAAGCTAAAATTGAAGTTCCAGTACCCTAATCCTTCAAATTAAATTTATTGTACAAAATCAAGTCGGAGGACAAAGGCGAAGAATAAGGATTAGCTTTCAATTTTGCAGTAACTTCTTTACGAATAGTATCAGGAGATTTTGTAATATCGGTATCAATACCAACATCTCGAATTTCTAACCGTGGCGCATAATAAATATAGCTGTTAATATTCATTAATTATCCTCCTTTCTTTATTCTGTAACTAAAACAATAGAACAATTAACAGGAACTTCTTTAGAATTATCTACTGTTAAATTAAAATCAAACCATCTCTAAGAAATCTAAGCCATATTAGTTTGTTTAACAGCTTGAGAATCAGGCATCCAAATATAATCTGATTCTTCTTTTCCTGACCCGTTTTTGGGTCCCCAACGATATTTAACAGGCCCACTAACAGTACCTCCTGTTGGGTCACTTGCAATAATTTTACCATCACCAGTTTTCCCCAATTCAGTGTAAGTATTGCTGATATAATTATAAGCAGTATAAGTTAAAGAATTAAGGTCAGAATCAGAGAGTAAAATAGAAACTCCACCCTCAATAGTTAATTTTTTATCGGCGGTGTAGGTTAAAATTTTCTTTTTATCTATTAATGTTGTTGTGCCATTCGTCACTGAAAGATACACTAAAGATGTTTTGGGAACAATCCCTTTGTCTGTAAGTCCAACAGTCAAAGCTATTTCATATGTATAATTCCCCGTCTCTGAATTACGAGAATAAATCCTATACGCATAAATTGTTCCAGTGTAAGGAAGGGTTTTTTCTATAGTTAACACATTTCCTGTATAAGAGTTAATCTTATATCTTTGTATTACCCCATTTTCAGAATACATAGAATTTCCAGCTTCGTTTATTGCAAAGCCGATGTAAGCCTCGCTATGTTCTGATAAATAATTTGCCAACGCTTCATTATATTCATTTGTAGTAAAAATTCTATTTTCTTTTGTTGCCGCTATAGCATTAGCTAAAATAGTATCATACTAATTTGTAGCAATAGAAGTATAAGTCTAACCACCACCAGTAGATTCTCCTTCAGTCAAATCTTTATCAATTACAACATCAATAGCTTTGCCCTCTTCATCTTTGTAATCTCCGCTTTCATCAAGGTACAAATATTCTGTATCAACCTAAAGAATCCAATCAGCAGAACCATCTGCATTAACAATATATTTATATTGACCAACATAATAAGTTTTCGCTTCTTTCCCGAAAGGAGCAAAAACAATATCTTTAGTTAAAATATAAACCATATTCTAATCCATGTAATCAGGTTCTTCTTTAAATTTTTCTACAAGCATATATTTTAATGTAGTTTTGTTAGAATCTGTATATTTGTATTGAAGAGCGAAACCAAATTTATCAGGAACAGTCATATTACTTAACATGCTTTGTATATCATAACTGGTAGATTTGCCCCCATTAAAACAAGCCAAAGGTTCATTTGAACCATTTTTAAATACTTGCATTTTAAGCATATTAGGATTTTTACGAATTATTTTATTTTTTTCGTCAACAAGAAGTAAATCCAATCCTCCAACTTTTACAGTATAAACATCTCCGCCAAGAGATATATCACCTGATGTAGAAGATGGCAGTGGAATATAATTATTTGCAGACTTAAGAGTGTATGCTTTATAATTAAGATTATTATAACTATCGCTCTTTAAACTACTTTCAATAACAAGTTCTCCTGTTTCTTTATTATATGAAAGTAATTTTTTGTATTCATCCGCAGAATTTTCATCTGAGAAAATAGAAAGATAAATCGAACGTCTATCAAGCTATCCATTATTTAAAGAAGTTGACGAACCAATTTCATCTTTAGTAACCTTATCATAATAAACATAATGGTCAAAAGATGTAACAGGAGTATCAATTTTCTCTTCTACGACAATTTTAGTGGAAGACATTGTATAACTACTTAAAGTATAATACACAATTTTACCATCACTGTCTTTTATAGGAGTAGTTTCATCTGAATATAAAACAATAGAAATTCCGTCAGGATAAAGTGGAATTGCATCTGCAAGAGCTTGATTGTCTTGTCTTGTATATAAAGTAGAATAAAGTTCATTATAAAGAACAGTGTCTACCTAACTTAAATAAAATTGAGTATAACTTGCATGAGCAATTTCCATTAATGTTTTTAAATCAGTTCCTGTAATGTTATTAAAGAAACCAACCTTGTTATCAGAAGTTATATATGGAAATCTAAATCTTGTAAAAAAAGAAAACACCTCTGGAATCTAAATGGGGGTGTTGTTTGCATCTGCAACTTGAGTGTAATTTAACACCCTTCCAGAAGTTGTGTCTGCGTAATAATATTTTGAATTACTACTTAAATACACATCATTCGAAGTAATTGTTTTTTCTGTGCCTTTATCTGTAGAAATAACATAAACAGGACTAACTACTTCAAGTTTTATGGCTTGTTCATCACAAATCAAAGAATTAGCCAAAGGAACTACAGAGCTATAAACTGCATATTCAATATAAAAAGTATTTTCTTCACTATATGCTTTACCATATTTATCATGAATGGTTATTCTAACTTTATAGAAGTTGTTTGTCTCAAAACCTTTAAAATTCCATTCAAGAGAAGAGTCGTAAATATCATCAGATTCAGCAATTAAAGTTTCGTTATTATAATTATCAATCGAATATAAATAATAATGATAATATTTAATTTCAACATTATTTATAGAATCCCATGTACCCAAAAAAGCCACATCTCTCCATGGAGCAGGAACAGACTAGTCAATACTTATATACGGTATATTTTCCAAATCCAATTCACGGTAATCTTTATATTTAATCCCTAATGTTGGCGCTTGTCGAGCATATAAAACAGCATTTGGAATAGAATCCATAAAATCAGTATAAACTGTGTAATCAGTTTGAGGAACAATTATTTGCTAAATATCACCTGTACTTTGAGTTGCAATTTTGCAATTTCCTTTTAACAACCATTGAGTATTATCAAGTTTATTAAAAGTAATATCAGTTTTCTTCCCTGCAACATATTGTCCTAATGTACTAATTTTTTGTGTTATATTTAACCTCACGCCATTTTCCCAAACAATTTGAGGAGGGTTTAAAGTATCTGATTTAATATTTATATTTGGCTGAACAAAAATTTGATGGTCTGCTTCACTATTCCAATAAGAAGTCATAATTTTAAAATTTGGATTCGTAATAGGAGCTCCACCTACTTTTCTCTCGGCAGAACTGTGGTAAGTTTTTTGCGAAAATTGCGAAGAAGATGAAGTCAAATCTTTTGTCCAAAGTTTATAAGTATCTCCATTTTTAGGAACGGTCACAAAACCTTCCTATAATCTAATTTCGCCAGTTTCTTGCCCATATCCAATAATTTTCCTTTTTACACTATCATCGCTATTTAACGAAATATAATTGCCTAATTCAATATCATCATTGGGCTCGACATAAAAATTATTTAAAGTATGCTAATCAGAAACGTTATAAAGAGTAAATGTTTTACCATTTGTATAATTATATGTAAAAGATTCAGTGAGTTCAATTTTTATAACATCTTTATCCCAACCTAAATCTGTATAAACCCAGTTAATTTGTCTACGTTCTCTATAAGGCCAAGTAGTAGGATAAGCCAAATTATCTTCGTTTGGAAGAGTGATAGCCATCATGCCATCGTTTTTACTTGAAGCAGATATCTCTATCCATCTATCATATTTAAGCTAGTCTTTAACTAATTTCTTAGTTTCTTCGCTACTAATGCCACTTAAATCCACCCAAATAACAGAAGTAGTAGAACCAACGGTAAAACCAGAGCAAACTAAAGTTGTTGGGTCTTCGTCTGTTGTCCTTGGAGAATGATTTTCATACATCCTAATATTCCATTGATAATCTTTTCCGTTTTGAAAAGACTAATTTTCTTCACACTAAGCTGTCGTTGATAATCCTTTTTTCCCTTCTTCTTTAAAAGTAACAAAATTACCAGAAGAATCCACGGTTAAATTTAAAGAAAGCTACTCTTTATTCCTAATTTCTTGTCCTAGTGCTTGAGAAGGCTAATTAAGAATCATTGTAGCGCCATCTCCCGACAAAAAATTGATAGAATAAGCTTTTACAGATGTTCCAAGGGTGTTAACCTAAGCCTAAAATGGGTTCCGAGTGGTAGATAAAATATCTATTTCATTCAGGTTTGGACTTAGCGAAGATGCTTTATATATCATTTCTTTTAACTCCTTTCGTTATTTTTTTCGTCTAAGGGATGAGGTGTGGCGAGTTTTTGTTCCACACCACACCCCTTTTTCTTGCTCTTATTATAAGCTATTTTTATTTAATTGTCAATAAACTTTTCCAAATTTTTTATCCTCTTTTTGATGATTTTATTTTGGGTAAATTTATCCTCTGGTTTTACGAGTTACATTCCACCTTGACCCCATTGCTGTAGTTACTCCACTCCAGAACTTAGCAGGGTCATTAACTCCTTCAAGTACAACATCACCTTGAACAATATACTGTGTACCACAATTATTGTCAGTTCCAGTGCGTTCCATCTCAGGAAGTCTCGTGGTTGCCATATTGCGTAACAAATTATAAGCTTGGTCACTATTTAAGACATACTCAGGTTTAGAAGGCGTACCATGTAACATCGCAAGTCCTGTATAAGTTACAGGTCCTTCTTCAATACCAGTAGCATAACGAGCAACATTATTTTGATTTTTGCCCCCACTAGGTTTAGCCGAAGAAGTGTAACCTTTGCTCTTTTTCCATCTTTCATACAATTCCTGATTAGAAGGAACTCCCGCTGAACCTAAAGTAATACCCATAGCATATGCTTTATCTGTTCTATATTTAGCTAAACGCCAGAAATCATTGTCATCTTTAGCAACGAGCATTAACTTGCCATAATCAATATTTGCAGACCATTTTGTTCCATAAGGAGTGTTTTTTTTATTGTTACCACTTGGACTTGAAGGACTCACAGAATTATTTTTGCTGGGGCTATTACCAGAATTACTTGAAGTAGGACTGTTTGAAGAAGAGGTAACTCTGTTTGGAGTACTATTAGAAGAATTATTTCTTCCCTGCCCAGATAACCATTGCTGATAAAGTTCATTATTACTTTGATACCTAAACTTATTACCAGCTTTGTCATAACCATAACCACTTCCGTCAATAGTAATACCCATTCTACGAGCTTTTTCATCACGATAAGCAGCCCATCTCTTAAATTCTCCTTCATCCCTTGCAGCCAACATTTTTACGGCATAGTCTGTATTCATGTCAAGGTCAGAGAAATCATAAGTATTCAGGTCATCTTCTTTAATATACCCATTTTGATTATTGTTCTTATTATAGAAATCAGAAGTGTCTAATAATTCAAGTCTTTGTCTACGCAATTCTGCTAATTGTTCGTTAGCTTGACGATAAGGCGTAAGCAAATTGTCTTGGAATATTGTAGTATAATTCTTATAATTCTATTGAATATTAGAATTAAACTTTTGCATATCCGCTGTGATACGAGCACGAATCTCTTCTTCGGAGTTCGCATTCATAAGCTCTTTCAATATGCGTTCATTCTCAAGACGTTCATATTCCTTATAATCCCATTCAAGTTGCTCAAGATATTTGTCCCAAGCATCTATACGGTCTTGGAGAATTTGTTGCTCTGCATCTTTCGTATTGTTGAGGTCATCAAGGCGGTCTTGTTTATAGAAATCGTCGATATCCCTCTATTTTTCACGCAATTTTGTTGGGTTCGATTCATATACCCATCCTATACCCTCACGGTATACTCTCTCTTTTTCTCTTTCTTGGTTCTTTTTAGCCAAGAGAAGATTTTCAAGCTCTATAGCTCTTTGACGCTCTTTATTGGCATCTTCCAAGGGTTTTATCTCATCTTCATAAGCCTTTTCAATAGCATCAATAGCATCCTGAAGCTCATCCTTATAAAGATTAATTCTATAAACAATTGCATCATATTGCTTTTCTTGAAGCTCGGTCTTATCTTCCAAAGCATTTATCTTGGCTTCATGTAAAGCAACCGTAGCTTCGTTCAGACCATCAACAAGGTCTTTAATTTGTTCGTCTGTTAAATCAGATACATCTTCCAATGCCTTTTGATAAACACTAACTTGATTTTGTAATAAAGTGCTCCTACTTGCATAGTAGCTTTCAATATCAGAAATTCTAATCCACTCTTGAGGCTTGGAATCTTCAAGAAGTTGTAATTTATTAGAAAGTTCTTCTATTTGTGCAGAAGTTCTATTAACAACATATTCAGTCTTAGAATCAATTAAATCAAGATATTCTTGTTGTGCTTCACGATATGCCTTAGAATAATCACTATTGCCAATAGCAACATGAGCACGAGCTTCCATTTCACTCATGCCTTCAGTCATATAACCATAAACAGCTTGACTAAAATTAAATTGAATAGAAGCTTTAGTAGCTTCAATCTACTTTTCAATTTCTGCAAGAGAAGCGTTCATAGCTGCATCATAAGCAGAACTATTACTCCACGCGCTTCCTTTTACATAATCAAGTTCACGGTCACTTAACTTCTGTTGCCATTCAGAAACCTCTTTACGCAAATCAATCTCGTCTTGAAGCAGATTATTAAGGTCTTTCTGATTCTCAAGAAGTTCTTCATATGTGTCAGAAGTCTTAACTAATTGCTGCTTCATCAAAATCAAAGAATTAATAGAAGCTCCATATAATTCAAGAATCTTATACTTGTCTTCAACCTCTTCATCATCAAGGTTATTAATAGCTTTTTGATTCTCAATATAATTCTTTTCTGCATCTAATCTCTCTTCTTCTGTGAGATTGGTATTTTGCATCATACCCTCATAATAAGCCGCTAATTTTTCAAGACTTGCTCTCTTCTTTTCAAAATATTGGGTATATCCAGTAGGAGTTAAAGTATTTTCATCAAATACTTTCATTGCTTCCCATTCTTTGTCGATTAAGGAATCATAAGCTTTGAGAAGGTCAAGAACTTTATCTTTAGTGTCCTTTGCTGCTTTACCAGCATTCTTTATTGGATTGGTATATGCCTTCTTCCACTTGCTCTATGTAAGTTTACCAGAATCAAGCATATCCTAAATCTTATAACCCAAATGCTCCCAAGTGGCAATTTCGCCCTCGTCAAAATGTAATTGTCCATCATCACCAATATGTGTCTTACCCTTCCAAGTCCAATTACCATTTTCATCAATGTCATAAGTCATACCACCAGAAAGTTTGTCAATTTCAGATTGTAAACTGTTCAACTTTTCTTGGGTTTGTTTAGCGTCAAGAGTAACTTGGGTAGTTTCAACAGTTTTAGTAAACTATTTTGCTTTTTGATTACCAAATTCAATTTTACCCTTTGCTTTAGAATATTGTTCTGGTGTAATACTTCCCATCTTAGCCTGATTGTAAAGCGCCCACCACCGAGTAACATACTCAAGATTATTGGCTTCGTTTATTAATGCATCACTTTCAGTTTGCAAAGCTTCTACTTTCGTATTAGCCGCAGTGACAGTTGCATTAGCAACTTCTTGGTAAGTTCCAGAAGTTTTTAATTGCTGATATTGGTTTTGGAGAGAAGCTAAAGTATTTTTCTTTTCAGCAATAGTAGCTTGAATACTTGCTTGAACAGCTTGCAAACGCACTCTTGCCATAATTTCTTCAGCATCCGTCTTTAAAGTAATCGCATCACCTTCAAAAGACAAAGCATTAATATAATCCTCGTTAGCGGCTAAAAGCTCCAAAGTTGTTTCAAGACTTAATTGACCAGAAGCATTTTGTTCTTCACGCGCAGAGGCAATTTGGTCAAAAATTTCATCAACGCTGTTAAGAGCTTCTTTTAGTTCAGAAAAAGTATTAATAATTCCATCTTCACCAAAATCAATCCCTGTAAATAATCCTTCTAATTCATAAGCAATAGACTAAGAATCATATTCTAACTTATCTTTAAACTCACTTAAACTAACTTCTTCAAGTCCAGTATCAAGAGCATCTTGCCATTCTTTACCGTAAAGCTTTCCAGCATCATCCAATTCACCTTGTAAATTAAGAATTTGATTCCAAACTTCTTCGCCATACTCAGAAAATTCTTGCGCAATAGTTTCTTTATTATCCCACCTTGCACCAGAAGACAAGGATTCTCTAAGTCTTCTTGTAAGAGCGGTTTCCCCATTTTCGTCCATTGCAGAACGAGCTTCTATTCTCTTAGATTCTTCTGTCCTAATACTAAGGTCTTTACCAGAATAATATTCGCCATTAACCATGTTCATCATGGCTTGAGGATTATTAATAATATTACTACCCATCCAGCCATTTTGAGCAAGACTAAATGCTCTCTTATATTGGTCTTGCGTCATTCCATTTACAGCATTAGCGAACTCTTCTGAAATTTTACCAGACATGCTATCAGAATCAATACCCATAGCTTCCAGCAATTCATCCAAAGGAGTAGAAACATGAACAGATTCAACACCCTTAAATTCAGCATCAATCTTATAACCCATACTTATAAGCATAGTTTTACCATCAGCAGAGAGTTCTCCATTTTCATCCATAAGAGCCTCTACCAATTCTTTTCTATACTTTTCTTTCCACTCGGCAGATTCACCAACAGTTTTAAATTCACCAGTACCATAGTAAACATCTACTATTGCTGGGTTGTTTTTAACTATTTCTGTCATTTCTTGAGAAATAGATAAAATCTGAGTTTTAAAATCATCCATGTCAGTATAATCAATATCTTCCCCACGAATCTTTACCATGGCATTAATAAATGTTTGTTCATCTTCATTCATAGCTTTAATTGTAGAACTAAGTCCAGAGAATTTATATCCAACATCAACTATACCATCAGCAGTTTCCGCATAATCAATTAAAGCATCTGTATATTCTAATACTTGCTGCTTAGAGTCACTTAAAACTTTTTCATATGCTTCTTGCTCTGCTTTCATTTCTTTTAATTCAGACTCAACCTTATTATATTCTTCAGTACCTTCATCTAAAGTACCTAAATAATTTTCTTTGGCAACAATTTTAGAATCCAAACCATACGTTCCATCTCTACCAAGTTTGTGTTCAGCATCTTTTATTTGTTTTGCAGTATCATTAAACTATTGTCCAAATACACTTAAATCAGCATGACCAGTACTAAAAAATTCGTTGACATGATTAAGGAATCCACTAAATATACTACCTGTATCATTATTAAAAAATGCTACAGTAGAAGATTCTTTTAGCTTTTCTACTAAATTATCAACGGCATCACTTACCTCTCCTACTTTGCCCGCTAATCCATCTGGTCCAACAAGTTTATTCCCATACTCATCAGTACGAACAACTAAATCAGGGAAAGCCTCTGCAAGTTTGTTAGACAAATCTAAAAATTGTTGATATTCTTCACTTGTAAGAGAAACGTTGCGTCCCAAATGGTCTACACCTTTAGCAAGTTTATCATATTCAACAGTATTGGCAGAAGAAGACAAAGCGTTACTATAAGATTCAGAAATTTCATTATAAGTTTCTTGTAACTGTTTTTTGGAATTTTCTATTCCCTTCATAATTCCAGACACTATCGCGCCAGCAATCATTACTCCAATACCAGCTAACGCTCCTGCACCAATAGCTCCTTTTAAAATATTCCCCGTAGCAGATAGCCCAGCAGAAACCCGTTTTAAAACTGAGCCACCAGCCTAATTAACTGCTAAATTATAAGCATTTTGATAAACACCTTTTAAAGCCTACTTAGATATTATATCTCCTATACCACTACCAGCTTTAGCCAACACTTTTCCTCCGAGAATGCCTCCCAAGGTCATTCCAGCGGTTTGACCGCCAGTCCCACCAAGAGTTTTTCCCATTGTAGAGCCTATCCAACCTCCACCGAATAAACCAAGCAAACTTCCAACTCCAGATAAGGTCATACCTAAGCCAGTTGTTTCCGCAGAATTCCCTACATTTCTACCCATCTAATCAATTGTTCTCTTATGCTTTGGGTCAGAATTATTACTACTTAACGCTCCACGAGCAAAGAAATTTTTCTTCCGAGCATCGTATTCAGTTTCTCTTGCTTCGTACTGCTCTTTCGTCATACCCATTTCTGCTATTGCTTTTCTCTTAGCTTGTTCGTAGAGTTCAGAAGCGTTTTGTTCGTCTTTATACTAAGCTTCTAAATTTCTTATAGCTATAACATCTGCATATCTTGCATTGTATTCGTCTTGTAAAGCTTTTAACGTTTCAGCCTTCAAACTAGATATTAATTTAGTTTTTGTTGTATCATCTAACAATGCTACAGTTTCATCAGAAATATTACCATTTAATAACTCTTCAGCAATTCGTTTTCTATCAGTTGCTTCTTGGGATAAGAAAGTAGATTGAATAATTTTATAAGTGGCTTTTTCTTCATCTGACAACGCCGCCGCTGCTCGATTTAAAGCACTACTATAAACTTCTCCAGCAACACTATCCATACTTGCAGAAGTTTCTGCCCACATTCTACTCCAAGCAGCTTTTGCATATTCTGCGTCAGCACTTTGATTTGCAGTACCGCTAAACACTTGCCCCATATTGCCTAAGAAACCAGCAACTTTGCCAGCCCCACCAACAACACCGGACATAAGAGTTCCTTTTCCTACAATTCCAGCAGCAGCTATTAAAGCAGCTCCAAACAATGTTAGGTTATCAGCCACAGCAGCCAAACCATTATAAACAACTTCAAGCACATCGCTATTATTAAGCATTAAAGCCCATTTTTCCAAACTGGCAGTTAAACGTTTTTGAGCAGCTTCGACTCCACTTGTGTAAGCTTCCATCTTCTTAGCAGCAGTACCAGCAGATTCAGCAGCAATCTTTTCATATTTAGCTACCAAATCCATGTTCTCCATGAGAATCAAGAAGTTTTCACGTTGTCTTGTACCAGCCACAGCAGTAGCAATACCAGACTTTTGAACATCAGTAAATGATGTCCATTTTTCAGAAATATCGTCAACAATATCGTCAACGGCTCTGAAATTATCAACAGAATCTCTAACTGTAATGCCGACAGCTTTTAACACCTGTTCAATTTCATTCAAGTTAGAGAAATCTTCTTGAGATAAACCTTCTTTTTCCGCTTCCTCTTGGGAAACTTCAAATTTTGTCGCGGCAATTTTTTGGAAACGTGAATACAATGTCTTGAAGCTCTCACCAACAGTTTCAGGGGTCTTCTAAGAAACTTCCGAAACCGTTGTAATCATTGCCATGTATCTATCCAAACTAGAGCCCGCTAATTGCGCTGAGACGTTCGCACGACTCATTGCAGCAGCTAAATCCATTCTGTTACTTTCTTTTTTATTTGTTTAAAAATAAAAAATACCGACCATTTCTGGCGGAAAAGGTTCTTCTTTAAAGTGTCTTTACACTTGACCTCTTCTCTATATATTTCTATATAGTTCAGACTATATTTTCATCCCGGTAGGATGCAAACCCCAATAGTCGTTACAATACTTAAAAATAAGTTATCTCGGTATTCCCATACTTTCATTTAGGGTTCACCGATTTGGGTTTGTTCTATCGCAATATTATTAAATTTCATTAATTTTTGTTATATCGTCAGTATAAAAATCATAATTAAAAGTTTTATCTTTTGTTTTTATTAAAGAATTATCAAAATCAAAAGTTATCCAATTATTATTTTCTTGTTTTAAATATTCTTTTGCTACTTTGAATATATATAATAATACATTGTCTGGAGGTAATTTTTTAGTTTTCAAAGAAGAAAATATTATTTGTTTTAAGCCTAAATTTTTAAGAATATAATATCTTTTTAATTCTTGCTTTTCTTGTTCTTCTAAAGTTCTTTTACCCATTATAACTGAAAGATTATGTCCTGTTCCATTATATTCTAAATAAATATTTAACTCTTTAAAAAACAAGTCTAAAGTATAATACTTATAAAAATAATTTAACTCTCCGTCAAATAAATCATATAAATGTTTCTGATTATTGCTACAAGGAACACCTTTATATTTATAATGTTCTTTACCATTTTTAGAATACAAAACTTCTATCTCAGTAGAACTTCCTAATGTTTTTGCAATTTTAACTCTAGTTTCTGGTAATTCCATTATATTATCAACTCCATATTTATTATGTATTGATTCTTTTAAAGCTTTTTTCCCTTCCTCTGTTTTCATGATATTATCTGTTCCATATTTTTGCAAACAGGTATTTTCTCTTTTCTTTTGACGATTAAGATAATCTTGTTTGTAAGAAAAAGAATCTTTTTGTTTTAACCATTCTGCACGTTTCTTTTTACTGCATTTTTCACAAAAATCTCCCCACACAGAATAATCTTTTTTCTTTTTCTTTAAATATGAAGCCCAAGATAATTCAATTATTTCTCCACATTCATCACATTTATATTTAACTCTTTTATCACTTTGAGGTTGTAAATCCTCTATGTTTATTGTGATAATATCTTTTTCTTTTATTGTATATCCTTTTTCTTTATAATAATTTATATTGGCTTTCGTAATTTTAATTTCTATCTAAGTAGTTAATAACATTTTTTACCTCCTTTCCATATTTTATATTGTAGCATGAAATTTATAATATTGCAACCATATATTTCTATATGTTCTGGCAATTTATTCACCAGCACTAATCTGTTATGTTTAAATGATTCGCTAAATCATTCGAGAAAATTCTCCTCATACTCTCATATGAGCACTGACTATATCTTCACCCTTGTCGCAAGGGGCGTATTTTTTCGGAAAACCAATCGCTTGTTCTCCTACTCCTTTTCAGGATAGTCGATGAACATTATTCTATTCAAATCTTCGCTGCTGATTATCTAATCTTTATATTTTTTAGCATTCACACTTAAGTTTATTTCATCTTTATGTTGTAGCATATAAAGCTCTAAAGATTTCCCAGCAATTAAATACGTTTTCACTCACATATTACTATGTTTGCGACCTATTTTGTTAAGCCGCCGCCATATCAACTGCGTTGTGTTTACATATAATCGGCTTTATTATATGCGGTTTATTAACCCACTCCCTTTCAAGACGTGACCAGACTATTTCTTCACCCTAACTTTAGGGGCAAACCATTTCGAGCAATCTTAAGCCTTATTGCTCTATCTTTCTTTCAAAAGATAGTCGTTGAAAGCTATAAGTAAATATACTTATACACTTGCATGAACTTCCATTTACAAATACTTAGGATTTAACCATATATTTATCCTTGCGTTTTTTCTACTTTCGTCCCATCACGCTTATCTTCACAGATTACGTTGTGGTGCAAGGCTTTAGGAATTACCTGCTTTTAGGTTTGTGTCCTATGCCAATTACTTGACATACGCTGCATTTTGTTACAGTTAATTTATCAACAACTTCTCCAACTTCATCAACAGAAAGTTTCCAGCCTTTAAGAACAGAAATTAAATATTCCGTAGCTTTGGCAGAATCAATCATACCAAGAACACTAAGATTCATGGAATTTTCAACAAGCTGAGAAGCTTCTTGTCCTTCGTAACCAGCACGGAGCCAGTCGTTAGCTGCCGTAGCAACTTCTTCTGTACTCTTACCAACTTTACGAGCCAATGCGTTAAAATCAAGCATCATGCTTTGAATCTCTTTGTAACTATAACCACTTGCAATCTACAAGTCAACCATTACTGCATTAAGAGACTTAGCACTACTCATGATTTGATTAAACATATTTCTAACAGTCATTGCCAACTGATTAGCAATAACATCAACACTTACTAATCTTGCAAAACTGTTAGTAAATGTTTTTCCTATAGTTTCAAGAACACCTCTTTGCTCTTTATAAGTAGCAGTAATTTTAGCAAGCTTAACTTGATGTTGAGCCTACAAATTAGCTTCCTATTGTTCAAGCTTATTAATAGCTTCTTGACTATAGCCCATTTCTTTAAGTTCTTTAACTCTTTCTGCATATACCGCACCCTATTGCTTTAATAAAGTCAGCTATTCACTTAAAGCAGTACGAATATTTTGTTGCTCAAGCTTTTCATATCCAGAAGAATTATTAACTTTTAATTCAGTTCTTTGAAGTTCCTCTTGTAACTTCATCTATTGCTTAAGATTATTAATATAATCTTTAATATCTTTATTACCTTGAGAAGTTTGAATACCAGTATTTCTATTTATTCTGTCAGTAATAAATTGAGGTCTATTTATTTCTTTGCCATCTTGATAATAACCTGTTGTGGCAAATTGAGTTTCAGCAAGAATCTTATCCTATTGAATGCCTTGTCCCTTAGAACCTCTTTCAAGACCCTCAGCAACAGTTGCCATAGAAGCAGCTTTGCCTTTAGTCGTTTCAACAAAAGATTGTCCATCTTTAGTAAAACTTCTAATAATTTGTACAAAAGAACGCGCAAAAGCTTCAACACGAGCTTCACCATCTTCAATAATAGCAGAAATATCTCCCGCGCCAGTATCTTTATCAAAACCTTCAAATCCAAGTTCAGCTACTCTATTTTTTAAATCGCTTGATAAACTATCAAAAGATTTGCCCTCAGATTGAGCTTGTTTTAACTTTTCAACTACTTGACTATACTCAGACTCAGCCATTCTAAGATAAGTGCTTGCTTGTAAAACACGAGCTGCACGCATCCGTGGGTCATCTTCTCCACCACTATTAGAGAATTTCCAGTCTGCAACAGTTACATCTGCATATTTACCATTAACTTTTTGACCAAAAGTCAAAGCATCCGCAGTCCCAGCAAATGCACGATTACCAATAACACCCCCCAGCTTAAGCTCTTTGAGAGTGGAATCATTCATTGCGCCAGAAGTTCTTGCTGCTCCAATAACATCATAAGCTCTATTTTTTTGACGTTCTATATCCTCTGCTGTAACAGATAAACCAGCACCGCCAAGTTGAGGAGACTTTCTGACCTCATCCACTAAAGATTGCATGAACTCATCAGACAACTGGTCAGTTTTATTATTAATATTTTCAACAATAGCGTGAGCAAATGTCCCCAAGGCAGAAGCCCTATTACCAGATTGTGTAGTATTAGGGAATTTACTATAATCTTCATAAGGAGCAGTCGTTACTTGAGTAACAGACCTAAGATTTCCACCCTCAGAAGAATAAGTCTTATCACCGACCTTCATAGTTCTGGAATGACCTTCACCAAGTTCACTTACAACATCAGCCGCAATAAACTTCGCCCATTCTCCTCCAGCATCTCTCAAATTAGCAGCTTTATCAATAGAATTAGTTTGAGGAGTAGTTTGACTCGTTTGCGCAACAGGAGCATTTGTGTTTACTTCTGTAGCACCACTTACATCAATACTACCAGCATTAACAACAACTTTGCCATTCTATGCATTAACAATAACATTGCCTTTTGCATTAATAATAGACCCCTCAACAGTTTCTTCTGTACCATCCTCGGGAACTCTTACCCATTCACCATTGTTGTTAGGATAAGTTTTATCTTTCCTTAATTCGCCATTAAAAGTGCGGTAAGGGTCTAACGCTTTAGAATAATTAGTAGCATCTTTAAGAGTAAGTCCCATTGGCTTAAGATAAGCTTCAAAGCTATTAAAAGCTTCAATAAGATTATCCATGGTTGCCCCATTGAAAGAAGCAAATTTACCTTCTTTATCAACAGAAGCTACTCCCATCTTTGTAAGAGCATCAATCTAAGCTTTATCTCCACTTGCGATTATTTGAGAAGCAACAGTTTCAAACTGCTTACCATTCATTACGTTATCAAGCACATTAAGATTTTTAGCAATGGTTAAGAAGCCTTTTTGGTCATCAGTATCAGCAAAACGACCTTCATGAATTGCACTAACCAAATCTTTAACTGCTAATAAAGCTTGGTCTTCGCTCATTCCATCCCTACCAATTAATCTTGCATAAATCTTTTTAGAAGAAATAGCATCCTGTTCAAAAGATTCCATAGTAGCTCTAATAAGAGCAGATTGTACAGCAGAAATCGCACCATTATTATCAGCAAACCCCGTTTTGTACATAGCTTCTCTTGTTTTGGTGTCAGCATCAGAAAACAATCCGACATTTTGGAATGCCATTTTAGCTTGTTCAGAAGCATCTTTATTTATCCATTTTTTAGACAAATTTCGAGCAATCTTGTTCCAGTTATCATCTATATCAATCTTTTTTGTTTGAGCTTTTTGTTTCTGAATCTAATTCATAATACTTGCAACAGTATCATTATATTTTAAAATATAATCCTCTGCAAGTTTTTCATCTTCACCATATTGCTCATACACTTTAAGAGCCATGCGGAATTTATCGCCGTCAAAGTCTCCACGGAACAACTCAGCCAAACCAGCACTAACCCTAATTGTATCGCCAGCAGATTCGTCCAAGCCAAGTCTTGCAGTATACCCTTCCATGCCTTGAGTATAAGGATAACGACCAACCTCAGTTGTAAAAGTATTATTGCCGCTCTTTATTTCACCAATAATAGCACCAATAATTTCTTCTTCGATTTGATTTAATTCAGCTTCCGAAAGTTTGTTGGTAAATTTCCCATCTTCAAACCGAGGTCTTAAGGACATAGAAGTTATAGCTCTTTGTCCACTGTCTTTAATAGACTTTGCACTTAATGTAGAAAAAAGTCTATTAACATTTTCAAGTCTATCTTGTTTTGTAGCAGAAGACGCGCTACTCATTAATTCTTTCAAACGTTTAGAAGAAATATAAACCGTATTGGCTTGCTCATCTGTTAAATCAGCCAATTTAGAAGTACCAGCCGCAACTGAAAAAGCTGAATAAGGTACAAAATTATGAGTGGCTTGTCTTACCAATTCAGAATCTTTTGTGTTGCCGAGTTTGTGATAAACATCAGCCGCATATTGTTTGGCTTTTTCAAAAGCTTCTTGCGATTCTGTAGCAGCTTGCAATAATGCAGCATTAGCACTATCAATAGCACCAGAATAATATTCTCCATCAGGAGACATTGCCGCACCAGCATCACCAAGCAAATATTTCTTTCCTCCGATGGCAGAATCGGAAAGGTTTAATACAATATTACCACGAGCGTAAGCTTCACCCTCAGAGCCCTCTAAAGCAGAAAGTTCCTTTTGAAGTTGACGGGCCCTCTCCATGGCAAAATTCTAATATTCTTCAGCACTTATTTTACCAGAATGCCTTAAAGCATTAATATCCGTAAGTATATCAGAATAAACTTGCTCTCCAGCTTGAAGAACTACTTGACCATCTTGGACTCTAAATTCAACATCTTTCGTTCCTTTGGCTGTAGTATAATCTGCGACATTGTTAAGAGATTTGTTAGCCGCAATTAAATTTTGGCGTATTCTTTGAGCTTCTTGTCCCTTTTTGCCATATGTATTATCTTGTTTTTCTTGTTGAGCCTTTAAACTCTTCAAGCCAGCAATAACTTTTTCCCTATCTTTAAGGTTACTTTGACCAGCAGCAGATTTAGTAATATAATCTAAACTTCTTTGTCTTGCATTTCTTACCTTCCAGTCATCAGTAACACGACCATCTCTTTCAAGAGTATCCGCACTACCATAACCAGAAGCATTAGAATAGGGATAAATATTATGTTGTCCAATACCAAGAGAAGCTAATCCTTTAATAGAATCATATATTGCTTGTGCTTCAGAAGCACTTTTACCAATCCGCTTAAAAATTGCTAAAGCAGATTGTTCAATTCCTTTAAAAGAAGCTAATGTTTCGTCTGAATTAGCAAAAACATTCTCGCCCCTCTTATTTGTAACGACACCATTTTTTTCATCTGTGATATCAACAAGTAATTTCTTTTCTTCTCCATTTTCATCTTTTACAGTCTGAATTTCAAACATCTTCTAAAGAAGAGGAGGAAGATTACTATAAATGTTTTCAAGAGAAGAACCTTGTTCTAAAGCCTTATCAATAATAGTGTTTATTTGACCCATAAACTCAGAATAATAATTACGTTCTTTTACATCATCATTTAATAAAGTCAAATAATCTGCGTTGGCAATAGCCGCTTTACCATTTGCAGCCCAGAATTGTTTAACAAAATCAGCTTTGCTTATTCCATGCTGCTTTTCTGTATCAGCAGTTAAACGTCTACCACCTTCATCAACAAGCTTTACACCTTGTTCAACTTGTCTAAGTCTATCAACCAATAATTTCCAACCATTATCTGTCTTTTCAAGACCAACTAACAAATCTCCTTCGTTTACAGAGAAATCTTTAGAGAACATCTTAAATTGGTCTTTGCCAACTATTTGATTAATATCAATAATAGAGCCAGTTTGATATTCATTAGAAGTAAGACTATCAATATCTACTCCGAATTGGTTTAAGAAATCTAAAACAATATCTTCAGCATTAGTAGCCTTAGAAACATTTCTTTGAATACTTTCAGTTTCAGCAATAATTTTATCTGTAATCAAAGCAACATCGGTCATATCCTTTAACATAGAATCTATTCTATGGGTATAATCTTCGTTACTTTCACCAGTCATTTGAGGATTAAAAGTTTTATAATATTCTCTTTCTGCTTTGTCAAATTCTTCCTGCGTTAAGCCATAACTCTAATATCTTTTGTGCGTAATATCAGTTCTGTCAATACCAGCATCCAAGGCTTGTTGAGTAGTAGTAACAACTTGACTCATTGCATCAGAGGAGGTTTCTCTACTTGAAAGAGCTTTTTCAGACAATCTTAAAGTATCAAAAGCTTGAGTTAAACTTCTCTGAGTTGCATCTATTCCTTGACCAAAAGGAACATACTGTCTTGAGGATACAGTGTAATTTTTACCAAGAGCAAATTTACCTTCTGATTCACCAGTATAATCACTTGGCATTGCCGTGCCAATTTCTTTTGCCGCTTTTCTATAATATTTAAAAGCATCACTGGTCATGATGAATTTAACCAGTTCATCAGCTATAGTGTTTGGGTCTAAATTTTCTTTCATAGCTAACGCCCAAGCGTTAGCCATAGCATCAGTTAATTCTTTACTGGGGTCAAAAGCGTTATAATTTGCTTTATATCCCTCGTTATTTCCTGTAAAATATCCACTTAATGCCTCTTTAACATCTTTTTGATTAAGAGTGGACTGAATTTCTCTAGCAATACTGTACTGGGTAGAACGCATTGCTTCTAATTCAGTTAATTTGCCTGAGTAACGAGTGTTAGAATCTTGAATATCCTCTCTTGCTTCAGAACCCATCATAACAGAAGACACTTTGTTAATAGCTCTATTTGCTCCTGATTGCAAACGATGAGAAATTTGGTCAGAAGAATATTTAGTAAAATCTGTGTTTCTTAAAATAGAAGTCGCATCTTTAACCTGTAAGGTTTCTGCCGTTTCCATTACTTTGACACCCTTTACTTCAGGAGTGCCATCTTCTTTCAGTTTTCCCGTAGGAATAAATTCTGTCGCAACCTCAGCTTGATTTATTTTACCCCCAGCAATTCTACCAGTTCCATCACCAACTGCAAAAGATATTTTTATATTATTCTCTTTTTTCCAATCAGTTGATTTGTATTCTTTATCCAAAGGAAGAAGCATAGCCTAAATTTCAGAACCATTTCTTCTAAAATAAACAGAATATCCTTTCTTCTCTGCCTCTTCAACAAATGTCGCCAAAGCATCACGAGTAGTACCATATCCCTTATTGCCACCGCCAGTAATGTTAGATACGTCTTGTCCAGCTCTGCTTTTTTGTCTATTTCTATATTCAGCACCAGTTAAAGAAGCTTTCGCTCCTTCGTTAAAACCATTAATTAAAGCATCTAAACTTTTATAAACTTCAGCGGAATGTCCTTGGATATTTTCTTTATCAGATGCAAAAACATTGGTGAAAGATTCAATTTGTTGTTTTGATAAAGCTCTGGAAATTCCGCCAGAATTTTTAGTAATTAAATTAAAACCACTTCTATATTTTTCTGCTTCCTTTTTAGCAACTTCTTCAGAAACATTTCGTTGAGATTGAATAGATTTTGAAAGCTAATTAATTATAGCTTCTACTCCATCAAAAGTATCAAAATCTTTAGAAGAAATAGCTTTTACAAAATCAGCCTTAACCGCACTGTTTATAATAGTTTTAGGAGTACTAGGCATTTTAACTGTTTTACTTTTTGTAGCTTTTGCAATTGTTGGCTTTTTTGTCCCCATATTGGTAATCCCCTAATTTAAAGACAAACCAACATCTACAGCCATTTTTTGAACAGCGGTTGCTAATTTAGCCTCTTCTTTAGAAGTGTCGATAGGCGTAAAGCCAGATTTCTTTTCTTGAAGTTTTTTTGCTCTATCTATAAGCTCTTGACCTCTCTCTTGTGCTTTTTGTGTTAAAGCTTGATAAATAAACTCATACGCCTTTCTTTGTTCATCTACACTACCCTGAAAATTTTCAGCTTGCTTTATCATTTCAATAGCCATATCAGCTTGCTAATTAATATAATCAATTCCTTGTTGCTCCAACTATTGATTCTTAGCATCATTCACAGCTATCTTCTTTTTGTTTTTATTACTTTGTCCTTGTCTACTGGCTTTCAAAGTCTCAGTAGATTTTTTCATATTAGAAATTTGTTGCTCTCTTTGAGCATTTAGCATATCAATAACATCGTTGGTTTGAGAGCCATTGTTCGTTAAACGCTTAGTGGCTTCTTGTGCTTTCTTTGTGTCTATAACCTAACCAGTGCTCTTACCTTTTTCATCCAAGCCATAAGTTTTTCTTATATCTGAATATGCTTTGGTTTGAATATCTTCTATTCTCTATTCTAAACTTTTCAGTAAGTCTTCCATGTATTATTCCTCCTTATTTTAATTGAATTCCATATTTTTTATAAATCATTGGCTTCAATTCAACCAGATACTATTTTTCATATTCTTGTTGAGCTCTAAAACGAGCTACTCTATAGGTTTCATCTATAGAAGGTAACGTACTTGAATCTATTCCTTGGTTAATTGGATTAAAATTGTAATAATCCAATCTAACATCTGCAAGTATATCTTCTTGAGAATCTTCGTCCATTTTTCCACTTGATGATAAGAATTCCTAATCATCATCCTAAAAAAACTAATCAATAAATAACCCAGCGGCTTCGTCTTCACTTCTGAAATTCTTTACCGTGGATTCTGATATTGTATTTGGATTAAATTTTTTCTTTTCCCTATAGGTCTTATTGCTAAATTTGAACTTTGCCGTATTGTAAGTGCAATAAGGTGTAGCATCGCTATTTTGTCCGAAATACAAAGAAGACATTAAAGAGTCTTCGTCATATAAATCTCCATAATAGTTATCAAATACACTTTTAAACACACTTTTATATATTGCTGTATAACTATTTAACAATTCAATTTTAATTGCCATCACTCTACTTGGCAACATCTTTTTAGTTGCATCTACAGTTTCTTTTATTTCCTTCTTTAATGCGTTTGAAACTGCATTTGGTAACGCTTGTTCCATATATTAACCTCCTTATTTTATTTTAAAAGCTGCACCAAAAATGATGCAGCTTTATATTTCTTTTTATATTAAGATTTTTTACTTTCCAGTTCCTTAGCACCTTCAGCATTAATTTTATCAATAACTGCCTTTTCAAGAGCGTTGGTAAGTTTCTTATTTTCTTCTGAAGTAGCTCCATAAAGCTCTTTAAGATGTTCAACCATTTCCTTACTTTCTTTAAGAGCATCAATCATCATTCTATTTTTATCAGCGACTTTCTGCAATTCCTTATAATCAAGATTTTCAAAAATATCACTAAAATTATTAAGATTGTTAAAATTAATAGCATCTCTCAACATCTCAACAAATTCGTCATAATCCTTTTTACAAAAACCTAAAATAAATTCAGAAAACAAAGGATACAACAAATCATAAGAAGTATAAGTACACAAAGATTTTTCAGAAACATCTACCATTGCATACTGTCCAAGCAATACATCAAAGAACAGATGTCTCTTCATAATAACACTCTTAAGGGAAGCGTCCTCAACATCTTCATTTTCAATGGTAAAAACTAAAATCATAATGAGTTTCATTTTATCAAGAATAGGAAGATAACTTCTAATTGTCATATTATCTCCAAGTTGAGAAAATTCTTCAGGTGTAATTTCGCCATTTAAAAACTTTTTTGTTTGTCTAATAAGCTCTGCAACAGTAATTTTCTCAACTTTTTCTTTGTTTTTCTGTTCATTTTTGGTCAAATCGACCTGTTTTTCATCAGATAAAAGTTTGTTTTCATCTGCCATTTTTATTCTCTCCTTTTAATCCTTTTATTCATCCATGTCAATTCCAAACAGTTCACCAATCTCTTCAAGACTGGTATCTTTTCTATAAGAATCTGTAGTGGAAATATCGGAATGATTTACTAATAATTTAATTTTATCAAGAGGTACTTTACCTAAATTCTATTCCCTGCATAAATAATGCGTTCCATCCGATAAATTCTGGATGAAGCTATGGCGAAACGTATGAACGTTGAGATTTGAAGGCTTACCAGTAATTTCCTCAACTATTGGTCTTAAAGAAATAATCCAATCATAAAGTACCTCCGCCCTCGCAGGGAAACCACCCTCTGTAATAAACAGTTCTTTTACATCATCTTCTCCGCGCTCTTCTAAATATTTCTTGACGCATTTCTTAGTTAAAGAATGATAAACTGCCCTATAAATTTTGCCACGCTTTCCAATCAGTTTGTTAGTAAGATTTTTGCTTTCATCGTAAAAACTTTCTTTTTCAACTTGCGCAATTTCATTTTTACGAGAACCACAATCGTAAAGTAAAGCAACTAATGTAGCTTTCTTGTAATCTTTCTTTTCCATTAACTTATCAACAAGTTCTAAAATAACACTATCATCTAAAAAAACAATATCTCTTACATGTTCCTTGGGAAGACCTTTTACTTTAGCTGCTAAATTATTATCATAATCATAATCATCATCTTCTTCAACATATGTAAGCATTGAACGACAACATGACATCAATCTATTAGTACGAGCATTAGATACCCCTAAAGTATCACTTAACCACAAACTTAAATTACGAAAATCTTTCTTTCTTAATTCTGTGAGGGGTCTATTACCACAATTATCTAATACAAACAAAAGAATAATTCTGCAATCATTTTTATACTATTTCAAAGTAGAATCTTTCATTTTTCTCGCTTTGTATTCAAGAAGAAAATCTTCCATAATGGTTTTATTTTCCTAATTTACTTGTTTCCACTTTTCTTCATCAAAAATTTTATTATACATTATTTAATTTCCTCCTTTCTAATATCTTCAAGCATTTTCTTTATATTATAAGTATAATGAGTTCTCTTTATTTTTTGTTCAATTATAATTGCTCCATATTGAATACAATCTAATTTATTAATGGATTGTTTATCATTTTCACATAAAAATTTACTAAAATTCTATATAGATAACCAGTAAGTTACATTATTTGAAATGTCTTCATCATCTCTAAAATTAAATAAAAAACCAGCAAATACCCCCTCCTATTGAGCAAATTTCACCAGACTGTTAATCTAATGAGCTTTAATCATCTTAGAAGCTTTATCTTTTATATCTCTCTGTATAGTCAAAGATTTATAACAAGTGCTTTTACACTCAATAGCAAATAAATTGGGAAGTTCGTATACCAAAAAATCACAGGGGTTCTCAGGTTGAAACCTTGAAGTTTTTTCATGCTGCCAAGATAAAGAAGTATCATGTAACCTTAACACAAACAGCTCATCATTCTTAGCCGCTTCTTGAAAATCCTTTTCAAAAGCTTTTCCTTTATTCATCTTTCACCTCTTTTAACCTTTTTGGAATGGGAAAAAAAGAGATAGCCCAACCTTACTCAGTTAAGCTATCTCCTTTCCCATGAACGTTGATTATCCAGTTCAATCATTCAAAACTTTTTTAAACCACAAACTTTAAGTAAGGGCAATTAATTCCAACCGTCATAGTAGTCATTATCTTCATAATGCTTCTTTTTCTTTTTACGGTTTTCATATCTATTTCTGTTTCGAGTCTTTTCGTAATCCTCTTCGAATTCAAAAATCTCTTCTTCTTTTTTCTTCTTCACTATCTATTTTTTCTTAGACGGCTTTCTCTCCTCAGATTCATCATCTCTGTACTAATCAAAAGCCTAATTTTTATTTTTCTTACCCATAAATTCTCTCTTATTTTTAGTTAAACATAATAGAACTTAATATCACTAAGTCCTTTATCATAATCAAAAACAAAAGCAATGCATCCAGCATCAGCCATAGTATATCCACTCTTTGTAGTCCAATTATCCATCTTTGTCATGGCGGAAAGAATGAAAATAGAAACACCATAATTTTCTCTTAAAGCCCAATCATTGTGATGTAAATGACCACACAACCAATAATGATAAGATGTCTGCCCCCAATCTTCTTTAGCTTCGGTCTGCATCAAACCATTAATACGGTCTTTTTCATCACTACCATGAGTCAAACCAAGAAGAGTCTTGCCAACTCTAATATATTTTCTTGGGAAAGGACTTGCATCAACTTTAATTTCTTCTACATTTTTATAATACGCTTCAATTATCTGCATTAACGCAAATTCTTCAAATCGAGAGTGATTCCGAGAAACAAATACAACTTCTACTTGCGCCACTCTACTAAGCATATCTATAACTTCAATCAAAGCTTCTGTGCCTTTTTTGAAGATAGTATTAAAAGTTCCTTCGTTATCCTGCATGTGAGATTGACTTGTTGTGTAACCAGTAAAGCTACTGTTAAGATAATCGTTACCAACCATATAAATAATCTTTCCCACATTATTCCAATGAACAGAATCAATCATCTTCTTAGTGGTAGAAAGCATATTCTATCTTGCAATTTCCATATTATACTCAACTCCTGTTTCATAAGGCTGAGAAATTCTACCAAAATGTACATCAAGATGACTGAAGAAAACTACATTAGGTTTGTTGCTAATATCTCCTCTAATATGTTCTGTCTTACGAGGAGATTTAAAACCTTCGAAATATTTTCTTAGCTCTTCTAAATCCAAGCCACAATCGGTAGGCTTTACAGTAATACGAGAAGAATAAAGATTCTTCAAACCACCTTTGCCATCACCTTGTTGCCAAATACTATTCTTAGCATTAAGCAATTCAAACTGAACGGGATTATAACCATGTGCTTTTAAAAGAGCAGTTTTATCCGTAAGCTCATCTTCTGACAAAGCTACGAATTTCTCACTCGTTCTCACACCGTTCCTATCTAAAGTAGTAGTATTCTTAGTAGGAATATTTTTATTAACAGGTTCGTTAACCCATCCTGAAGCATTAAATTCAGAATAAAGCAGCGCACCTCTACGAATTGTATCAATAGTCAGAGAAGGCAAACCGTACTTTTTACGAATATCGTTTGCATTACTCCAAGTCGCGTCACCATTTGAAATATCCATCATTAATTGACGCATTTCACGAAGATAACCTTCGGGTACTTTATCTGTAACTAAAGCCATTTTTATTCTCCTACAATCTGAGTAATGTCAGTAATGATTTCATCAGTGATTCCATACTTAATCTGGTCATCAATGTAAATATACCATTCTTTCTTCATCTGCTTATTTAAGAAAGCTTTTCCAATTTTGGTATGTTCAAGCACATTTTCTTTAAGCATATCCATTAATCTCTTATAATTTTCTGTTTGCGCCAACACAGCATCATACCGACCAACGCTACCTCCCTGACCAGCATGAATAAGAACAGTAGATTTTGGCATTGCAAAACGCTTATGTCCATTCAGATAAATTAATGCTGCTGCACTCATACAAGCATTTAAATTATAAGTATAAATAGGAGTTTTAGAAATCTTCATTACATCCAGCAAAGCAAAGCAAGAATCCAAAGTTCCTCCATAAGACTAAAGCATTATTTTACAAATTTTACGGTTTTCTACGGGAATGTTATTTTTTTCATCTTCTCTATTATACTGAATAATTTGTCTAATTTCATTAAACAAATCATCATCAATGTCTTTATCAATCCAAATAACTCTTTCTTTTCTGTCTAAATAATATTGCAGAAGAGAGGGAGTTGGAAGCTAAAGATTACCTTCTGGTTCAATATCAATAAGTTCAACTAAATTTGACAAACTATCGTTCTTGCACTTGTCAGTACTCATTTTAAAACACCTTTTTTAACCTTTAAATTTTTATTCATTAAAATCTATTTGTCTAAATCGGGAACATCTTCAAGACGTTTCCAAGTATAACCAAAAATTTCTTCATTGCTATTTTGTTTTAAAGCATCTATAATTTTTTCTGCATCTTTATCTGAAAAAGTTGGTCTTATGCCGTTATAAACCTTGTCTGGCTTACCATTTTTATAAGCAACAGCAATGATACTTTTCCCAAAAGATGAAATATAATGACCAAATATTTTTTCTGTTTCAGTGAAAGATGGTGGTTCTGGATTTTTTGAAATTTTATATTTTTTATCAACCAAACAACCATGATTTGCCGCTGATACAATAGTCTAACTTTTCTATCCAATTAATTTTCCAGCGTCAGAAGAACTAAAATAACTTCCAATTAAATTACCATATAAATCAAAAATAAAATAACGAGGCTTATTCACACCAAACGGAATACCCTCTTTTCTTAAAAGATTTTTTAGCACGCTAATTCCACAATTAATTTCTCTGCTGATTTGTTCAGCGGGCATTCCCAAATTATATAAATTCATTATATCATTCCAATGCTCTCGCTTTAACTTATCAGTTTTATCATTACTTCTTACAGGAAAATTATAACCGGTTAATAATTCTTTATACTCTCTTTTCTAATATATATCTTTAACAGTAGTATATTTTACTCCAGTTTCATCTGAAATTTCTCTTAAATTCAACTCAGAATTCAAAAGTAAATCAACAACTTTGTAAAACTGCTACGGAGATATTGCTCGTTCTCCATTAAGGAGTTTTTCAGTAACATTAATAGAAGGATTTGTCGCTAAATTGCTTTCATTATACCCCTTTTTATTATTACTAGTATCATATAAATTTATATAATACTGTTCTCTTTTACGAAGACAATCTAAATTTTCTTTTTTATCAAATTTATCATTTGGTTCATAAATTTCTTTTAATTCAAAAACAAAACTATCTTGCCCATATTTTAACCATGCCGCAGATAGATGCTTATTTATATGATTCTAATAAATTAAATCACTACAATGGTTTTTCCATCTTCTAACTATATCATTGGAGGAACCTACATAAATCTTATTATTTTGCATATTTCTAATAAAATATACTCCCCATATAATAGGTTTTCTATTACCTGTCTTTTTAGAATAAAATAGAGTTTCCCCATCTCTAATCTACGCACAAGTTAACTTTGTTTCAGTATTAAATTCTTGTATTCCCATAACTAAAACCCCCAAGTCTTAATTAAAAATGAAAAAGATGATAATTGTTTTGTTGGGGCAAAACAAAAGGTAGCTACTCCCTGTCTCACCTTTTTCATTGCATAAAACGCTAAAGCTAAACTCTAACGTCTTAAGGAACTCCTTGTACACATGGTACATGAGATATATGGCTCAGACCCGTTTTACGAACCCGTAAATTTGGTCTTCTTTAAGTCCTTATCCTGTGCTCATGGACACCACATTAAAAAGCTGCAAGACTATGCCTCGTAGCTGGTCTAAATATACAACATGGTATATAAGATGATAAGGTTTATGCCGACACCTTAAAACGCCTTTCTCTTCCGTTTGAAACCACGCATGAAAGTATGTTGGTCGGACAGTTTTAATTGCTACCCTGTGGAAACCTGACAACCCTAATAAGCCTCCATTGCATCACTGGATGGTAGCCCAATATACAACTTCTCTGGCAACCCTGACCTCTTGTGTCAATAGGTTTATTTAAAAAGCTTTGTGAAGCTTTTTATACAATTATTTAATTACAATAAAATTTCTGTTGATTTATTAGCTACAACAACTTTGTCTGTTCTATTTCTTTTACTAATAAGCTCCGATAAAGTTTTACTCAGTTCAACTCTATCTTTCATATTACCATGTTGAAGGACAACTTTACCATAACCGCTAGTTCCAAGACCACCGCTGTAATAATCGCAAAGCTCATCTCTTTGCATGTGACTTGAAAAACTATTTAAGTTAATTACTCTACAACGACTCAGGATTTGTTTTCCATTAATGGCAACGGTCTTAGTCTTCTTTTGTTTAATTTTCCAAGCCAAAGACCCTTCAACAGAATACCCAATAAATGCAATTCCATTCTTAGCACTTGGAAGGAGCTTTTCAGCAATACCTACAGCAAAACCAGCGTTAAGCATTCCTGCACTAGAAATAAAAATTGCTGGGTCAGGCTTTACTAAAATTTGCTCAATCTCTTCATAATTATTGATAAATTTAACCTTATCCCATGAAGAAGCTTCAATCCATCTCTTAAGTTGCTCACCCTCTAAAATTTCATTAAAAATTTTATTAATTTTACAAGTTAAAGGAGAGCCAACATAAACAGGAATATTAAAATTCTCGTCATCTTTAAACATTTCGTAAAGAATGGTTAAAATTACTTGACTTCTCATTAAAGAGAAAGAAGGAAAAAGTAACTTTCCTTTTCCATCAATACAAACATCATACACAAAAGTTTTAATCTTTTCTAAATCTTTTTCTCTATCTTTTGCTTTAGCACTTTTTTCTTTGCTGGCATAAGTAGATTCACCCACTAACAAATTTGCATTTTGAATAGGTTCAAACTTATTTGCATAATAAGTTTCGGTTCTAATATTACCTAAATCACCAGTAAACGCTATTTTACGGGTAACACTACCATTTTTGATATATAGAATCAATTGAGCAGCACCAACAATATGTCCAGAAGGAATAAACTCAAATGTTACATCATCGTCTAATTTAATTCTTTCCTTAAAAGGATATTCTTCAATATGAGTAAGCATATCTTTTACATCAGATTCTTCATAAATTGGAGAATATTCCCTTTTAAGTTTTCGAGACAAATCTTCAACATCTCTTAACATAATCTTAGCACTATCTAATTGCAACTCTCGAATTAAATCTTTATTACCATCAGGCACAATAATTTTTCCATCAAATCCTCTTTTGGTTAAAAGGCTTAAACGACCTGAATGGTCAACATGCGAATGGGTCACAAATACATAATCTACATTTTTCTCTTTAAATGTAAATCTTGCACTATTAGCCTGATATTCTTTCAAAAGACTTTGATTACCTTGTACCAATCCACAATCGACAAGAATTGTTCGTTCTGGCTTTCCCCATGTAATAACAGTACAAGAACCTGTTACATCTTCTGCCGCTCCAGAATTTTTAAAACTTACTCTAATCTTGTCTTTGCTTTTACTCATAATTAACCCCCTACTTTATTATAGGAACTTATATTTTTTAATTATTGCCTTCAATAATTAACAATTAATATAAGTATATACAACTCATGTTGTAGATTCGCCTTCACTTCCTCCATTTAATATTTTTCATATTTAATATACCAAATGTTTGAATTTTTGTCAAGGACTTTGAGAAAAATCTTTACCGAATAAAATCTTCATCAAAAAGATACTTTTCAAAATCCTTGATTTTAAAGGGAAAAACACACCTGTTTCACCAAATAAAATTCACTTTTTATTCTCTTTCGCGTCTAAAAAGAGGATGGGATTAACCCCATCCTCAGTTTATTTGTCATTACTTACTCTTCGGTAAATCTTTGTACCAAGAAGGTAATTCAAATTCAACAGTCTCACCAATAGAGTATTTACCAAAATTATTCATCGTGAGACCTTTCCCATTTTCAAGAATTACCCAAGCAGAAGTCTTCCACTTACTATGTACAATCCCTCTTGCCCAACCTTCTTTTAATTTTGACTTTTCGGCAATAGGCTTAACTTCTTCTTCAGCGACACTTTCTAACTCCTGCTTAACAGACTCAACAATTTCTTCTTTTACAATTCCCTTGTTGTGCTTGTTTTTGTCATACTTCTTATATTGAATCTGCTTCTCCTTGTTTTCTTTCTTAGGAGAAACTTCAATATCAAAAGCGCTGTTCATTTCATCCATTTCTTAATCTCCTCTCACAGCTCGTCATGGCAGGAGAATTTTCCCATGCACACTTCTAATGACAATATTTTTGATAAGGACAGAGCCGATGAGGTTCTTTCCCATCGACTCTGCACGTTATTCTTCCACCATTTTCCTGCTGTGCATTACTGCAAAGCATTTATTTTAATCTCCTGTTCGTTAATTAAATTAAGCAACAGTAATATTCATAGTGTCGGAAAGCTTATCATTAGGGACAAACTTAACAGTAACGACACTAGTATCCACAACGGTAACGACACCATTAGCATAAGTGCTAGCACCAGTGGTAACAGCAACCGTATACTGGTCAGGATTCAACTTAATAGGAGCACCATCAACAGGGCAAGCATAGACGTTAAGTTCAATCTTATCGCCAGCCTTTGCGGTCTGGTTTTTATCCTCAATAACAATGCTAGCGAACATGTCAGCGGCGGTCTTGTTTTCAAGAACCTGAACGATTTCAGCATAAACGCCGTCGCCGTCGCAGCCAGCACAACCAGAAGCAAGAGCAGAACCTTCAATAGAAGTGTTAGAAACACCAGAAGCGCTCATGCTGAGTTCTTGAGAACCGTTGAGCATGAAACGAGGAACCTTAATGATAACCTTACCAGCGAGGGTAGAGGTCTCAACATCACAAGAACCACCGTTGTAAAGATTAGCCTCAAGAATGCAAGTCAGAGTCTTAGGAATGAAGTTAGCGCTAATGGTAATCTTAGAAGCAATATCATTATGATACATATAACGAACACAAACTTCGGCATCCTTCATTGCCTCACCAAGAGAAACTTCATTTACACCATCGCCAGCAACAGCATAACGCTGATAGCCTTCGTCGGTGCCAGACTTCTTAATATAAGCATAAACATTAGTATTACCAACCATAGGAACAGCCTTATAAGACAAAGTAACCTTACCAGTAGCATCAGCAGTGAGCTTCTCGTCTTTCATAGCGTCACCACCGAGTTCAACCTCAGAACCAGTATTCATGGCAAGATACTCAAGAGAGAACATGGCATCGGTCAGCTTGAGGTCAAAAGTAGAAGTATGCGCATAACGACCGTAAAGTTTATTCCGCATTCCGGCACGCAGGTCCTCAAAGCTGATTCCTATAGTAATGCTGGAATCAATCAGAGTATTTGCAGTAGCAACAAGGCGCTCGCCATCGAGAAGAGTGGCGCGGCCTACACCAGCTAAAAATAACATAATATATATCCTCCTTATTTATTTTAATCATTTTTTTTTGATTTAAATCAGTTGGAGAAATTAATCCCCATTATGTAACAGAAGCAAACTTCTTTTGGAAATCATTCATTGTCATAATTTCCTTAGACATATCCTTCTTGTTATCAGTAAATATCCAATGGTGAATGTCTCCATCCTTAAACTAAACCATCCGAGACATAGCACCCTAAATCTAAGCGTAATAATACCCCTTAGCATCAATGGTTTTTAGCATTAAAGAAAGTTTTCTCAAACTTACTTGTTCTTTTAACATCTCCATAGTGTATGGAGAACTAATGGATATACAGACAAGCTATTTTTCCAAACTTGGAGATGTGTAATTCTTGTTCTGCATCCTCGCCTTTAATTCCATTTCTTCTCTTAAATTGGGGTCGATATACCTATCTCCATCGTAATCCAAAATATTTTGGTGTGTAATAATAGCTATAAATTCATCAAGTTCTTTTGGTTCTAAAACTATATCGTATATATATAATTTTTTCACGCCATTAGCACCCGTTTGAATTCCATAGATATCTCTCATTTTGTTTTTACATTCTGGACATATAGCATAATTATTAATAAACTCAAGAGCTTTAACTTTCTTTTCAGTTTCGCTTAAATTATCAGGTAATGTTTCTTGGAATTTAGCATATTCTTTGATAACTTCAAACTAAGTTCGTTTGAATCCACAATGAGGACAAAACAAACCATTTTTTTCATGGAGCACAAGTTCGAACATATTAATTACCTAAGAAGTAACCATAGGTCCATATTCTTGGTTTTCCATATTCTATATTAAATATGCCATATAAGACATACCAATACCTTCAGGATTAGCCACTTTTTTAGTAGTTTCTATTCCATTTTCATCTACAACTTTTATTTCTTTAATATTTTTATCTTGAGTAAAACAAGATAAATTAGCATAAAAATTATAGTAATCTTTCGTTAAAACTGGATAAATTAACAAGCCTTTAAATGGCACTGGTAAATCCAGACCGAAATAGGCTTGTTCGTACATTTCCATTTTAGCTTGTAACTCTTTAGATATTGCCAATTAAGACACCCCACTCATATAGCATCCTAATACAACTTTAATTCCTTCAAAATTTCTGTTGTTCCAAATTCCATATTGAGCCTATTGGAATCTACTCATCATTGTTGAAAACTCTAAATTGCCAACACCCTATACATGAGCGCCATTGAGCAAAAACAAAACAGCTTTTAACAAAGTAGAAACACGACTTTTTCCAGTAATAGGAATTTCAACCCCATCAACTGTATCAACAGGATAAGTTTTATCATCATCACTTGGATTGATATTAATACATTTATTATGTGTAATTATATCAATTCCAAAATTAACAACAGCTTTGTATCTATCTGTAGGAATAATTTGGTCGATATAAATTTTTAATAATGTACTTTCAACCGTCCAAGCATCTTCAAAATGAGGACTTCTAAAAATACGTTTGTCGGTTTGTGTTATATCATCAGAACATATCAAAGAAGTAATCTATTGATATGTAGGCAATTCTCTATTAAGAGCATCTGCATCATTATAATACAAAAGTTTCCAAATAATATGAGTTTGTTCCAATTCTTCGGGGGTTTTTTTATTAGGAGATAACAAATAATAAATTATTCTATCTTCTACTCCATCTAAGTTAACAAACCTATTAAAAGCTGAAGGTGCGTAACTAGAATCAATCATTAATAAAAACCTCCTAACTTAAAGCTAAAAATTTCACTAATGGTAACTCCCGCTATATCTGGGTCAGCACATATAGCAATTACATCCAATGTTCCTCTATTACAGGTTTTTAGATTTTTAATAACAAAAGTATTGTCACCAGTTTGTTTAAACTCATAATATTTGCTCCAGTTTTCCTCTTTTATACCATTTAACACAACTTTATACTCAAATTGAGTAGGAAGCGTACCACCTTTGAAACTTAATTCAGTTTCATATTCTTGACTATTGCCAAGAATTATTTTATAATCATCACAATTTTTAAGAGTAATATGGTACTCCTCATCATGAAGGTCTTCCTTTTTTGGAATAAAATACAATGGCGCATTATTAGCAACACGAGTAATCGCATTGTCTTCTGCACTCCACATGTCTTTATCCAAAGCCAAGACTACGAAAGGTATGTCTTCCAACCCTGTAAAACCACTTTTTGCAAAAGTTTTTGTAGATGTACTCTTTATAACAGCTTTAACTTTATATATAGCATTATTTTCTATATCCTGCTAATTTGTTCCACCAAGAATAACTCGGCTATTAATCTTAACAGCGTTAGAGAAATAATTTAATTGCATCGTAACATACCACTCAGCTTGAGGTATTACCAAAGTTTTGTTATAATACTGGTTCATATATTTCAATTCATTTTCCAGCACAATAGGCTCGTACCTTATCTCAGTAGCATCGGTTTGATTGTTTGTCGGAGACCCGAGTAGCGCAATATTCGCATTGCATCTACGCACAACACAAGAGTTCCGTGGATTTATAGGAGCTTTATTAATAGCAATCCAGACACTAGTATCATAATGTTTTTCTTCTTCTGACATCTCTTTCATATCAGGAAACGCCAAAGAAAAACGATACCTTTTTCCCAGTGGATTTGGATATTTTAAATCTCTAAAAGAAATCTCAGCCCAATCTGTTCCCAAATCCTCTCCACGCTCACCTTTTACATTCCTTATAACTACGCTATCTAAGGCTGTATATTCAGGCATCTTTGTTGTATATTCTATTTGTCGGTCTCTTTCTTCTTCTATATCAACTACATTATATCTATACTCCCAATCCTAATTGCGTTTATGTTGCAGATTTTGAATGTAATAATTATCTCCAACCATGTTATGCTTTAAACGAGCTTTGAGCATGATACTGCTATCAACAATATCGGTAGTATTTAAAATCGCCATTTTAATCCATAATCTCCTTAACCTTCGTTTTTGTATTTCTTTAATAAATACTCTGCATAATTGATTGATTCAAATATTAACTTCTTAATCTGTCCTTTATCTAATTGATTCGTTAAAATAGCATTGATATTAATTATAATACTTACTAATTCACCATCAAAAAGAATATTACTTGACGAAACATACATCATTATTCCACCACAATACACACGGTAATTATAAGTGGAATCGGGTTCTTGAGATTTGTCATATACATAAAGAACTTTCTTCAATTTTGAAACTATTTCTTCTAAGCATATAATTTTCTCATTAATAGATAAAACTACTTTGAAGTTCTTTTCGTCTTTATCCATCTTTACCCCCTTCCTATAAACTTACTACCACCCATAAAACGGATTTGCCACGCAAGTCTATTTTGATAATTGTATATTTCTGAATCAAGTTGGTCTACCCATTCGTTTTTTGCTTTTAAGATACGGTCATTAGACATAATCTTGAAATCGCTGTCTTGCATTAAATTGCGAATATCTAATAACAAATTGCGCTCTTCTTCTCCCCATGCTTTTACAAGCAAACGAGCAAGAATATCTTTAACATAACCTACCACTAAACTTGTACCATTTACATTTTTATTAGTTAAGCCTTCAAAATTGTCAGTAAATTCACCAACATAATATTGCTCAACTGCATATTGCTTGCCTTCAGGTAACACATCAGGGAATTCTACAGTGTGAGCTTCTTTATCAATCGAGCCTTGCACCAATAATTCTCCCTCAATATAATTATATACTGAATTATCCTGAATCTCAAACTCAGGGTCAAGTTCGAATTTATTATTCTTACCATCCCCTTCAAAAACTTGCATGATACCTTTTGGTTCTTTATATTGAGATAAACGTAAAGAAACGCTTAGAGGATTGTTAAACATAGATATTGCATTTTGCAAATAGGTGTACATTATCTTATTAAATTGCAAAGGATTAGTCTCATACGCTGTCGTAATCCTTGGGTCATCAAATAAGGCTATTGCTTTTCGATAGACATCACTAAACAAAATGCCCATTTAAACCCTCCTTATTTGTTTAATGTCTTATTGAATCAAAATTCATTTGAGCCAACAGATTGTCAAAAACACCCTTGTTAGAAATTCTGTTCAGAAGCTCAACTTTACTTCTAACACGATATTTAGCATCATTTTCATAGCACTTTCCAAGCCAATAAGAACAAATAAAGTCTTTATCAGCTTCAGTCAAAGAATTCATGTAATCCTCAAGTTCACGCTCACTCTTCTTGTAAATATTTACGAGGTCTCCCTTCGTAACAACAGCATGACCCTCTCTCTTTAAACAGGAAACATTATAGCGTTCCGCAACATCAGCGAATTCGGGAGCCAAAAGAATAATTTCTTTATCGAACCACTTACGATATTTGGAAACACATTCCTCAAACTGTTGCCAACTAAGAACACGCTGTTCTCCGAGAGTATGGAAATTAATAGTCAAACCAGTAAGCTGAATAGCAGTTGAAAGACCACCAAGCAATTCACGATTATGAACAATAACAATTTCCTTGTCACTCTTTCTATTACCAAGAATTTCCAGAAGTCTTTCTGTTGTATTAGAAGTATTATCCTGTACTTCTTTTGCCTTAAAAGAACTTTCTGTGTCGCCCTCTTTATTATCCAAAGTAGATTCTTTGATTGCTTCTGCCAACTTTTCATTCTTTGCTTTCTCTTCCTTGAGTTCACTACTCAAAGATTCAATCGTAGACTGGAACTTTGCCATCATAGCTTGAATATCTTCTAACGAGATAGAAGACTGAGTAGCAGGAGACTCCTTAACAGAAGTCTCCGCATTCTCAGCAATTTGTTCCTTATTAGTTTCGTTTACAACTTCTTCTGTATTTTTAATAGTTTTCTTATTTACAGCCATTTTTTACAATCTCCTTTTAAACCTTTTAAACATATCTGGAGCAACCAGAATTTACGAAATTAACTAATTATTATAATTAATTACTTATAATTAGATTATAATTTGATATTAGTTAAGAGTAATAGCACCAATCTTGCTACCTACAATAGCGTCCATACCCATACGCATGTCAACGGTGAAACCGTAAGTATGGTCAGCAGCAAACAAGGGGTCCTTCTCAACAGAAACGGTATTACCTTCCATGACAACCTTGATAGGCTTATTCATACCAAGAGGAAGCATGTAAATAATATCATCAGGAAGAACGACTTCAGGCTCACCATTGATGGTGTTAGGAACAAGAGCGTTACCCAGTTCAATCATAGGAACATTCTTGTAATCAGGCAGGAAGCCATCTCTAACAATAGCGCTATCCTCACCATAACGGAAACCCTTTGCACTGTCAGGAAGGACAGAAGCGAGAGCAATAGAAGTACCAAGAGCATAAACATCAGCACCGCCATTAGCAAGTTTTACCAAACGTGCAACTTTGAGCCAGTTTTCATCAGTAAGACCGTTAGCCATATAGCCAGCGATACCATCCTGATTGTTAGTGGCAACGTCAGTGTTATTGGTAATAATAGAAGCCATTACCTTAGCAAGACGAGCCTGAATATAAGCGGCAAAAGAAGCACCAATCTTCTGGAGAAGCTTACCCCAGTCCTGACGGCCAGCAGCCACATGATACCAGTCAACATAGAGAGAAATCTGCTCTCTCTTAGCAGAAATAGTATACTCAGTGTTAGAAGCAGTCTGAACACCACCACGAGCAATGCCTTCAGCAAGGCTATTCACAATGAAGAGCTCATTGCTATCGACTTCATACTTAGCAACATCACCGAAACCAACCTGAGTGACATCATAAAGCTGTTCATAACCAGACGCAGCAACAGTAGGAACAACAGGAGTGATAGCACCAGCAAGAATGGTATCAAAAGTCTCAAGGAAGTTACTCTTCTTGTAGACCATAGGATTCTTAATCATATCGAGACCGCTCCACTTCATGCCAGCGTTCTCAACACAATACTTCATAAACTCTTGGTTAAAGGTCTTATTAGCTTCAATATACTCAGGGGTGTTGTTCTTACCCTCAATGGACTTCTGAGCCAAAGAATAGCAAGTTTCAACGAGACCATCAGCGACATCTTCGTTGAATTTGTTATAACTAAAAATTTGTTTCATAATAACAAAATCCTCCTTAATTAATTTATAAAAATCATAAAGTAAATATCAATATTTTTTAAACTATTCAAGTTATTCAAGAACAATTATTCAAGAACAATTTAAAATTACTCGTGGACAACGGTGCAATAGAACTTCTTACCCTCGTTCTTGACACCGATAATCTTATCCTTGCCAAACTCGACCTTAACACAGAGCTTGTCAGCAGCAGCAACAGCAGCAGGAGTCCACTGACCATCAGAACCAGCAACAGCGAACTGACCAGCCGTAGGAGCAGACTCAAAGTTATCTTCACCGAGATAGAACTCGTCACCAAGCTTGGGGCAACGAACGCGAGTATGAGCACCAGCAGGGCAAGGAAGACCGCAAGTCTTAACACCCTCACTGTAGACAACGCCCATGATTTCTCCCTTAGAAACGCCAACATAGTCAACGATACCGATACGACCAGTACCAGCGTAAGGCTTAATCTCACGAGTATTCATATCCTTCAGACCCTTATAAACCTCATGGTCGATAAGGTCGCCAATTTCAACCAAAGAACCATCAGCGAGTTCCTTGTCTTTGCAAACGCCAGAAACCAGATAGCTTTTAACATCTTCAGAAGCCATCAAAATCTTCTCAATAAATTTCATAATAAAGTTATCCTCCTTTTTTAATTAAATCTTATTAAGATTTTTCATTGCATTTTTAAGGTTATTTGCGCTGTCGTTCACTTCAGTAACAACAGGTTTATCCTTAACGATATCAGCAGAGAACTCTTTCTCCTTAGCTTTTCTACTAAGTTTCTTCTGAGCATAAAGAGCATCTGCAATTTTATGGTCAACAGCCTCATTAAGTTCCTCATCGGAAGCATAAGTACTGTTATCACAATTTTCTTTCATAAATGCCTTAATATTAGTAGCATTTTCCTCAGTCAAATCTTCTTCAGAATCAACTAAAGAGCAAGCCAAAGCATAAAGTTCGGCATTTTTCTTTGCGTTAAACTGAGCATTAAGAGCGTTATACTTTTCAGTCAGTTCAGCGAAAGAGGTATTAAGAGTATTGAATCTCTCATAAAGTTCATCAGCAGTAAGTTGTTCATCACCGACAGCATAGTGGGTATCCTGAATAACATTACTTTCACCAGAAGGTTGGCCGACTAAAATACTGCCATCATCATGTTCTTTGAGGATATCAGTATCAACTTTAGGAGAACCAAGCTCTTCACCTTCAATCTGTCCATGGTCAGCATGAGATTCATCGACAGTTACATCAGTAGCGGCAAACTAAGCGGGGTCTTCGCAATTTTCGATTTTCTTTTCACCATCGTTATCCTCAGCCTCGGTTTCCTTTTTGCCATCATCATCGTCGTTATCATCATTATCATCATCATGGTCGTGGTCATCATCATTTTTGTCATCTTCAGACTCATTCTCTTTATGACCGTCATCCTTATTACCATCATCATCTTCATGCGCACAAGTGCAAGGGTTGTTACCGCAGACTTCGCACTTGCCGTCTTCAGATTCACATTCCTTGGATTCAGTCTCTTTACCACTCTCATCTTCAGGATTTTCATCCTTAGAGAGTACAATCTTTTCTTTAGCGTCCATATCAACATTAGCGACATTTTCTTCGTTGATGCTATAAGTAGCTTTAAAATTTTCATCATCAAGGCTAAAGCAAACAACATTGTCGTTAATTTCCGTGACACTGTAATGAGAAGCATTCTCATCAAGACCGCTATTCAGAAAAGATTCGAGAAGTTGTCTTTTCTCTTCATAGGTCATTGTTTTTGGTTCCTCCCCTCTTTGTTCATTATCCATCGTGATTTCGTCCACTTTTTCATTAACAATTCCGTTATCAGGAATAATGGAATCGAAATCCTCATTTTTATTATCTGTATCAGAGCCAGAATTTTTATCTTTATTGTTATTATCTTCCAACTCTTTATAAGCGAAAGATAAGCATTTTTCCTGTTTCTGATAAACAGCGTCATTAATTTTATCAAGAATGGTTAAATGTGCATTAGGGATAGCTTCAGTAACAGCAGAACCAAGAATAGTAAATCCATCAAAAATGAATCTATCTATTACTTCGACTTTATTTTCATCTATATGACTTTCAAGGACTTCTATTTCTACAGAAATTTTCTTTTTAGTATCCTTAAGCAATCTTTTAACTTGTTTATAAGCATATTTAGCCCAAAGAACGCAAGTAAAATGTACCCAAGTTTGACCGTCATGTTCGACAATTTCAACCAAATCTTCGCCACGAATTACGCCAAGTGGGACTTCACATTTACCATTAGTAAAGTCAAAGTAATCTTGTTGTAACTCATTATCCCATCTATATTCCATTTCATGAGCTTTAAAGTCATCATGAGTAGTATCAAAAGCACCAAGAGCGGGTTTATTATAAAAGGTAGGTTTAGCGTCTTGCATAGCAGACACAGGGAAATAGCTATTATTTCTATTAGGGTAGACATCAGAAATCGCGTAAACGTCGATAGCAATAAAGTCATTTTTTAACACATTCTTAATTTTCAAACTTTGCGGAGAAAGTTCAAATTTCAGAACTTTTTTATCCAATATTTTTCTTCCTCCTTTCTCCTTATGATGTAAATGACAATGGCACAGAAGTCATAGCCATTACTTTGTTATTCCAAGCCTCGTTCTTCCGAACGTAGCAATTAGGAACAAGGTTAACTATATTAATATAGTCCAATATATCATCTGATGGCTCAAACCATTCTCCATTATTTCTAATTTTATATTGCTAAAATTTAGAATGAAGGTTTTCCTCATCAGCCATAGTGCCTTTCATATATCCTAAGATATATAATTGCTTATCACTGCCAGTATTTAATTGTTTTAGTCTTTTCTGAACTGAATTTTTAGTATATCCTATTTTAATATTTTCCCCATTTGTTATAAAATAAACATAGCCCATTATATAGTTACCTATATATATTTCAGATTTTTGTAAATCCTTCAAAATTAGCGTCAAACAACTCTGGTGAAGTACTGTACAGTCTAGCTTTTTGTCTCCAAGTATCACACTGATGGAGCAAAGAACCAGCTACTTCAGCCATATTTTCCAGAACAATTACAAAAACCTTACATGACTTGTTGTAATCTAAAAATTCAATAACATCAAGAATCTTCTTTTTAAGTCTTTCCATTTCTGTGTAGGCATCATTAAACAGCAATTCGATATTATCATAAATATCCACATTAGCCTCAAGAGATTTACGAATAGGACGAACGCCTTCTTGAACCATTATTTCGCTTAACTTGTCAGCAAAAGTATCGCTTGGAAAAACGTGCGCGAACTTATGATGAAAAATTTCGCTAGCCTATGGGCAGTTCAATTCGCAATCAAGAGAATAAGCCATATTATCTGCAATAGAATTCATCTAAAAGAAGCTTCTCAACAAATCATTTAAAGCTTCGACAATCTCTGGCGTATAGTTATTACTTACCATATTATTGTCCTCTCACTTTCCTTTTTATAGTTTCTCCATAATTCCTTTGACATCTTTTTTAATATCCTGAATATCAGATTTATTTTCCTCTATTTTCTGGAAAACAATTCCCATATTCTTTTCCAACTCGTAGGTACGAGTAATTAGATTATTGTGAGCATCTACTTTTCGTTGCAACTGCTCGATTTTATAATTGGTTAATTTATTGGTAGTAATGATACCACCAATAGTACCAACACAAGTTCCGATAAAGGAAATTATAGCAATTATAATTGTAGGGTCCAATTTAATCGACCTCCTTTACGAAAGGCTGAAAAAAGGGAACAATCAAGCTTTCTCAATTATTAATTCTCCCTTTTCGTCTGTATTAAAGACGAAACATTTTTGACATTGCGAACAAATGTAAAACTATTTATCAGGAGAAACCATTAATTTTTTTGTGCTTTTTTGCAACGTGGAATTAGAGTCTAAAGGATTATGATTACAACAAGGTTCAGAATTTGTGTGGTCTTTTTTAATACACCACTTTTTTTCTTTAAATGTTTTAATCAAATTCACACTTTCAATCCTTTACTTTCTTTGGAATCATGTGAGTAAAAGCACTCATATCATTGATACGAGACTCATACATTTCTTCCAAACATTCGTTGCAAATTACATCTTCATCTTCATTCAGTTCTTTTCCGCAAATTTGGCACTTTTTGATATTATATGAAAACTCCTTAATGTCTGAAACATTAGTTCCAGCATTGGAAGAGTTACCAGTATTATCGTTGGTAATCTCATCGTCGGTCAACTTTGGTCTACCAACAGGGTTAGCGATTAAATTTTCTTGGTCTAAGACTTTTTCAACTTTAATATCTAAAGCTTTAAGGTAAGCTTTAGCTTGTTGGTAATCATCAACAGTCATACCATTAGCTGACAGAAGTTTAGGAATAAAGCCTTCTAAACCAAACACAACCTATTCTCTAAGAATTTTGATATCCTCGCGAATATTAAAGATATCACCCCAAAGAGAAATTTTCCATTGGAACTTCAAATCGAAATTCTTATTAATCATTTCATTTAAGAAACTTTCGTATTGTCTGGTAAGATAATCAATTCTAGCAGCCTAAATATATTGAGCAGCCTTGACAGAAGCAATAGAAGGTTTATCAGTAATACTCATAAGAGCAGAGTTACCAGAAGTAGCGATTAAATCTCTAGTTCTATCGTAAATGATATCCATTGCTTCAGGCTGATTTTCTAAGGTATGCAAATCAAATTCAGTAAACGGGGCGAAAAACGGCAGAATATTACCTGAAATATTTTCCGCGAAGTAATCCTGATACCCAAGAATTGTATCAGGAGTAATAACAGTGGCATCACTACCCGCTTTAGGGTCTTTAATAAGGGGAACCTCAGCAGTTAAAACACTATTAACACCTTTACTTAATAAATTTGCTTGCAACCATTTATAGTCATCCAAGTCTGTCAAATCATCAAACAAGCCAATTGTATCAGGGAATGCATTAGGATGAGAGCCATCAAAATAGAATGTATAACACAAATCTTGAGGCAATCTTACCCAATACATATAATTTTCTCCATTGCTTTCCAAGATGTGACCATCGGGAAGTTTCGCTTTAGGAGAAATTCTCTTTTTCTTAGTTTTCTAATCTATAACAACAATTCCTGTTTCCAGCATTTGATTCCAGACATCCTGAATAAATTGAGGATACTGACTAACATCATAAGCTGGTTGAAGGAAAATTGCCATATTAAAAGCAATAGTAAACTACTGTTTACTACCAAAACCAATCAATTTAACCATATCAGTATTAAGTTTCTGCATGACAAAAAAATTAACATCATTCTTATCATAGCTTGTACGAGGTAAATAAGAAGATTTACCTTCCAAACTCACCTGAGTAGTAATAGTTTTTAAAGTTAAATTTGGTTTAAAAGCTTTTAAAATCTTATCGACTTTTTGACTTTCTTTTTTAAAAGCTTCGGTAGACATATCTTTCGAGTCAACATACTCTGGGATATAATAATAATTAAATAAGGGAGTATCTCTATTAAGTTTTACTAAAATATTGTAAACATAATTAGTATAATACAGCCACATACTGATTCTCTAAAAAGTCATTTCAGAGTTTTCTGGATTGTTTAAAGCATTTTGAAGGTCTTCTGATTGAACTTTTTGAGCCTTAGCGTTAACTTGTTTAATACGTTGATTCTGCAAAAACGGATTATTTAATTGACTCCAAGACATAGCCCAAGCGCCAGCCAAGTTGTCAAAACCAGTAGAAGCGTATTTACCAAAAATAGTAGCCCATCTTTGCTGAATAGCCTTCAATGAAACATCTTCTTCAGGTTTATCCTAAGTCATAGTAATCATTTTAGCTTCTTCATTTACAACAGCTTTAGGCGATTCAACCTTTTTGGGTCTTCCTCTTTTTTTTGGACTATCCAATATTATTTCCTCCCTTCTTATTAATATCTGTAGTCTTAACAGACTTTTTAGCTTTTTCTTGTTCAGCTAAAATATGTTCGAAATTATCGAGAACTTTCATAGTATCTCTCAATTTCTGTTGCTTTTCTATTTCGTATCTTTGTTTTTCTATTGCAACTAAATTGTCTCTACACCATTCAACAACAAAATCATTTTCATTCATAATATTTTTCTCATTGACTTCTCTGATAATAAAATTACGAGCTGGTTTTAAAGATTTTTTTAAAGTTGCATAAGCTTCATCTCTAAATTTATATTGAGCCAAAGCAAGATAGAGGTTATCATCTTGATAGATAAATTTATAATACTTTCCAATTTTAGAAAGCATATTTTCAAAATTATCGGTATTGAAATCACCGATTATTTTATAGACCATAGTTATACTCCTTATATTAAAATATGTCCTCTATAATGAATATTAATCATGTTAATATTAAAATTAATATTAACAATTGATAATTTCGACAAAAAATTGATTAATCTGCACAAACAAGACATATTATTTCCCTATTAAGTTGTTGAATTTTTCACCCCTCTATGGTATCATCAATTTACAATCCAATTAAAAAATACCATAAACAAGGAGATTTTTAATTATGACTTTTGGTTACATTCGAGTAAGTACTGACCAGCAGACTGTTGAGAACCAGCGTTTTGAAATCAACCAATATTGTGAAAAGCACGGTATGAAAATTGATGGCTGGATTGAAGAAACGATTTCTGGCACAAAGAATCCCGAAAAGCGTAAGTTAGGAAAACTTCTTAAAAAGGTACAAAGTGGAGATATCATTATTTGCTCTGAGATTTCTCGTCTTGGTAGAAGTCTTTATATGATTATGGACATTCTTTCTTTGTGTATGGAAAAAGGCTGTCAAGTAAGAACAATCAAAGATGGATTTGTATTAGGCGATGATATTCAGAGCAAAGTCTTAGCATTTGCTTTTGGACTTTCTGCTGAAATTGAACGTAATCTTATTAGTCAGAGAACCAAGGAAGCACTTGCGATGAGAAAAGCAAGTGGAGTAAAGCTTGGTAGACCGAAAGGTTCTTTAGGAGAAAGTACAAAGTTAACTCAATACGAAGAGACCATTAAGGCATTGATTGTTGAACAAGACAACTGTTACGCAGATGTAGCAAAACTTTTTCATGTTAATCGTTCTACGATGAAACGTTTTTGTGATAAAAGAGGGTATTTTAGACCAAGTATTGTAGAGAAAAATCAGCGCAAAGCAGAAAAGTTAGAACGTGAACGCATTGAAAAAGAATATAAAGATAGACTTCTTAACCTTGATGAAGAAGATTAAATAAAATTAAACTGTAAGAGGGAGGGTTAAACACTCTCCCTCTTTTTATATCGTAAATTAAATCTTTTTCAAATAAGCAAGGCTAATCCAACCTCTACCATCGGCTAACTTACCCCAAGTTATACCAGAGACTTTTTTCTCACTAACAATAGTTACGACAGAATTATAAGTTAAAGCTCCATTTTTACTGTAGTTAGTACCAGCACCAGTTCTTATATTAACGCCAGAAGATGCTGTAATTTTACCTCGGTAACTTTTAAATGTGCTCGTTGGAGTGGAATTCTTTTTAATATAAGTTAAACTTACCCAACCACTACCATCAGCCAACTTACCCCAGCCATTATCTTCAAGAATAATAGAGACCCCCGTTCCCTTTTTAAGAGTTCCAGCAATAGAAGAAGAAACAGAAGGACCTTTACGAATTCTCAAAACAGAAGCGGTAACAATACCAGAATAAGACACAGTAGTTTCAGTATTAGTGTGGGTAGTAGGAGCTACCTTTTTACCCATCTTAGCAGCAACATCTTGTCTAAAAATGTCCATACTCTTGCCAAAACGAGGAAACCAATTACGAGGGTCGGCATGATTAGAAGCGATACCTCTTTGGTGTCCTTCATAATGTCCAATAATTACTCCGTCTTTTAATGGGTCGAAATTGTAAAGCTGGCAAAGATAAGCTGCGAACTCAACAGCCTCTTTATATACTTTATTAAAATAAGTAGCATCTGTCAGCGCGTCCTCGCAAATCTCAAAGCTTATATGAGAAGAATTCCGACTGCCTTTATTTCCCTTGCCACAATGCCATCCTTTATAATTCCAAGGCAAAGTTTGAACAGTAGCAATTTCACCGTTAGCAAGTTTACCAATAAACGCATGTACACATACATTTGCATTAGAATTATTCCAAGCTGTACCACCATTATTCTTACCAAGCTATGAAATCAGGGTTTTATAATTAGCATCATTAGTAGATGGTTGCACATATCTTTTCAAATTGGGATTATTACAGCCAGTGCTATGAACCATAATTCCTTTCGGAGTAATCTTCACTCCATTTTTATAACATCTATTCTATGTAAAAAGACATTTTAATAATTTCATTCTTTTTTCTCCTTTTAAATTTTACTCCTGAATAATACTTTGAATAATAGGAGTAATTGCTTCTATACCATATTTATCTGCCAATTGATTTATAAATGCCAAACTTATCTTCATTCTATTTTCTGCACGCTCTTTAAAACAATAGCACGCATTATATACAGCAACCTCACCCCAAGATAAACCCACGACAGTAGCAAAAGAGGTGGTATCAGCGCCGACTGGACCGAAAAATATATACATAACGAACAGCACAGTCAAGCTTATAGTAGCAACCCAAGAGATAATTCCCCACTTTTTCATGGTCGGAGTTTTCTCCATTGCTCGCTTAAATCTTTCAAACAATGAAATTTTTGTTTTTCCCATAATTATTCTCCTTCCTTTCACAAGTAGCAAATATTTATCATATTTATTTCACAACAACATCTAATTTCATCATGCAAGAAACCTTGCACATTTTTTGATGCTATTTCGTGCAACAAATCACATTTTTCTCAAAGTTGCATTTAATTGAGAATTTCACGCAACTTGCATCTTTTTTGTTGCATTTTTCGATGCTAACGCAACAGCTTTACTTAAATAAAGTGAATGTATTTGAGAGGTCTTTTGAAAATCTAATTTTTTTAGTTTAGGCTCTCAAAACAATTCTCAAAAAAACATGTTGCTTAAATTTGCCAAGTTGATTGAGTGTTTTAATTAGCACTAATTATCTATTTAGAAATTATATTAAAACAGAGCAAAAACGGCAAGATACCAATTATATCACTTTTTATGATGAAAATTTTATAACAGGGTAGGTTTATGATTTTATTTTTATCTCTACTAAAACATTTTATCCTTATGTTGGGATTGGTTCTAAAGAAAGTTATGTTTACCAAATGTATTTAGACGGAGGCAATTTGCTTACAGGATTAATGGCTACTTTAAATAATTCTAAGATGTTATCTTATAAAGAGGGCAATATAGATATGACTTATAGCTTAGGAAATGGGCTTTTTAGAATAATTTTAAGTGGCAATTCTATTAGTTATTTTTCTCAATATGAGAGTTATATTTTACATATACGGGTTTCTTAACAAGTTGTCTATTAATGCC